TGTACGGAAGTATCCTCTGCTGACGATTCTGACATCTGTAATCTAGGATCAATTAACCTTGCGCGTATTGGCTCGTTGGAAGAAATGAAGCGCGTCGTCGAACTCGGAACACTATTTCTACTTGCTGGTACAGTTTACTCCGATGTTCCTTACGCCAAGGTAGACCAAATTCGTTCTAAGAATCGTCGTCTCGGCCTCGGCCTTATGGGTATCCATGAATGGCTACTTTTAAGAGGAAAGAAATACGGCGCTGATACTGAGTTAGATGAGTACCTTAAGGTCTATGCTCAAAGTGGTGATTACGCTTTACAGTACTCCAAGATGTACGATCTCTCCTGTCCAGTAAAGACTCGTGCTATCGCACCAACAGGAACGATTGGTATCATCGCGGAAACAACAACAGGTATCGAGCCGGTGTTCTGTGCTGCTTACAAGCGGCGTTACAAGAAGGGCTCCGACATGAATGCCTTCCAATACGTCATTGATCCCACAGCTAAACGTCTTGTTGAAAAGGGTGTTAATCCAGATAGTATTGAAGATGCTTATAACCTCGCTGAGGATGTTGAGCGTAGACTATCCTTCCAGGCTCACGTTCAAGAGTACGTAGATCATTCCATTAGCTCTACGATTAACCTTCCGCATTGGGGTCATCCACTCAATAATGAAAGTACTGTTCAGTCTTTTGGTATCATGCTAATGAAGTATCTACCAAGACTAAGAGGAATTACATGCTATCCCGATGGCGCGAGGGGAGGTCAACCCCTTACTCCTGTTCGCTTCAGTACAGCCCTTAAGCACCAGGATGAGGTATTCTACGAATTCACAGATGTCTGTGACCTTACTAAAGGGGGATCATGCGGATCCTAAAGTAAATGAGTATACAAGGAACCTTAGCAAACGGTGGAATGCTACATTTTTTTCGTAACTTTGACACTGTGATAAAGCCATTTAATTACCAAGTAATTATCACTACGGCAAATGACGATATTTGCGAAACAGAAACATTTAGGATTGCGACGGAAACTATTGACTTAAAAGCAGATAAACACATTACTCTTACTCTACGAAATGTCGGTGTTTTCTACGATTTTCCTCACGCACTATTTTCGTATACGTTAGCTGGTAATAGTTTCTGCCCTCGTTTGCTAAGGATTCTTCTTACTGACTCACAAGGTATAGAACGCATTTCGTATGACTTACATGATGTGATTCTTAAATTTACCTCTTCTTCTTTTACATATAATACAGATAATCGAATACACAGCTATACTCTTGACGGGACGTACGAGAGTATTTCTATAACGCATATCAACCCAAGTATCGAAGGTCTTCCAACAAAAGCTTTGTCTTACTTTAAAGACATACCTGTAACAAAGGAGTAAATTATGTTAGCAGCTTTTTACCTAGAAAATATGCCAATGAAGAATGGCCCGAATCAAGATGTTCTTTGTCACGCAGTATATCCAGAGAACTGTACTATTACGCTAGAGCAGTTTATGGATAGTGTAGAAAAGAAACCTAATTTCGTTAGGTGGTATTTCCCCCGTGACAGACAGATCAAGGAACTTCAAGAAGCTCTAGACGCGAGGAAGTAATATGGCAATGCTCTTTGGTGACGAAGTAGAATGGCTCCCGGCAAACAATGACATTAACCCGTTGTATAGAACAGCCCCTGGTATACTTAAAGTAACAAGTGGAGAACAAGTGGAAGATAATACTATACTAAAGGCAGTCAGTGAAGACCAACAAATGACAATTACGGTTTGTAAGCAAGGTGAAGAGTATGTCCTTACCATCAAGGATTTAGATGGTAATACTCTAAAGGAGTTCAAGGACAAGTCTAATGGCCTTGTTACAAACTACATGTGGGTTGTTGACGCTTTACTCGATACGTATAATGAGGGCTATAATAACGGATACAACAATGGGTATAGTGCTGCCGTTAGCGATACTACGAGAGAGGACGTAAACCTAGAGAAAGAATAACTAATCCTACCTTTAGTTTTTAAGGGGGAGATAAGCAATTATCTCCCTTTTGTTTTTTAGCCCTTGATTTTTGGGTAAAATTTCACTAAATTTCTTGGATGGAAGAAAACCTTGTTTGTGGTAACGACTCTAATACGTGGACTGTCAACGTTGATGATAACCAAATCGTATTTACCTTCCCTATCGTTGTTCGTGTAGCCTTACCAGTTATGACGTGGTCAAACTTTAGGAAACTATGTGAAATGTTCTTCGGTGTCCTCAAGGCACAAGGAGATAGTAAATGAAACATGCTTGGAGTGAAGATAAGCCAAGATATAGTAAGTCAGAGGCTTTCCTTGACTGGCTTAGCGACCGTGTTGCCCCGTTTTGTTTAGCCACTCTCGCAATAACTACTACAGCAGGACTTATAACTCTTATAGGATTTGTTATACTTTCTTCTTGGCAAGATGCTTATACTGCTCCTGTAAAACAAGACATAACGTTTGAAGACTTTGAGCATAGTGAAATGAAATTTACTATTGTAAAGCATAATAGTTCGTGGTTTCTTGTTGTCAAAACAAACAACGGAATTACTGTTACTAAGTACTAAAATGACAAACGAAGGAGTAAAATAATGTCAAAACCACCTAGAAAAAAGAAGGTGCTGTCTGCACTTGAGAAAGCCCAGCTAGAAGCCTATAATGCTCAAACTGAATACTACAAAATGCTCGCTGAAGAGCACGAAGTAGCTAAAAAAAGAGCTTTCTATGAACGCAGAGAAAAACTTAGAAAATTAAGTCCTGTTCAAATAGCATTGTATGCTAAAACAGGAAGAATTTTTAAAGTGTACAATACCACTGCCCAAGCGATTCATGCAGAAATCGCAAGACTACAAGAAGAGCTTAAAGACATGGAAAAAACAGGTCTGAACAAGAATTATTGGCGCTGAGATAGAAGAAAGCATAAGAGTTCGTGGTTTCTTGTAGTAAGAACAAATAATAGCGTTGCTATAACGAATTACTAATGAAGAAAAAAGAAAAACCATTATGGGCTATTCCTACTTGTTACATCTGTGGTAAATAAATGTTTCAACTGACTCAACTTGAAGATGAACTCTTTCACCTTGTTTCTAGCCATATGTTGGAGGGCTATAGACTAGAACCGAGAGAGAAAGACAAAACAGCACAAAAACTAGTTTTACTTTTTAGTAATGGTGATAGTCTAGTTCTTAATGTCGTGGATGTAAAATGAAAAAAATACGTCGTCCTATTACTGTTCCTACTTACGAAGAAATAGAGATTTATACAAAGCAAGAACTTCAAAATACTTTTCTAGTTAAATTGTTCAATGGTGTTAATTGGAGTGTTGAAAAAGAAAAACAAGTCATAAAAGCACTAGATAACTTTGATCGGGTTGATATTCTTTATCTGTGTCAACTTCTTGATCTTGTTCCTTTTAACGCTGAAATGGAAAATTAGGAGATAACATGCCAGAATACTTTTGGGCTTACTGCTTAGCCGCCGCTCTTTTGGGGTCTTTAACACAGTTAATCGTACACAGGATTAGACACAAAGATGACAAGTGATATCGTAATCATCATCAAAGAACTAGGTGGAATGTGTCCAGTTCAAGGTGAAGGTACAATTAACGGAGAAAAGTTTTATTTTCGGGCTCGTGGTGAGCATTGGTCGATGTCCATTGGTGAAAAAGAGGATTCTTGCTATGGGCCAGACTCTATCTATATAGATCCTGTATGGTATTATGAAGAAGCGTATGGAACGGAAATGTTTGCCGCAGGTTGTATGGAGCCAGAAGAAGCAATACAGTTTATTGCAAAGGCAGCTTACCGTTGTCTAAAGGAAAAGGAAAGTCCTAATGGATGAAGAATACAAGGATAACCTACCCTATAAGTTTACCAATATGCGGAGTAAAAAGATTCCACCAAAGGATATTTACCAGGGTTACTGCGAAAATCCTAATTGCTGGAATACGTTTCATTGGTGTTGTTCCTGTGGTTATGACCGTGAGCTACATCCATTAAGTGAAGGTTACTGTTCTTATAAATGCCTTGAAGAATGCGGTGGAAAGCCATATAGTGAGGATGAGGATGAAGACTGAAAGTAATAATGGTCCTGTTTGCCCATTTTGTGGTAAACTAGACAGACACTTCGCTGTAATCCATGAACGGGATGGTATAGTTGACGAAGAAGAGTTTACGTTAAACTGTGCTTTCTGTAAGAAGATTTACGTAGTAAAAACTCTTATTGAATTTAGATACGCCTCCTCTTCTACAAATGGAGAATACCCGGATGCTAACTCCTAAAAGGACATGGGCAATTGAAGACCATCTTTGCCGAGCTTGTGGTGGTAGAATCCTTCGCTGCGTAACAGGTAACGGAATGACAACAGGTGGAAATCCCATTTACCGTTGTTCGGATTGTGGTCGTTCCTGTATGGCAATGTCTCCAGATGAATTATGTTGGTGTGGTTTTGCTCATAAGGGTCAGCTTAGCGGAGCATACTGCTGTATATCCTTTAATATACTCAAAGATGACCCCGGTTTTATTGAATTATTTCAAGCTTGTGGCTGTGATCCCGAAAGAAAAACTAGTGAAGTAGGTATTGTAGCATTAGACATGTTACGTACGTACGAAAAGAAGAAAAATGAACAAATATAAAGATAGAAAACTAGAAAAAGCTGTTAAGCTCTTAGGCTTATGGGCCGTACGCTACTGTCTCTCAAGAGATTCCTACGCTTTTTATGATCTTGAACCGATCTGTAAGAATTATTGGGAGTTTTTTACTAATATCGAACGTGAAATAATCATTCGAGAGCTTAATGAAGCCTTAGCTTCAAGACAGCTATCAGATTCAAGCCGTGACTTCCTCGCTTCCCTTATTGACGTTGTAACGAAAAGAGAGCTTAATGCAAGTAACACCACTGCACAATAAGATTTTAGTTCGTGTCCCCTCATCGCAAGAAAGAAAAGCCGGGAAGATCATTATTCCTGCTACGGTTACGTCTACGGACAACAACTATATTACAGGTATCGTAATAGCAGTTGGTAAAGGACGACTAACGTCAACAAAGCGTCTTCCCCCACCGACCGTCAAGCCAGGAGATAAAGTTCTCTTAGGACGTTTCGCTGGTACTCGGTTTATGGTAGATGGAGCCCTTTACATGATCATCTACGCAAACGAAGTGTTTTGTGTGTTCGAGGAAGATGAATGACGATGATCGCATCTTTCCTCGTAGGTTTAGTAACAGGAATTGTATTAACCTTCTTGTTTTTCGTGATGATTGGACGCACATTTGTACCACCTAATTGGAGGTAATGTATATGGCAAAATGTATAGTCGAGGTTGGCGTTACTCTTAAAATAGACGATGCCTACATCAAAACCAATGTAGGATTTCATGAAGACTATGAGCAAGATCCCGAAGGCAAGAACGCCAAAGAAGTAAATGACATTCTTATTGCTCGTTGTAATCAAAACATGGTAGATAACATTGTGAAGCAGCTTAAAGCTCTTAGAAAGAAAGAGTTCATCTGATGCGCCTAGTAAAAAAAGAAGTAGTAAAAAAAGTTATCGAGGAAATTCCTGTTTATACTCATCAGGATCTCTTTAAGATTCTACAGAGAGAACTTACTCAACCTGTTATAGACACACTTCGCGCCTCCACCGAGGCAGAAGTAAGAGAGCAGCAGCTATTTCTTGACCTAATGGTATCCCAGTATATAGCAAAGTTTAATTCAGCAAAACTTCTTGAGTACTGTAAATTCTTTTACTTCGTAGCTGACAATGCGGAGTTGGATAGTGCAGACGTTTCTTCCTGATCCTTCTTTCTATCTTACCGCATCTTACCTTGATAACAAACGTCTTAACTGCCAAAAGAAAGAAGCACTCCAAATCCTAAATGTGTTGGAGAATCCGCAAGCTAAAGGATGGAAAAACCATCCGGCAGTCCTACAGTGGAAGGGCTATACCCCAGCACTTAAACTTTACTTCAATACTATTACTCTTGAGTGCATCCAACGAGGTATGGTAAACAACCTTCCTCTCTTTGATATCGCAGGTACTGAAATTGAACTACCATCGTGGCTTGGTGACGAGAGGTATCACTCTTCCCATAGAGCCGCTCTCCTGTTTAAACTAAACGAATATTACTCACAGTTTGGGTGGAAAGAACAGCCACAAATAAACTACTACTGGCCCTCTAAAGGAAACTATGATCGAGAATCTACCGCAGTTAAATAACTATTTCGTCAGGCCAGACAAAGTCCTTGAGCCATTGCATGTTATTGCAGTGGTTTTTAACCCTGTTCGTTTCCGTTCCCGATGGGCTCTCTATCAAAAGTTTAAGAAACAAGTTGAAGACTCGGGAGCAATTCTACATACTGTAGAATGTGCGTTTGGTGAAAGGCTCTTTACTATTACAGAGCCTAATAACCCATTGCACCTACAGGTCAGGACACGTAAAGAACTTTGGATTAAAGAAAACCTTATTAACCTTGCTATCCAAAGGCTTCCATCTGACTGGAAGTACGTAGCTTGGGTTGATGCCGATGTGTTTTTTACCCGTCCTGATTGGGTAGGAGAAACCATTCAGCAGCTTCAGCATTATGACGTAGTTCAAATGTTCTCTGAAGCACAGGATCTCTCTCCTGACTATGAACCATTTGCTCGTCATATGGGCTTTGTCTATTCATACCGCAATCAGATTCCGATGCCCAAGGTTCCTGGCTACTACTTCCCGAAGGCACAACCCTCGGATAACATCCTTACTTGGCACCCTGGGTTCGCCTGGGCGGCACGAAGGGAAGCTATTGATGCTATCGGCGGTCTGTTCGAGATTGCCATCCTAGGGGCAGGAGATAACACAATAGCTAAATGCCTTGTTGGTGACGGTAAGTACTCCTACCATCCAGATATGAATTCTAATTACGGTGATGCTGTAATGGAGTATCAGCGCAAATGTCTACTATATATTAGAAAGAACATTGGTTATGTATCTGGTCTACTTCTCCACTACTGGCATGGTCGTAAGTCTGATCGGAAATATTGGGATAGATGGAAGATCTTGACGGAGAACCAGTTTGACCCTATTCTTGATATCAAGAAGGATCACCAAGGACTCCTTCAATTAGAAGATCGCTATGAAGACCGCAGTATCAAACTAAGAGACCAAATCCGGTATTACTTCAGGCAAAGGAACGAGGATGACCTTTATCTCCCTGAAGATGAAACGAGTATGTAATGCCTCCAGTGTGTTACTTCTGTGGTAGCGGTTATAAAGAACAGGGAAATACAAACGTATGTACAAGGGTTCTAGACCTTCAGAAGAAGGTAGACACTATAACGGCGCAGATAAACAATAGCTGTGACTCACTGGAGTCTTTACTAAAAAGGTTTCCGACTAGAGAACTAAGTAACTTTTACGTAACTGAAATAGTAAATCTTTGCGTACGGAGACTCCGCGACGTACTAAAATGAGAAACATAGATAAAGTATACATTAAAGATGCAGAGGATCTAGCTAACACCAGCCAATGTCATTATAAGCTTGGAGCAGTTCTCGTTGTAGATAAAAGACCTGTTTCCAGTGGTTATAATAAGAGCCTTAGTTTGGATAAGGTTCTTACTCGTTACGGGATGCTCTATACTCTTCATGCTGAAATGGATGCCATACGTAAGGTCTATGACATTCCTTACGGGGCTACTCTTTATGTAGCACGTCGAGACTTTAAGATGGCAAGGCCCTGTAAGGATTGTATGAAGATTATTAAAAAGACCCGTATAACAAGAATTGTATATTCAACTGGAGATGGGATAGCGGAGGAAAAGCTCACCTGACCCTTAAAAGTACAATTAGTTTTTAAGTTTACCTTGAATCTCCCGAAATAATAATCGGGAGATTCTGTTTTTATGCCCATTAAGTACCCGATTATCGACTCAGATGCAGTTTTGACTTATAGACAAAAGTATGAGCCGAAACCCGGTTTTACTGTCGGTGCCGCAGATGACCCCGATGACGAGAAAGAAGTACCCCCGACACTAAGGGCTAAAGACCAGGAGGTACGTAAAGAGCAAGGACGTTTAATGCGGTGGTATAATAGTAAGGGCGGTAACGAACGTTTTGGTGATACTGCCAACGCTCTTAGTAATGCTTACGCTGACGTAGCACGTAAACGCCGTAAAAATACACCATTTAAAGTTGAGGAAAATCTAAGACGCATTCTTTCAGAAGCGAAAAAGGACCAAAATGTCTAAAGTATTTCATAGACTTACTGGTCCTTACGCTGAACTACAAGAACTTAAATGTGTTTTGAATGCAGTAGGGTGGGGTCTTTTACTACTTTGTTTTAGAGACAAAGTACAGGTTAGTCCAGCCTTCCAATCAATGATTAAATTTCTTCCTGATTTTTATTGGGGAATTTCTCTTCTTACATTTGGTATTTCTGGCTTGATTGCTTACATATTAGAGCTAAATACTTTGAGACGTGTTCTTTCTCTCGCTGGTGTCTGCGGTTGGTCACTTATAAGTTACTTTATGTTTTTAAGTTTCCAACCTGTTATCGGCGTAATCTCCGCACCACTATGCGCTATTTTTTCTGCTATTTCTTATATTAGATTAGGTGGCTTCGTAGTGGATAGGAGATACCATGCGTAAAATAGTAGAACACTTGTTTGATTCTTTAATGGATCAAGATACAGAAATATTGGAAGGAATGTCTGGCCTCGCTGCTATCTGGTATATAATATTGATGTCAAAACATGATGTACAGACGATGATGCCGACAGACTTTCTCTTTTACATGTATCTATTTAGTTTTAGTGTTATACTTGGAGCCTCCTGCCAGATAATAGCAGTATACAATGATAATCACGGTCAACGCAAAGCAGCCGCGTTCGGGGGGTTACTATTTTGGAGCTTTCTTGCAGCAGTAGCATGGTTTCATCAAAGTAATTCTAGTGGGCTCTAGCTTTGGGTAATGCCCTCGCTTATCTTAAACTAGGAGACCTTAATGCCAATACCGGATCCTAATATGTTAGCCCCAGGCCCCGGTGATGGATGGTGGCAAGCCATTCTTGCTGCTTTAAGTGGTGGCGTGATCACTAAGTTTCTGGACCATAAATACGGAGCAAAACAGAGTTTACAAGATCGTTTATCTGCGGTCGAAGAACGCTTAATGGCTGAACTTCGTAAAGAGAAAGAAGAACTTCAAAAAGAAATATCCACGTTAAGAAAAGAACTTGACGATTGGAAGACTAAGTACTTCGACATGGTGCAGGCTAAGATTCAAGTTGAGCATGAACTCCTTGCTGCCCAACTTGCCCTTAAACAGTGTGAAGAAAGCAAGGATATAGACGAGAAGTTTCCTATCTAAATGAAATACTTCAAAGACAATATTGAAAAACTGACTAAGAGTAATACGAATTTCCGTAAAATTGCTTTTACGGGAAAACATTCTCAACTCTCCCTTATGTCACTTAAACCAAATCAAGATATTGGTGATGAGGTACATAAGGTTGATCAGTTTTTCCGTGTTGAGCAAGGTGAAGGTAACGCCGTAATCGCAGGCGAAGAAAATAAAGTCTCCGATGGTGATGCTTTCATCGTTCCAGCAGGAACCAAGCATAACGTGTTTAACGTTGGAAAGACCTTACTCAAGCTCTATACTATTTACTCCCCTCCTCAACATAAGGACGGAGTAGTACATAAGACAAAACTAGACGCGATTAAAGAAGAAGAAGACAACCGTGCAGAAAATCGTGATAAAGACGATTCTATACCATTTCATATGTACGGTGCTCCTACCGGGTATGATAGTGAAGGGTATGGTCCTTTTTTGTTTAGAACACAGGCCCGAGAAGAACAGTTAATTGCCCGGTCTAAATCCGAAAGCAAAAAAAGAGTACTTATTGGTTCACTTGGGGATACAAAGAGAAAGATTGAACGGTTAAATAAAGGAAAGAATAGAGCAGAGGAAAATACGATGGATAACAGTTATAACAATTTACAATCAATGTTGGATGAGGGTTGGCTTAGTGACGCAGGTTCATGGGCTAAGACTAAACTAAGTAACCTTGTTAAGACATCTAAGGGTAACGTCAACAAGGGTGCGTCGGCTACTAAAGCTAGTAGTGCCTATGATAACGCGCAAAAGGCTACCAGTGCTTATGGCGCTACCACCCCAGAAACACTTGATAAGGATTATGACCTACCGGCTTTCCTTCGTCAAGGTGGAAAAGTAAAAGACCTAAGCATGGAAGATGCTGTAAATCGTGTTACGAGTATTAAACGACTTAGGATGAATCAGGGTAAGGAACAAAGAATTCCTTCTACTTATACAGAAGAAGTAACGAATGAGAATCGTAGTAATTCAGAAATAAATTTACAGGGCATCATTAATGAAGGGTTTAAAGAAATACTAGGTAACGCAGTAACTAAGGTTGCTAAAGCAATTAAAGTTCCTGGTGAGGCTCCTGAAGGGCCAAGTATTAAACCAATTAAGCGTAATATGTCAACGTATGTATCTGGTATACTTAGTGACCAGCATAAGAAAGAAGAAAAAGAGCATATGAGTCATCCCTACTCTCCCCGTAGGGAAGATCAGCGTGTTGACCGTTGGACTCGCGAGTTCAGACGAGATAAAAATAGAGTTAAAGCAGAAGCTTATGGTTTAAAACGTGGAACTAAGTATAAACCAGTAAATGATCCAGACTTCAATGAGTCTTGTTCTTACCAAAATTTATCTAGTATGTTGAATGAAGTTTACGACCCAGAAGTATGGAAAAAGCACGATGAAAAAAATAGGATAGAGCTGGAAAAACTAAGAGCTGCTGGAAAAGTTCCTTCTTTTTTAGCTAAACCAAAGTCCACAGCGGAGACGCCTTCTACCGTGACAAAACCAGTTGCACCACCCACAACCCAAAGTCCAGCTAAGGCAAAAATACCTCGGCGTGACGAGATATCGCCGATTGAGTGGGCAAATTTATCGGATTCTCAAGCAGATGAGTATAGGCGACACTGGCTCGCTTCTGGTGATTAATAATGCCATATAAAGATCCAGCTAAACAGCGCGAATTCCAAAGGAAATGGATTCATAAACGTAGAGTAGATCACTTTAAAGGGAAGAAGTGCGCCCGTTGCGGAAAACCAGTTTCGAGTTCAACCGCAGATTTAGATCATAAGACCCCTAAACGAAATAGGGATGGTCATAAGATCTGGAGTCATTCTAAGGAGAATCGCTCCAAAGAGATTAAGAAAACACAAATACTTTGTAAGTCTTGTCATAAGAAGAAGTCCAAGAAAGACAAACAAAAGATGTTTAGTGAGAGTCTTTTCGAGGCTATTACTAATATCATTCAAGAACATGAAACGCCCAGGAAAGATGCTCTAAAGTATTTAGAAGCAATACTAAGAGAAGACACGTTTAAACCCGGTCTTCCATTACCTGAAAGTTTTATTGATTCAGTATTTAGCCTAGACCTTAATGAAGCGCAACCATCAGAAGCAGGAAGAGCAGCTGGACGAGGGGCATGGGACCGGGCAACGAAGGGTATAGATAAGGTTGAACGCCCAGCTATACAGAATCAAGAAGCTTCTCAGCGTTTAGACGATGAAGCTGAAGCACATATTGATACTCTTGTTGGATCTTTTCCGCACGTAGGAGAACAAATCGTGTCTTCTTACACACATGGTAAAGTTCCAACTGCTGTAGATAATCAATTTAAGGTTAGAATAAACAGGTATTTAGCACAACGACATAAAGTAGGTCAATCTGACGAGGAAAAGAAGGGGCATCTTCGGTATGCCATCACAAAGTTCAGGAAAGTAGCTGACCGATTTAGAAAGTAAAGTGTTATAAACCCCTTGCGTAATCCGCCAATAGACCTCATATTTGGGTATCACTTAAAGGAGATCTAATGGCTAAGAAGACAGTAAAACCAACAGCCCCTGTTCCAACCGAACAGGAAATCCTTCAATCAGTTTTTAACAAGGTATGGATGGATAACGTTCAACTTGGTTATGCTTACGCAGTTCGTAGAACAGCAAAGTCAGCCATCGTCGTAGAAAACAATGATATTGGATGCCTTTCCCCCCTCGGTATCGCAAAGTCAATTGTTAAAGTCTCGTCAATTACTCCACCGATCAAGGAACTAGATAACGTTTATTCAAGGGCAGCGAAGAGCGTTCTAGCTAATATCACACCGAAGAAAGATCTTTACAGCCGTGAACAGCGTAGGAAGTGGCGTAAGGAAATCAAGAACAATCTCATTTACTTCGCAGTTCGTCATAAGCTAACTATCCCCCCCGAACGTGATTATAGTGGATCAAGCGTAAAGGACTAATGATGGAAGATAATAACACCGCTGTAAATAGAGCCGACGATTGTTGTGCGGCTAATAGTCAAAACGTTTCAATGGGTTTCTTTGAAACTGATTTCGATATTTGGGAGGATTACTTCCGAACCGCTTACACGGGATTAGTCAATAGCCCAACCACCGCTGAATGGAATGAAAACAGATTGGTTGAGAAGGCTCTCGCTCTTGCCGATCTAGCAATGTCAACAGTCAAAGAAAAACGGGATCAATTCTAATAATATAGACGCCGGAAAAGGAGCATCCCTCCATGCCGTAAGGTGTTACCCTTACGGCTTTTTTGTGTTTACTTGACTTATAACACATTTAGTTTATATTAGTTACGGAATGAAATATTCACTAACAAGAAAACAATTTGAAACGTGTTTAACATCGTTAGCCGATTGGAAGAATGTTAATCTTGAGAAGTATTTAAACTATTTACTTCTTTTGAAGACGCATGACAATGAGCTAAGAGAACAAATAGATAACTTAGAGTTAGCTCTTAACCAATGTAAGCGACGAGTACGAAAGCTTAAAGCAATTAAGCGCAAACCTAAACAACCAAAGAACCTTGCCTCCTTATACAGAAGGTCGGCTCTTACGCTTACCAAGTTCTATGATATTGAACGAAGGGCTTCAAGGGCGTCTCCCGGTCCTTGGGAATGTGCTCCAGGTTGCCTTATGATCGAGTTACCGAATGGCAGTAACATCCTCGCCAGTAATGAAGCTGATGCTGAGTTTATAGCGAATAGCAGAACTGACATTACGAAACTTTGCTTTGAACTAGCTAGGAACAGGTTTAAGCTAAGCTTAGCAAAGAAAAGAATAAAAGAATTAGAACAACAATTAAAGTAATTAGTAGCAATGATATGATATTTACTCAAAAAATCTACCTGATGGGTTCGATTCCCATCCCCAAGGTGTGTATGCTCCGTTTAGACGATGCTGTGATTGCCAACGAGTTCCAAGCTTACAAGACCTCGCCAACACCGGAACTGATAACAACAATCTATTCGACATTGGATCCTCTCATCGTTAATGTACTTAGTAAGATTGCATCGAGCTTAAAGAACAAACACCATGAGGACTACCAAGACATACAACAACAAGTACGACTGGATGTCTATACGGTCTTACCAAAGCTAATGGACATCTCCGTAGTACCAGCCCAGGTTATAGCGATTGTTGTAAAAGTAACGTCTTGGAGCTTTAAGACTCATTACCATCGAATGAAAAATAAGAAACCGATCTTTGTATACCTTACTGATCTTAACTCGGAGCTAACTGAGTCTGAAATCGTAGATAACAAGATCTTTGTAAACTCAAATCAATTCGATTATACGTACCTTAACTCATTGCAATCGCTAATAATAGATAAAGTAATTAGTTTGAACAAGTATAAAAACAAAAATGAGTTGATACTGTTTTGCATCAACTCATTCTTCGAAGGTAGAGATCCCTCTACCAAACTAATTAGTAAACGGTGGGAAGAGAGTAACCCCTACTTTATGAAGGATTACTCTCTCCTTTTGTTTAAGATGGCTATCCTATCTGTAGTGAAGTAATACCTTCCCTGTAAGCTAGGAAGTTCTCCATATCCATTATAGCTACGTCACCTCTCCAGTTGTATCCTGGGTTAAGATACTTATACGCTTTAATTACGAGAAAGTTATTGTGATCTAACTGGTAGATAGAGGTTACATGGTTTTCTATAATGTTGTTCTTTAACTTTGTCTGTGTGTACTTAAAAGTTACGCCAGAATCCTTGGCGTTTAGTAGAAAGTCTTCAACCTCTGGTGTAGGTTTAATAGATAGACTAAAGAGCTTCTCTGAGATCTGTGCTTTAAGACAGTTAACGGAACAGATATAGCTCTTAGTCTGGGACATATAGGATTGACCTGATGATCGTGCGAATAGAGCTTTAGCTACCTTCTGATTAAACGGTACTCTAAAGCATGTTGGTACTGAGCATACCACACAAGGGTGAATGGCCCCTTTAACATTTACGAAAAAGGGGCCAAACTTGATTACTTTAAGCGTCGGTGGTAGTCTGTTCGACATTGTCTCTCACTAATGACAGTAGTGTTTCACCAAAGTCTTGAGCGTCTTGTCCCCTAAAGACGTATACCCTTACGGTCCAATCCATCTCTACTCTATCTCTTTTACTGTCTTCTCCTTTTTTATTGAAGTAAGGGGAGAGACTGAGTATTACTGTACCATCTTTTGAGAAGCCTTTCTCTAGTTTAACGGTACAAGTTTCATACTCCTTTACTATTACTACAGGGTTTAGATCATTAAGTAACTGTTCCAGTACATCGTGATAACCCATTCTGTTTTTAAACATCTCCTGAAAACAAAATCTTTTGAAGCAGGTAATGGAACAGAAAGCTCTGTTATGCTGACTACGGAAGGCATCCGTATTAAACAGTACCTTTCCAACTTTTGTTTTCAGGGAGAAGTACATCCTTGCGATGTTATTACAGTATGCACACGTATACGTATTGAAGTTACTTACGTGAAAACTAACTCCAAATTGTTTTAAGGATAGTACTACACTACGCATTCTTATCCATCCATTCGCGTAATACCTCTTCTGAATAACCGCATGTAGAGTTAGCGTCTATACCGTCTAGGTGTGCTCTTACTAGTTTCTTCAGTTCTTCTAGAGGTTTCTTATACTCTTCCTCACATTGCTTTATTATGTCTTCTCTTGTACAGCTAGCGCAGTAAGGGTTAGAGCAACCCATTAGTAAATGTCCGTGGACTCGATCTGTTCCGTCTTCTCAGGGCTTAGCTTAAACTTCTTATCAACGTCTTCGGACATCTTATCAAGCTCCTTCCATACCGTAACCGGGATAAGCTTAGTAAGATCCTCTTCCTCAGCTACCTGATAAGACTTGAATGCCCTCTCGATGGCAAGGTGAAGACCAATGTACTTGTTGAAGGGTTCCTTATTACGGCACAGGGACCATCCGATGTACGGCTCTTCATCCTCTTCCCTCTTGACTACGATGACTACGCCCTTCTTCTTGGTGGCTCCCCGCTTGATATAGCGGATGATAACAGGCGGTTTCGTCGCCATGAATTCTTCGAAAGCCTTACGGCAGTTTTCAACGTGTTCTCTTCTCTTTGTGTTCATGATGTACTCCTTTGGAATGGACGACCTATCCGGTCGCAAGGGTTAATATATACGTTTGAGGTTACTTTTCAAGGGGGTTAATAACGAAGTGGTAGAAGATCTTTGCACGGCTTATGGGGACCATGGATAAAGAAAGCTTTATATACTCCTTCAGCCGAGCCCATGTGTGCTTGTGAAGAATAAATTCTTAGACACCAGTCTTCGTATTCAGGTTTAATGGGCATGATTGCTTTATGGTGTGAAATAACAAAGTAGTATGTAGCTATTGAAGGAAGTAACTCACCGCAAATATCACATACTGGAGGAGAGATGTTCTTCCAACACCACGGAGAGTATATTGGTCCTATCGTAAGTTTCTTTTCATAACGAGCACGAAACTTTTTTGTAATGAGAAACTTTGTTATCATACTAGATTAAACCTTAACCGTACAATATCACAGCAGGTATCCGAGCATATATCTTCTATTGTATAAACAGGAAACTCATTGTAACCTACTTTTCTTCGTATGCTAAACTCTACGTAGTATTCACATACCTTTTCACCGTAGCAAACACAGCAGTATCTTTCTCTTTGTCTTTCTTTTGCTATGGTATGTATAGAGAGGTTGTCTATCTTAAAGACTTTTGTATCAAGGTTAAGTCCTGATCCTAATCCTAACTTTGACATTACAGATTCACTCTAGAATAAGAACGTTGAATCATTACTATCTTCACCTTGTTGGAGCGTTTGCAGATCCAAACATTGCTCTGAGCAAAGAGCTAGTAACCCTATAGGAGTAAAGCTATATCTATTCGTGTGTATTAGTTGGATCTTAAGTCTACTGAGCCAGAAATTCAAATCGTCATTACTATACTCAGGTGAAGGAAGTTCATCACTCATATAATTATATGAGAACCGTAAATAGTTACCTTTACTAAAAGTAACTTTCCTTTCACATACAGAACAAACATGATAGGTGAATATGAAGTTATTTGACGCAGTTATTTGCTTTACAACTTCATCCGTCATTTCAAATAACTTATAGCCAGTCTTTGCTTGCATAGGAAGTACGGGCCAATAACCTGTTGACATACTCACCTCTTTAGTTTCATGTCTAGCACCAGTTCCTTAAAGTGGCTGCGACGAAGTCGACATATAGTAGTTTCTGACATGTGTTTTTTAAAACATGGAATACAAATGTAGTATACATACTCTAAGTGTAATACTCCATAAACAAATGCCTTATGAAAACTTTGGCAATAGTAACATGGTGCTTTATACGGATCTTCTCTTATGTATGCTTGTACATTCATGTTAAGTTCAATCTGTTTATAAGGGCCTTAAAGTTACCTAAGGCCATATAACATATCGTTATGTTTGTAATATGTTTTCTTAGGCATGGGATACAGACAGCCCATATACTATGAGATCTTAAACCAATAACAACTTCTGTTGATCGACTGTGACAGTTGTGACAGTATAAACAAGGAACACCTTGTGAATCATTAGCTACATAAGATTCTATATTCATTTTAACTTTAGCTTAAGTACAATAGCCTTAAAGTCACGAATAGGTATATCACTTACGTATGCAGTAGTCAAGTTTTTTTTCAGACAGCGCATACAACTCCATCTACCTCCGTCTTTTTCGTAGATAGCTACAAAATAGCTTACGCATCGTCTACAGAAAAAGCATCTTCCCTTCCACATAGTTTTTATTTCATGCTGAATGTATTTTATTATCATTTTCTGTTTCTGAAGAGTTTAACTAAGGCACTAAAATCTTTTTTCTTCATTTTGTATGCATAAACTGGTTGGCTAAGGAATAATTTTCTAAGGCAGCGAACACATGAAACGTAACCTCTAATAGTTATGCCTTCATTCCGTCGTGTAAGTTTCATAGACGTAACGATTGATCTTTTACAATCGTCACATCCCCATTGGTCTTCACTATCGACAATTGCATCTTCAATTAAGGAATACATATTTTGTAATGAGACTTTCTAATTCAGAATTCTTAATACGAAGAGCATATGTGTCCATACCTTTTAACTTACGTAGAAAGCAGTTTAGACAATACACCGATGGTAGGGCTCCTATAATGGAGTTTTTTACTTCTACGCCAACAGTATTTATATCTCTTATGTCACATTCACTACACACCCATGACGTGTCTACTAGAAAGTCACGGATTATATTATACATATCAGTCTTTCAAAAACTTCTGGGCAAGCAGTTGAAATTCACGGAATCTAATATGAGTAGTATATGTAGGGTAACTACTGACTTGATTCTTCGTGCAATATACACAAATTACTGACGGTACAAAATTACGATCCCTTAATAGTTGATAACCAACTGTTTCTCTTGTTGAGCATTCACATATACGACAACGCCAGAAGATGGAGTCAGTAAAGTCTTGTATTATCAGTGCTGTCATAGATCTCTGCCATTAAATCTATATGCCGTCTTGTAACTACATATACATTAGCTTGCTCCATTAAATGTTTGAAGCAAGTAGCACAGAAACTCATGTAGTGAGGATAGTTAGACGGCCTATGATAGTTAGACGGCCTATTATGTACTTTAGCTCTTACTTGAATAGACGGAGCTAAACTCATCTTACAATTACAACAATCATAAGTGATAGAGCGGATTATCGTTGCAATCGTGTAGTAGTTCATATCAGAAGTTCATGAAGATCTTACTGAAGACTGAGTCAAGCTCATTAGACGATCCGAGTTCTATCTTTTCCATTTCAGGATTACCTGTAAGAACATGAGAGATATTCTTGGATTTGTCAATGAGCATCTGATCAATCGGATCATCATATGCTGGAATACTGAGCCAAGTACTCGTAACCGCATTCTTTTGAGAGATGCGATGTACCCGATCTTCTGCTTGAAGAACAATACCGGGAGTCCATGCCCTATCCACGAGCGTTACATAACTTGCAGCAGTAAGAGTAATGCCTACACCACCAGCTTCAAAGGTACAGATAATAAAGTTGTCTTTACTAGCTTGAAACTTAGTAATACTTTCGTTCCTTTGATTGATGCTGTAATCCCCTGTAATTACTCCTACGCTATATCCGAGTTCTCTCAGCTTCTCAGCAAGGGCATTAGCACTTTGACGGTAAGATACGAAGAATACTCCTTGCCTATTATTATCGTAAAGCTCTTCAGCTATCTCTACGGCTGATGGGATCTTCGCCAATGATGCTGCTTGACGACATGCGCTGTACATAACGAGCTTTTCAGCATGAGGGTTAACCCAACCCTTCCTTACTTTCTCTCGCCATTCATTAGCATATCTTGTCATTGTACTATTAAAGATTCGCTTAGCTTCTGCTGTAAGTTCGGCTTCACGGATTACACGAGTCTTATCGGGAAGATCAAGACAATCTTCTTTACGATGTCGAATTAGAATATTGGACACTTTGGTGTAAAGATCATGAAGGTTACTAGCACCGTTACAATCCCATTTGGTAAACCTAGTAGGTTTGGCATTACAGTAATTTACTTCATAGAGTCTTTTGCTATAAGACAAGGGATGCTTAAGTACTGTAAGAATACCAAAGAGATTTATTGGCCTACCGTTCTTAAGTGGTGTACCTGTCATAGCCACGATCATGGGAGCTTCTTTACAGAAGTAGATTACGTCTTGTGTTCGTTTACTCCGCATATTCTGTAATGCATGAGCTTCATCAAGGATACAGAAGATATTAGGATCATCAGGGGGATCAGGGATTTTAGCCCATGAAATTATATCGGCGGGTTCGATGCCTACCGCTTCTGCTTCCTTACGCCACATAGCATGAAGGGACTTAGGTGCAATAATGTATACAGGAAGCTTAGCAAGCTCAGCCGCTACTAGGGCTGAATACGTCTTACCCAATCCTTGTTCATCAGCCAGTAGGACTTTCTTCTTGTTAAGAATGGTATTGACATTATCTATCTGATGTTGGTAGAGCTTAATGCCATTGATACTTTCAGGAGCCTTGTCAATAAACTTTACTGTCTTTCTTTTACTGAGAATGTTTTGTACATCTGAAGTAATAGGAAAGTCAGGAAAGTTAAACAAGACCCCGTCAAGATATTCTACACCAACCGTCCAAAGTTTATTAGTACTATCATACTTAGCTGATGGAATGTTACCAACCCTGATAATATATCCAGGGTCGTAGTCAAAACGAACTACAAGTCGATCATTACGTAGTGATATTAAATTCACGTTACTCCTTTACTGTATACCTTTTGTAGTGTGTATAACAATGAATACATCTGTATCCTTGTAACATAAACATTCGCTGTTGGGTATGCTCTAAGTCTATACATTGCATCGTCTATACAGTTATCACAACCGCAAACAATGAAATGTATGTTTAATGCATTGAAACTCATTTTGAAAAGACTTTAATAAATGTGTACTGTAACTTAGACATCTTTAGACTACAGATGTATAATAGTATGCCATTAAGTAATACCTGCTCTTCTTCTAAGCTGGCAAAACACATATCACAGCAGCAGCTGATTACTGTGAATAAAGGTTTACTCTTCATTGGTCACGTACGTGACCAATGGAATGTAAAGTTTGATATACTTTACTGGAATACTGCAAGCATATATATTGTAGTTAGGACGGGCATCAAAGAACATCTCTTTCATATGCGCTAACGCATCTTTCTTTGAGTGGCATCTACATGTTATGATAGTGTAAGTGAGGTAACCTGCCATGTCGTTACATCCATTTTGTCAGGTCTTTTACACTGACACTTTTTAATGTGTTCAATGACAATCCCAAAGCATAGTATCCATCTTCACTAAAGTAAGAGCTATCTTCCTTCGTGTAGTGGTGAGGGCAACGATTACGGTACATCATTGCCCTCGCTCTTCCTTGGGTCTTTGCTTTGTAAGAATGGTATGAAACTCTTAATGTCATTGGAAACTTCTCATGTAGTACATGACACATATTAGCTCTTACTTCAAAAATTGTGGAGAAAACTACGAATGAAGGAAACATTAGTAAAACGTTCCACTCTGGAGCAGAGCAATGGTAAGTTTGTTTTTGTTGAAGTTAAAGAATGCTTTACGGATCATTTCATCTTGGAAGACATAGTTAAAGAAGTCAGCAACGTGAACGGAATTATGCATATCCAGAAAGGATTGATTACCGTTAGTCCGAAGCTTAACTTCCATATCGAAAGATCTACGGCATAGTGTACAGGAGAAAGAACCTTCTACCCATTTACCATCGGCTCTCATTGCTTTCCTCTCAGTAAAGTATCCAGGGTTGATGTCTTTACGTTAGTTATGTACGCGTTATTACTCATTAGAAGTTTTTGCGCACAGTAAATACAGTAGTAATCAGAAAGAGTAAAGATAACCCTTCCCCATTCCATCTCTTTCTTATGGATGTCATACTTTACTACTCGCTTCTTTCTACAGTGTCTACAGTTTCTATCCCAACTTATTCTTACGATCTTACTTACTATAAACTGCTTTCTTTTCGTAGGCATTGGTACGTCCATGTGTTGTAGTATCTGGCTAGGAACGTAAAGTCCCTATGACTAATCTTATGGAAGTACAACCGGCGCTTATTAAATACAACGTTAACATTAGTCATGTTTACTTTTATTGTAAAGTAACTTTTGTTACCAATGTGTCTAGCTTTCAGGAGCGCAGCATCATACTCGTCTAATTCATTCTTCTCCTTAAACCTTGGATGCGTTACGTTGAATATACCGGATAGCCAAAATACTATTGCTGTATCTTTTTCAGTCATTTACGTACTCTATCATTGCGAAAGAATCGGTCGATCATTTCTTTGAAGTCCTTTTCAGCTACCTCCAAAACGTAAGTTGGATGGTCTATCAAGTAGTCTATACAAGCGTTACATAGACAAGGATCGTTTCTAACGAGGTTAACGTTAAGCATCTTTAATGTATCATAGGCGCTGTAGTCAAATCTCATGTTACTCTTTTCTCGAATTAAAGCTGCTGTACTGTTTTGTTAGCATTTGAAAGTGGCTATACATCAACTTAGTTATGTAGATAGCATGTTTGTCATAAAAGACAGGAATATACTTGTCGTCTAACCTAGTATAAGTATAGCCACTTACAAAGCCGTTTACAAACGGAGATTCAGGTGAATAGACTTTTGCTATTCGTAAGTCAAGGGCTATAGCTCCCTTTATTTCTTCTTTACATACGTCGCATTTGCATAAGAGTGCATAGCCCGAACTACCTACCTCTGCAATTCTTAGAGCTTCTCTTTGTTTAACCATATCGTTTCTCTATATAATTGTTGTATTCATTGCACTGTTTTACTAAGTCTTTCACTTCAGCTATTTTTATTTGTACTACATAGATACGATGTATATCATAGAATCTAGTTATGCTACTTACATCCACTTGATAGTGTTGTATGTTGTTATTTTTTGGACTCGTTGTTCTTACGCTCAATCTAGTTATAGGCTTTTGACAACCTTCACAGCCACATGCTGGACGGAAGGCTCCAATTATTACCAGTATATTATTTCTTAGCGCGCTCTTCTTCGTACTCTGCGATGGCATTCAGTTGCTCCTCAAGGATAACGTATGCTTCCTTATGGGCGTTGGCGAGCATGAACATTGTTCCGCAGTGAGAGTCCTTACAAGTGATACCAGCAAGGATATAAGTTTTCTGTTCAGGATCGAAAACGGAAACGATATCTTCGTTACCTTCTTCGCTCTTCTTCATACACACCAAGCAGCGGTTAGCGAGCTTCTTGATGAATGGGTAGTACGTCGGGCTGTTCTCAATCTGAAACTTAGGATTTTCCATTTCTTCTTCTCCTTTTTTTCCTTTAGGTTTGCCCTGTTGTTTGAAGGAATTTAGCGTCATACCTGTTACGATATAGTCGTTGTTCTTTTGAAAGAAGTCAAGTAGTTCTGCACTGGTACAGAAGTAAAAGGTATGGGAAAAGTAATGCATACGTCCTTTTAATACGTAATTAAAGGACGCCATTATTACATTACCATCCTTTATAACCTTTTTTTCTTCACACGTTTGACAGAAGAAAGGAGTTTCTGGAAGGATGGAATATAGTTGAGTAGAAAAGAATCTGTTTAGAGTATAGATCTCTTTCATGGTAGATGATCTGTTGGATCCATAATCCTATATATTACATCCATATTACAGCCAACAACAGTATAGTCTGTTTCTTCATCTATGAATAAAAGAAAGTGCTCTCTACTACAAAAGATCTTTATGAATGGCATCGTTGTTCGTCGTGCGAATTTACTGAATTGAGCTACGGTACAGTATGCAGGACCAACTTCAATAGGATAAGTGCAGTAAGCGCACGTACGACTTACCATTGGTAGTGGTACGCATGTATAGTAAATATTTAAGATGTACACAAGGTTCGATTCCTATCGTACAAGTCGGTTAGGTTTACAAGTAGGTGCGTATACTTGATCAAACTCGCCTTCAGTGTAAAGATTGATACCTTCAGGCATCCAGTATGATTGGGTATGTCCTCCCCATTTAGTTTCAATCTTTTGAGCATGAACAACAAGATAAGGAGCGAAGGTAGGACCATAAGAGGAGAAGGTTATAATCCTTTCTTTCCTGTATGGTTTAGCTGCATATAGTGCTGTAGTATTTAGGATTACAGGTTGTTTAACAACGATGTTACTATTGTCATCAGGCTCCATGAGGTACTGCTCAACCTTAAGGTCAGTTGTTTGAACCTTAAGCTCAAAGAACTTCTTGAGTAGTTCACCCTTGATACAATTGGTTGAGCAGAACCTTGCATGATTAGTCATCCATCTCATATCCTCACGTCTGAAGATACTAGCCAACTTAGGATTCTTTGTTACCAGCATCTTCAGCGTCGCTGGGTTACCACAGTAGATACAATTGTAAGTTGATTCAGCTAGGTTAAACTTGAAAGGGCCAATCTTAATAGTAGTGTCGAATGTAAACTTAGTTCTTGGCATCTTAATCTCCAGTAATTAAAAAGAAAGAAGGGGATACATATACTCTACGTATCCCCTATCCTTCAGTTGAATTAGAGGGCCATGAGTTCGGACAGGACGGAGTTCTTCATCGTCTGGGAAGGACCGGACAGGATGGAAAGGAAGCGGAGTTCTTCCTTCGATCCCTCTTCGTCCTTACGGGACTTGAAGGACTTGTGGTGATCTGCGTAGGAAGAGAATGCATTGAACACCGTCCACGCAGTGTTCTTCAGTTCGTCAGGAGCCGTAGCATTCTCTTCTGCCAGAAGTTCCACGATCCGTTCACGGGAGTTCTCACGACGGGTAGGTCTACCCTCGGAGGGAACGGGCATGACAGCGTCAAGGACTGCTTCGAATTCCTTACTACCAACAGGCTTCGTTGCCAGTTCGTTGAACACAACGTTCAGGCTATCGAAGTAATCCTGTTTGATACCAAGAACTTCAGACGCTTCCTTCAGTCTGTCGTCAAGGTTACGGGTATGACGGAGAGAGATGGTGTCCTTCGTCTTACGAAGGGAGATGTTGAGAACACTGTTGGTCTTTGTCCGAACAGGAGTGAAGCGGAGAGTAAGAGTCTTGGTGCCATTGAAAGCATTCGTCAAGACCATGTGCTCTTCGATCACATCGTCTGTGTCATGGACACGGAGAGTGGAAGGAACTTTCGCACACATCCAAACCAATTCACCATCACCCAAGGAACCAGCGTTGGTGTACTTACACCCGACGCTGGAAGTCAAAGCATCGAAGATGCTGAAGGCTTCTTCATTGGGGACTGCTCGGAAGTTCTTACCAACCACACCAATGATCTCATTGGTATCCTTACGGTTGATACCGAACTTACGAGCGACACGCTTGATGAGGTCGATGGTTTCACCAGCTTCGTTCTGAACAGGGATAGCAGCACGAAGGGGGATCTTTTCGACATCCCAATTGAGTCCAGACATGACGAGGACATCGCCGGTCGTTTCACAAGAGGTAACGTCAGCACCGAATGCCCACGGAAGGATACCAGCGAAATTTGTGTTAGCCATTTTGTATACTCCTTAGTTGTACGGGTTAATAATTTCAGTTATGTACGCCCAGGAAATTATAGATAAGGGAGAAGGGGGTTAACTATTTCTAATTAACCCCCTGTTGATTAGTTACTTAACTTCTTCCATTCGACCGGCGCAGATGGGAATGTTCTTATACCTTTCCCATGTAGCACCGTGCATCCAATCCTCTTTCGGGACGGCTACTTCAGTACGACTCATGATGTAGATACGCTGGACCTTTTCCACGACACCAAAGCCTCGCGTATTCATAAGCATACGAACTGTATAGCAACCTTCATAGTGCTTCTTGAGCACGGCTGTGATGAGCTTGTTATTGAATACTGCTAGCTTATTCTTGAAGACTGACTTGTACCACTCATAATCCAAAGTAACCGTTGTCAGTTCATTGATAACTGGCTTACGCCTGCGTCCATATGCGTACCGATCTCGTGGCTCAGCTACTTCAGTAGCCTTGATGGAGAACTCCTTACCGAATGCCAGCTGAAGTTTCTCTGAGTCGAAGGCCATCTTGTAGTCACCACGGAACTCTTTGGACTCGTTGTACTCGATAGTCTTGGACACCATGCCGAGGACAGTCTCAAAGGTAGGATGGAAACGTTCAGGCTCAGTGATATGAACCGAGTCAATGAGTTCTTTCTGCCTACCTCTTGCCGTCTGTCTCCGTGTAGGTTTGGTTACCACCGCGCTAGAGATAGGCTCTTGAGTAAGCCACTGAAGGAACTGTTTCTTTGACGGAATAGTATTAAAAGATTCCACCGATCCATACGAGTAACGATTGTAACCAAACTCTCTCAGGATCGTCTCACGCTTGGTGATAGGATACTTGAGGAAGCGGTAGAGTAAAGCACAACCTGTCAACTCAGTATCGGTGAATGCTTCAGAGCGAAGCATATCCAAACCGATGTGAGCTTTCAGTTCATCCTTATCATGGTTACAGAAGTGAAGCTTACCTTTCCTCAAGAGAACCAAGTGGATCTTACCCGTCTCGCATGGGATATAGATGTCGTAGTCTGACTGCTGTTCCTTAACAGTCTTGACGATACCATCCATTTCCGAACGAGTCGTACGGTTATACAGGGAAGAAAGCATTGAAGTGATAACCTGTTTCTTTACGATAGCCATATACATTACTCCTTTACGTCTACGTAGAGAACCTTCGCCCAATCAGGCGCTCCAACATTAGGTTGAACACCTTCGTACAAGACAACGATGCAGTTGTTGACACCAGGGATAGGAGCATCAGGCCACGGAGTGTAGCCGTCAGTCATACAGATGATAAGATTAGGTTTCTGTTTCTCCTTAGCGAGAGCTTCGTAGCCTACTCGCATGTCTGTTCCCCCTCCACCAACCATCGGGAGCTTTGTTGTATTGGTAACTCTACCAAGGAAACCAACTTCAGCATCAACCGATACGTAAGTGACGTTAGCACGAACAACCTTGAGGATGTTGTTCAATTCCGCTACAGACTGAGAGAGGTAGGTATCACTCATGGATCCAGATGTATCCTGAATGATAGCTACGTTGATAACCGGAGTGTGGAATCCAGGGACGATTACATTAGGGAAGGCACTCTGCCTACGAGAGAGCTTCTGGTATGTGTAGTCAGTCATACCGGAGATCGTCTCGTTGATCTTCTTAAGAACGAATGACCGGAACTCTTTCTTCCAGTCAATCTTATTCTTCAGGTGTTCCTGTGCCCATCGGAGCAATCCAGCAGGAACATCACCACGAGACTTGGAAGCTTCAACGATCTTCTCAGCCGTATCCTTACGGTAGAAGTCTCGCATCACCTTGGAGTGACCGGGAGCTTTGTCAGTCGGCTCACCCTCTTCCCATGATCCACCCTTCAGTGAACCACAGCTATCCTTACCCTTGGGAGGATGAGGACAAGTACACCTAGCATTCTTACTAGGTTTACCCTTTGGGTTACCAGACTTACAGGTTCCGTTGCACTTACCTTCTCCCTCGCCGTCTCCGTCTCCATCACCACCTTCGGATCCCTTGGGAAGGTTATTGTAATACCATTCCGCAAGTTTGTCATCGGGCAGTTCATAGTTCTTGGGGAAGACTGCCCAATCAGGAAGCTTCAGTCCCTTGAAGTTAGCCTCAAGATCATCATTGATCTCGCAATCACCAGCGATGTTGAACAACTTCTGATTCTCAAAGTGTTCGCCACGCTCATGATGTTCACGGAGAATGTGCTGAAGTTCGTGGATGAAGATTGCCTTAAGCTGTTCGGGTGAACAAACTTCGAACATCTTCGGGTTGTAATACATTCTCATGTACTTATCAATCGCAAAAGTCTTGAGTTCACTGTCTTCAGGTACTTCCCGAAGAATCAATCCGAATGTAAGTGAAGAGAAGTACGGGAAGTCTGTGGAGATCTTGTACCTCAACAGAACGATGGGGGACGTTTTGCTTTCAGCCATCATATACTCCTTGATAGGAAAGAGGGGGTTAACTATTTCTAATTAACCCCCTCGTTTACTTAGAGATTACTTGAGGACGACGTTAGCTTCCTTGAGGATATCAAGGAAGGGCTTGATTTCCGGGATGTTGATATTGAACCCCTTGACAATCATCGAGCGATCAGCAAAGTGACGAGCCCAACAGGTTGCGATGTCCTGGTAGCCGAGAGTGAAGGCACGATGGAGAACCTTCCAACCAGCTGCCCAACGTTCTTGAGTGAGCTTGTTAGCAACCACTGCATGAACCGAGGACAGAACTGCGAAGACGATGTCTCCACGGCGTTCCTTCAGGACCAACTTGGTAGGATCCTTGAGAAGTTCTTCCGGGTTGGGAAGGTCAGAAGTCCTCATGAAGCTGATGTATTCCATAGCAGCACCGGAACCAACGGCACCAGCGATGGAGCTAACAGCCTTCTCAAGGTTGTTGTTGTTACCAGCCAAGCACCTGGAAGCCTTGTCCCAAGTACGAGGGGAAGGCCAAGCTTTCGACTGCTTGGTAGCTTCCTTCGGGAAGTCGATGACGAGGTTAGGACGAGTGTACAAGAATCCTGCGATGGAGGATCTTGCCTGAGCCCAGGTCACTTCGTCAACTCCGAATACTTTCGGAACCTTGCCAAAGTAACGGGGGAATTCAAGAACCCAATCGCTGGGATCGAATTTGTACTCTTCGTGGATGAACCTATTGGCAAGGGGAGGAGTCAACTCGTAACCATTGGCAGCGATTTCAGGCGGGTTAGCCGCTGCAATCATCCAACAGTTATCGGGAAGGCTCAGTTCACCAACCACTCGGTCAGTGATGACACGGAGGAGAGCAGCCTGTACACTAGGGGCACAGGTCGTGATCTCATCCATGAAGACTGCCGTACGCTGTCCACGGTCACCAGCTTCCTTCAGCTTCTTTGCCCATGCAGGAGGAGCCAAACGGAAGTCACCCGTATTGGGGTCGATCAAGGGCTGACCACCGAAGTCGGATGGTTCCCTGATGGATGCAATCAAGGTGACGAACGAAACGTTCTGCTCTTCAAGGAAAGCCTCAAGGGCTCTCGTCTTCCCAACACCGGGAAGACCCATGATGAGAAGAGGTTCGTTGACCGCGAAGGCTGTACGGAAGGTTTCGAGATTTGTAAGCATGTGCTTCCTTTCTTACTTGTTGGTTGTACTTGTTGTTGTTATTGTTTGGTTACGGGGTTCAGGTGTAATATTAACGCTTGAAGATTGAAATAATAAGGTCAGGAGACATGATTAAAACGGTACTGTTATTTACATCACACGATACTTTCGGATTCTCGTCATCATCGTAAGGATTTTCATCCGTGAGGAACTCGGTGATGTACTTGATAGTCTTGAAGAGCTTAGCTTCCTTCTCCAAGTTTTTCATGTACTGGGTGTATGCAACGGTTTCTTTCACGTTTACTCCTCATCCTCGATATCGTTTTCAACAACTTCGTCAGGATCTATTTCGTACCCTTTAGGTAGGAGAGTTCCCGTCTGTTCAACGAAGTCTAGCTTCAATCCAACTCTTACATCTCCTTCAGCTGGACCAAAGTCAGCGTGAGAGTAAAACCATTTCAAGAAGGTAAGTTCACTAGCTCTTTTCATGTTTACTCCTTACAGGATCATATACGATTTGTTATTGAAAGAAATCTGTTTGATGCTGTAGATCTTAAACCTACGGTATCCAACAGGGTTACTAGGTTCTTCCAGTGGTTTCAAGTAAGGCTTGATTTGTTTCTCCATCTCATCCGTTACTTTGTCCTTTCCAACTTTGAGGAAAGAAAAGTGTTTTCTCTGGATGATACATGAGACATACAACTTACCCTTATGTTCGATAAGGATGTTGTTGATGTGTTCGCCCCACTTGCGATCTTTAATGGTGAAGTTGGGGTTAATGCTCTTCATGGCTTCTTCGTAGGAAGCACCGAGTTGAACAGTATACTTCGCTACCTTCTTAAGCCTGTTAAGGAATGGTGAGTCCGTAAACTGGTAATCACTAAGGTCTGTCTCGGTGATGATCTCAGCGAACGGAGCCCCTTGGACTTTACGAAGGATGTTAGACAACTCTTCGTAGGTGATAACGTCCATCTTCTCTTCCTTATGTGTATAGGCAAATTGTACCATATTTATACATGCTCACTTTCAATTTTACTTCGGACGTTGGGAGGATTGTATGCTTTAAGCGTACTCCTATGTTTATGTAAATAATGTTAAGGTTCGATTCCCATGTTAGTCTATGAATTTGATTTCAAGTTTACGATTTAATTCTTCTGCTTCACACACGTAACAAAGTGTACGGTACTTATGTGCATCTTCATAATGATCGAAGTCTGTTGCCATAGTCCGTATGAAGTAGAGAATGTCTTCTTGAAGTTTATCGTATTCGTTTTTGTTACACGTTAGCATTATCTTCTACGGTGTTACAGCTAACTTTCTGATGACGACGATGTGATCGTTCATCAGTGCTTCATCAATAAGAGAGGAGAAAGCACCAGCAGTATAAAAGCTTTTCTGTGCTAATTTAAATGCTACTTGAGGATCTGAGATATCAGCATCATTCTCGTAGAACAATATAAAGTATCGTTCAATTGGTGCTGTTACTCTTGTAAGCTTTCCGTTTTGTGGCGTGTAGATGTATGTGTCCATTTCTTTCTCCTTAATCCCACCACAGGCGGTAGAAGAGTTGATTACCTTTCGGATGGCTATGGACTTCATCTGGTCTATACCTTGAGATGAGACCAATAACTTTTGTGAAAGCATCCGTCATGTTAAGCCTCGTGGTATTCAGATTGATTGAAAGTACAAGTGTTGCTTCATCGTTCTGCCAGTACTCAAGGTCAGGAAGATCCTCAACCATCAAGGCTTTACTTCCTGCGATGTCCTTAGCTACCTTATAGCCAGGACAGTTATTGAAGTTTTCAAGCTTGATCTGCACGCTTGTTTTCCTCCATCATTTGTTCTATTACGGCTTGGTATGTCCCTAGGTGCTTGAATCGTTGGAATCTATCGAAGAAACGATCAAAGAGATCAACGTTAGATCCATGCCTAGAGAAAACTACGATGCATTCGTTCTTTCGAAAGGTAATTACTGAAATTTGGTCATTACATGTACACTTATAGAACTCATCCACATGTCCGAATGTTGTACACGTTAATGTACCAAGGTACTCACGCGTAGTACACCCTTCTCCACGATGGATGTCATAGAAGCGTTGTCTAGCGAATGCCTTCATTTAAACTCCCATCCGTATTGTTTGCCATCATAGACGGTATCAGGTTCACAGTTTTGTTCACACCAAGTTTCGATTGCCTGTAACAAAGCAATCTCTTCTTGGATCCAACTTGTGGAGTACACAACCATACCGTTTTTCACTCTCCAATGATCATTATCATAGCTAAGGAGAGTTACTAGAACATGGTTATCGTTCTGTCCCCTCTTCGTCAGTGCATAACCATGGATGTTACCAAGAAAGACTTTCTTAGCATCCATGATTGTTTGAAGACTTGCACTGTCGATGCTATCGTCTTCATTAAACTCCGTACGAATTGTCATAGGAGGTTCTTCAGTTGATGTAACCGGACTTATCCGGATGGTTGTTTTCTCTAAGGCTCTTATAGTCAATGTTCTTCGTTCTGGACGGAGTGGATCGTTCCTCCGCACAATTGCTTTCAACGTTATCGGTGGTACTTCCATCTTCATCCTCCTTGAAGTACTCGTCAATCTTCATTGAGAGTTCGCTGATGTCGATTGATCTCCAGAGGAGGAATTCAGAAATGTTGTGCAAACTCTTGACGATAAACTTAATCATCTTAGGCTCCTTCTTGCCTGTTCGTTTCTTATACTGTTCTTGGATTATGTTAGTTACGATGTAATGTAGTAATGTTATTAACTACTGTGTTATCAGTTGCTTGTAGGATTCTTTTGTACTGTTTCTTATATTCTTTTCCTCATTTCTTTTTACGATACGATGCCAAGATCTTTTAGCCACGCATCGTCATCTATAGGTTTCTCTTCGTGCTTAACCTCACCATCGTCAATGAGCTTAAGTTTCTCAATTGTCTTACGTGCCATCGCATCGAATGACACGTTAAAGACTGAAGTACCATTCAGGTAGATGACGTTAGCCATGTTGCTCATTGACAGGTACTCACAGAAGTCTTGGTCGGTGGAGAAACTGATGATCCAAGTGTTCAGATCAGGAGGACATTCAGGGCAAGGCTTCTTCTCTGCACCAAAAACGGTACAGATATCTTGTGCGATGCGTTCATCTACACAAGTAACCAATGTCTTTGCGATCTTCATGCAGCTGACGAAGTCATAAGGAAGCGTTTCCCACTGCTTGACTGCATCGGAAAGCTTATCCTCAGCAACGACAACCAGGAGTTTCTTCTGATCTGCTGACCAAGTAGGAAATCCGTACATCTTATTTCTCCTCTCCAATCTTCTCAACCAGTTCAGAGTATGCTTCTTCGGTCTTAAGCATCTCCGCTAACATGGTGTTAAACTCTCTTCCGAGAAGTTCAGCTTGAAATGTGATCAGATCTTCTTCCATTCCTTTCAAGATCTTATCACCGTTAATTATCATGTTATCCAACATTGTCTTCTTCCTCCTCTTTCTTTTCTTTGGTAAGGCGTTCAGTTATCTCCTCCTCAATTGATAGAGCGAGGTTGTCAAGGTAATACTCTAAGTCCATCCTCATCCAACCAATCTGCAATCCCCCAAAATTCAGGACGAGGATTAGTTCACCTGAAAAAGGGGCGAAAACAAATCGGTGACGATTCCATGATATAAAGAAGGTCCACATTTAATCTCCTCTTTCTTTTACAGCAGTACTCACCATTGGAAATCCGCAGTCATCGGATGCACCAACAGTCATGATACTACCATCTGTGAAGAGGATAGTAAAGCCATCATCCCCCCAATAGTCGTTAGAGTTATGGAGCTTTACAGCCAACACCGTCTTACCAACGATACTGGTAACGTCGATGTTATTGTTCTCTACGAATTGAATGGCAGGAACCTTTTCGTTACCCACCTTAACCTCCATTCTGTACATTACTTCCCCCTAATCAGATAGCACGAGCATGACAGTAGTTCAAGAGTAAAGTCAATGACAGTACACATAAGCGTAAGGTTCGATTCCCATGCTAAGGTATTAGCAGAAGATCATCTTAAGCATCTCGACGATCTCTTCCCTATCCTGCTTAACCTTCTTTAACATTCCACTGTCGGCAATCTGTCCCTTCCGGCGAAAGATCCATCCGCCAGTTGGGTAATCAATCGGCTCCGCTGCTACGATGTTAAGCAGCTTAGCGTGACCAGACTTACCCACGATGATCTTCATGCTATCATGGTTGACAGCGAAAGCGAGTTGGTCACCTGAACAGTCGTCAACCTTCTTGATCTCGTACATCTTTTACTCCTTAGTCCATGAGCTTGTTGATGGCGTTGGTAAGGTTGTTCAGTTCATCGAGGAGGGCGTTGGCTTCAGTACCGAAGATGAGCTTGAGCCTGAACTCCTCAATCAGCTTCTGGTACGTATCAATCATGTTGTTTCTTTCTTTGGTAGCCTTACTCCCCTGTACTTCAGCAAGGGCCTTCTTGTATGTCGGCGTCGTGGTAAGGTCAACATGGATGTTATAGCCAGCGCCAAAACAGTATGAATCCTTGGTGTACGGAACCTTAAGCTCATGATCGTGAGTGATCTTCGTTGATGCTGTGAAGATGGCATCCTTGATCTCATTGACCGGGATGGTAACCTTCTTACCACCCGTCTTGATATCATGGAGGACATACTCAAGGCTCGTGAGCTTCTCGTTGAAGTACTTGGCCTGGGCACGGGTGAGGGTATTCTTTTTCATTTCTTTACTCCTTCTTTCTTTACTCGTTATTATTACAGATGCTTTGTTCCGACAGCGACGTACAGCTTACCAAGGGCTTCAGACGCTTTGTTAGCAAGCTTAAGCCACTTGGGATTCATTTGACAGGAAGGATGTTGAAGAATCTCCCTATCAATCATGTTGATGATCAAGTTCGTTCTGTCCAACAGTTCATGACAACCAAATGACCCAGGCTTAAACTTCTCAGGGTCAATGGGCTCTTCTTCAACTTCATCAAACACAAACATTGTCTACTCCTCCATTGTATTCCAAATAGAGACTGCGTTACTCTTGGCGTCGTCTTCGTTCTTTCCATAACCGCATGGAGAAGAATGACCGCAACGATCACAGGTTACGAGAGCATACCACGATGTACCATTGTAACCACTGAATACCTTCATGTATCCATGTCCACAATGATAACAGTTGTTACCACGATAGGTACGATCGGTAGTCGATACCCCCGTACCACCAATGAAAGCATCAACCACCGAACGGATAGCGATACCAATCAATCCCCACATGTCATACCTCCAATCCTTTCAGTTTGTTAACTGTCTCTTCGTATGCGATGGAGAGTAAACGGATACTGTACGCTTGCTTCTCCAGTTCCTCAATCAACTCAGTTCTTTTCTGTTTCACGTTAGCTTTGACCGTTGCCTCTTTCACCTCATTGACCTTTGCGATAGCCTCAACGTACTTCTTTCTGTCCACTACCTTGTAAGCAGTGTACAGAGTATAAGCACGGACGCACTTGTCAAAGTCTTTCGCATCCGCGTCGTCCGGATTAAAGATCTCTTCAGGATCACCAAAGAGGCGAAGGGTAAACAATCCGTCCTTCCCTCCCTCATGTACGGAGACAATCTCCCATACCTGCCGACTCCCCCATGCAGAGTGATGTGATGCTTTAGGCTGGAAGAGTTGACCAACCTTGCAGTAACCACGAAGGAAGTATGAAGGAACATTACTCATTTCTTTTACTCCTTATACCTTTCTACTTCTCGATGTACTCTTGGTAGATACGCCAGTTAAGTCCCATGAAAGCAATGTAGAATTCAGATATTCCTCAAAGGTAGGACGCCTTTTGTTGAAGTAAGGCTTCTTAAGGTTGATTTCCATTTTCAGATCTCCTTGATGTGCTTAAGGTTTGGATTCGTAGCCCAATCAGGAGGATCACCACGCTTCATTCGATACTGATTTTCATCCCATTCCTTTATACCACCAGGGATGAAGTAAGAGTTAGGTCTTTCTGCATCCAAATGTTCTTGAAGAACTTTATCCATACAGTCACAGTACTCACGAAGCTCCCGAATCAACCCTTCAAGTGAACGGACATTGAAGATCAAAGTGATGTCCATATCTTTCATGACACCAATCTGATTCTTTAGATCTTCTGGTTGGAAGTTGTTAACCAGGATCGTCTTCAACATGAGCTTAACTCCTTTACTTCCCTTCCGTTTTTGAACGTAATGATTAGACATCCTTCTGTCCAATCACCGAATTCAGTCGTTGTGTAGCTATCTCCAGAATCGCGTACGAAATAAGCAGTGTAGTTATACTCCTTCAGTAAGGAAAACTCTCGTGCCTTTCCCTTACATATGAAGTATTGGTTACATCTACCTATCGGTGTTAAATCCCATGTATATCGCATCCCCTTACTTCCTTTAATCCCCTAATCCTTTAATCCCCTAATCCTTTAATCCCCTAATCCTTTAATTCCATTCGTTTTGATAGGCGAAAGGACTGTAACTATACAGTCATTACAGAATTTTATTCCGTAATACGTATATATACTCCTTTACGCCCATCCAAATGATATTAAAGTGGTTAAAGAGCATTGAAAGGGCCAATGTCTCCAATGGACACCAATGCATCCATTACCTCCTTAAGTCGGCATGCCGACATAGGTTTGTAATCATGTTACTTGAAAGTTCAATGTTATTTAATCCGTGATGTGTAACCTTAGATACTTATACATAAGAGAAGATGAATCAAAGTAATTAGGATCAAAGAGCTAATCGGGAACATTGACATTGCGTTCATTAACCCCGAAGCCCCTCTTAATCCTTAATGACTTAAAGTTCAGTTAAAACTAAAGTAAAATAAGCATAATGATCTAAGACGGAATGTGGCCGTGATAACATCATTAGCCTAAGATACTAAAGTTAAAACACTCTTAATGTGCGTATACTATTTAAGCCCCTTCATAGGGGCTATAGCTGTTTATGCACATGTAAGGATACGTAAGGTTCGATTCCCATCCGCCTATTAGTCGTACTTTACTTAAACCTACGCATCCTTCTTTCCTTACCTGGCTTTACAAGATCGAATTGTGGATCATCAGGCCAGTACCATCTGTTTCCATCAGTCCCGTAATCCTCATAGTCTTGTGTTATCCTTAATCCTTTCATGTATTCACGCTCATTAAAGAGCCGTTGAGCTTCTCTTAACCCCATGATATCCCATTGATCTTTTGGGGTTACGTATTGAAACTCAATGGGCTCCCATGCAACGTCATCATCGCATACAAGTTGAACATACTTCTCATCTGGATCTAGTTCGTACTTGTATTCATCAAGGGCAAAGAGCCCTTCAAGGCGATACATGACATCGAGGGGAACGACATCAAAGAACATTACCTGTACTCCTTGTAGAAGTTGATGACGTCACGGACGAAGAGAATCCATACTGTGACGCACAGGAAGCAGAGGATTGACTTTTCAATCATCTTTATTCCTCATCCCAGCATCGGCACTGACCGTGCTGGATTTCCATTACTTCAGGTTGCTCAGTTGCTTGTAAAGGTCAGCAATCTTTTCGTTGGTCCTTTCGATTGCTTCCTGTACAGTTGCCTTGGCGAACCTCTCGATGGTTTCCTTTCTCCATTCGAGCCGTCTGAGGTAATCCTTGTTATCCCTGATACTCAAGAGGAGATCGTTTTTCTTTCTCTTGAGTTCCTCTTCAGGTGTTGGTGGTTTGGAATTCCACAGGCTCTTCCACTTGGGGTTCCGGGCTTCTGTCTCGATCAGTTCAGTACCAGGACGAACGTTCTCTCCATCCACAAAGAACTTCGGTCTCCATTCGATTCGTTCCGTGCAATGGGTCATATCCAATACACCGAACCAGTCGAATGCTGTTTCAGCACACATACGTTTCGGAGACTTCTTGATCAACGCCCGGTAAGCAGCCCGAACGTTCTTTGTCTTCCTCAAGACACCTTCGACAATCTGTCTTTTGATGATTGCCGATCCCCGTTTCCCGTAGTTGTACTTCTGAGACCGTTCGTTCCTTGCCAACAGTTCCAGTTTCTCTTCGTTGTCCTTGATGAAGTATTCCCGAACCTTCACATCGGGAGTCGAAGGGTCCGAAACCTTGTAAGCGTAATCCCGTTTGTAGGTGGAGTAAGAACGGCTCATTTTATTCTCCTTTAGTTTTTGTTAGGAATAATGGGGCCTAAGACCTTTCAGCCTTAAGCCCCGTTAAACTACTTACTTAGAAGTTGTTGTTGGCCTTCGGGGTGTTGACGGGGTTGTGCTTCGATGCCACGATGCCTCCCCACTTCAGGCCCATCAGCTTGAGCATGAGGACAGCCGTGTCCTTGTCGAAGTGCATCGTCTCCTTCGACAGTCTCGTGGTGAGGGTGACGTTCCCTGCCACTTCGGTGTACTTCCAGATCGACAGGAAGTACCTGTCCTGACAATCGGGGAAGTTGGCCTTGTACTGTTCGGGGACACCCCGCTGAACCTTGATCAGCGTTCCCCCGAAGGTGTTGTGACCGGCGAAGCGGTGAAGGCGGAAGTAATCGTACTGACCCTGAGCGGTCAGCTTGTTGATGAAGCCCTCGGCGGTGTTGGTGTCGATGTTGGTCTGGTTCATTTTGTCCTCCTTAAGGACTGCTTTTTGTACTTTGTTATTTGATGCTGTTACTGACGACGATACGGGTTCGATTCCTATGCCCTTACTTGTTCCCCTTCAGGGCATAGAGGCGAGACTCTTCATCGAGGTAAGCCTCGTAAAGCTTTTCAGCTTCACTTTTCAACTGTTGGGAGTAGGCGACGAAGCCCTTCTCCCTGTAGATTCCTGCCTCTTCATCCTTGTTCCACCAGAGACGACGGGCCGCGATGACCCGCTCTTGGACCTTGGCAATCCGCCTTTCATTGCGCTTTTCCTGTTCAGTCTTACGGGCCATGTCTATACTCCTTTTCTTTGTAAGGTTTGTTAGAAGTTGACTTGATCGTTCTTCTTATCGTCGTTCGTAACCTTCGCGCTCAACATGCAGCGAAGGAGGATTCTGATGTCGTGCTCCCCGTACCCAACAGGGATGGCCCCAACACCCGGAAGGTCAGTCGGAGTTCCCGTCGAAGCCTTCTTCAGGTTGACGTTCTTGCGGGTCTTTCCTTCCCGCTTCACCTCACCCGCCCAGATCGACAGGAAGAAGGTGTCGTCAATCTTCTTCCCGTAGATCACCTTCAGGGCCTCGGCCACAGGCCCCTCGAATCCGCTCGGAAGCCCACGCTGGACCCGGAAGGTCACCCCCTCGAATGCCGGGTCACCCAGCATCCTCCAGAAATCGAGATCGACGTGCTCACCGGCCTTGACCGGGAGCGGGATGCGGCTGACGGGTCCGTGGCCGATCGCGGGGGTGTTGATCTTCGTCATGTTAGACTCCTTCTTTCTGTTGATCTGGTTGACTAGTTCGTCAAACCAGCGGTTGAATTCGTGGAATGTCTCAGACACTCCGATTACAGGGCCATCTCGGCCATCTTCAGGACGCCTTCACGGGACTTGCAGCCCGCGATGAACAATCCTGGGTGGCAGAAGATTGCGTCCTCCACCCCTGTGGCGAAGAAGAGATCCATATCCCTCTTCGCACCCCACGCAGCCGGGAGGCTCTTCCGTGCCTTGAAGGAGCCGGGTTCTTCAGGCACCGTCTGGATGCGCCAGTCCCCCGTCTCGGAGGGGAACAGGACGTAGAGGACATCCGGGTCGGAAGAGACGACCTCCTGCCAGGGGCAGAACTGCGGGAGTATCAACACCCGCTTATCCTCCCTCTTGGCAAGGGCATCCTTCACGATCCCTTCGGCCTCCAGCGTCCCCTTCGCGCGGGAGATCTCCCTCCAGAGGATCTGACGGGCGAGCTTCACAGCCTGCTCGAAACTCGCATCGAAGTCTCCTCCCTCATTCCACCCCGGATTCAGGGAGGAGATGACGGACGAGACGGAGTATGGGAACTTCGCCTCCTCAGTCAGAGGGGTGAAGAGGCTGAAGCCACAGTCCGTGGCGTCAACCTGATAGACGAGCCCTTCTTCGATTTCCTTCGCGGCTTCAGGGCAGCCAGGGAAGAAGAGCCACCCGTACTCCTTCCAGATCAGACCGAAGGAGGAGTATGGGATTCCATTCTCCCGTAGGATCTTCCCCTGATGGTGGTCGAAGTCGCCCGTCGCCGGGTTGTACTTCGCACCGACATCCACCCGAAGCTGGCACGAGGCCAGATCCTTCGGGTTCCTGGTGCGGATGATCCACACATCCGGCCACAGCGCGGTCAGCACCGCGCACGCGAAGGCATCATCCGCATGGAAGACGCCATTGTGGGTGCCAATCCGCGTGATCTCTGGCATGTTGTTCAGGGCGTCCACGTCGAACGCGTAATTCATCTTGTTCATGTTACTCTCCTTCATTTTCTTTTGTGCCCACATAGCACGCACAGGCCACGATGAGCGTTATCAGACTGAAAGCAATCTCTACCAGATTGCTCTCGATGAATTCCATTTACTTCTCGACCACCGACATCGTTCCGGTCTTGCGAACGGTGAGGTGGCTGTTCGGGGAGATCAGATCTCCCCGAAGGCGGCGAACATGTCCGCCAACTCCTTGGTGAGCCGGATGCCGTCCGGCTCCGAGATCTTGCCCTTCATGGCATCGAGCAGCCCGCCCGCCTCGATGCGGGCGAGTGCCTCCTGCCTCTCCATCTCGGCCTTCAGCAGCCGGGCCGCCCCGACCTTCCGGGCCTCGGCCCGCCGCGCCTCAGCGCGGTCCTTCGCCGCCTGGATGGCGGCGATCCGCTCCTTCTTCTCAGCCCGCTCCTTCTCCGCCCACGCGGCGGAGATCTCGGCCCGCCGCGCCTTCAGCCTCGCCACGCAGGCCGCGTCCGCCTTCGCCCAGGCGGCGGCGAAGACCCGGCCCTGCCGGGTCTCGGGGGCGGACACGGGGATGGAGGACACGAGGATGTTCAGGTCAATGAGGGAAGCGCGGTTCCGCATGGGAACCTCCTTGCGTTTCAGTCTGATGACGGGACTCATCAGTGGCTTTTCAAAGCCATACAGGCGAACTCTGTTTCGTCCCATCCTCCCGTCGCAACAAAGGGGACATAGGTCGCTAGTCTATGTCCCCCCGCCATCGCACGGCGTCGCTGTGTTACGCTACCTGGAGTGAGCCTATCACCCAATGGTCGAACGCATGACACTGTGGTCTTGAAACCACTGCGTTCTTAACCGCCCCATCGGGTGATAGGACATTGAAAAAGAAAACCTTTTGTTATTTGGGGTTTCGGAGTCCCCACGAACCGCTAGTGTAAGGTGCTACCTTTACACTACCTTTAGTCACCTCCGATACTTCCTCACCATACGGTGTTCGGTGAGTCCATACCGGCGCTATCTGTGCTAGGGTCACTACGCGGATTGTTAACCTCCGCGAAGAGAGAGTCCCCTCCAATGTTGGGAAGGGGGTTCTGGCGGATGGTTTACTTACACACACATCCTGCGCCTACGATTGTCGCCTCATCGTGGCGCGAGCCAGTGTTGGGCAGGGTCAGCCCTAGACGGCCTCTCAACCGCCCGTGACCTACACCTGCCCCTTGCTCTCCCGGTTCGCCGGGACAATGAATTAGCTACCCCCTATGCCCAGATGTCAACGGGTCATTTCCCCTAACGAGTCGTTTTTAGAAATCAAGTTAAAAAGCGATATATAAAAGTAATTAAAGGGGTTAATGGGCGTATGGGGTCTTCGGGGGCAGCAAGGGGCTAAAAGGATAAAAACAAAAAAACCTGGAATACTAACAATCCCAGGTATATATTTATGAGCGATGACTAGACCTTTTCACATGATTACGGATTATAAAACCGAAACGATAACAACCACTCATTACAGCGTTCCCCGAAAAGGGAAGGTAAGGGAGTATAGTTGTTTAACCTGCTCCAAGTTCGGTTGTAATTACAGTATTAAGATGACGGTTAAAACTTCCTTGGTTAAGAATTACTGGATTCCTGATACTTTACGACATTTACGTGATGCTTCGGGTAGACTATACTTCTGTTCTAAACAATGTGCTAATATCTATTATTTGAGTCATGCCTGATATCACTTATTCCAGAATCAGTAAAATTGCCTTACGACGGGGTTTTGTCTGTCATCATTGCGATACTAAAGGTTGCAGGTACTGGATAGTAGAAAAAACTCGGTATTTAGGCTTCGTGTATAAAAGAAGATATTACTTTTGTTCTCTATCCTGTGCTAAACTTTGGTATTTAGCAAATGCCTGAAGTCTTTTTTACTGAAGAGCTTATGAATACCCAATATTACCGACAAGTAGTAATTATTAGCTGTACACCAGAAGAGCAAGTCAGATTAGAAGAAGCTTCATGTCGGTTTTGTGGCGAGTATAGTTGTAGATTTAGACTTCGGGTAATACTTAAAGCAGAGTATAAGAGAACGAAGCAAACTTGTGAAGAAAAACTATTTTACTTTTTTTGTAGTAAGCAATGTACTGAATTATGGTTGTTACGGGAGTGCGGATGAGAAATAAACTTAATGATGAACGGTTCGATGCTAGGTTTAAGTGCGTTTGTCATGAAATGGATTACATGCCTTATACTTGTGATCGATGTGATTCAGTGGGTACTTTGATTACGTTAAAGACTAAGTTATATAAGAAACGCTTTAATGGTGATCAGGAGTTTTTCTATAATATACAGCTTAACTTCTGTTCCCAGTTATGCTGTGATTTATGGGTATTGAGTAATGTCTGAATTCCTTAAACTAAAAGACGTGTTTTTTCCGTATACTAGTGGAAAAAAGATAAAATACACTAGGGAGATTTCTCTCAATACCAGGAGAAGTCGTCGTAAGTACAAAGGTACTTTTGTATGTACGCATTGCAGACGAGAGGTTCCGTGTCCTTATACTATTAAGGTGATGACAGAAAAAAGCTTGATTGGGGAAAGTGAGATAGAAACTCTTTTGGATAAATACCATTCTTATTATTACTTTTGTACTGAGCAATGTAAGCAGTTGTGGGCTTTGTGTCACGTATGAATAATAAGATCATTAAATTAAAAGATATCAATAGTGCAAACGGCTGGTTAAGAATTTGTCGTGCGGTAGATATTGGTATACGAAAACTTAAAGTTGGTAAGTGGCGAACTTGTGAACGATGTGACTTTTCTGGTTTCTGCCATTATAGAGTGTTATACATAGAACGCAGATATCATGTTGTACAGCGTGACGGTATTATGTTTCCCGCCAGCAAAACAGAGGAAATAAAGTTCTTTTGCTCTAAAATGTGTAAGGAACTTTGGGTATTGGATAATGGCTAAAAACTTATCGTATAAGTATGGAAAGTACAACAGCACTAAGCTAAGCAGTCCTTACCCTTATGCGTGTGATGGTTGTTCAGATTCTATGGTAACTCAACTACTTTCGATAGAAAAACGGGCATATTACTCAGAGAGTTTAAACGATAATTCTTTGGTTAGCATTAACTTAGAGTTTGTTTGGTTTTGTTCTAAATCCTGCTTAGAATTATGGCTGGTTAGATCCTTATGAGCAATAACTTTGGAATCACTATGAGTATTAAACGAAAAAGACCTAAAGTTCGCCATGACGTGAATACCCTTTATAAAATGAAGGCAGATGGTCCTGACGTAATTAAATATTGTTTTTACTGTAAAAAAGAAATTGGTAATAAACCTTACTACTATATGATGCTAAGGCATCCTAACGCTTTTACTGATAAGCTTTTGTATTTTTGTACTAGACCTTGCCACGATTTGTTCTATATTTCCAGTGACGCGTATTCGAAGATTAACTGGCGAGGTTTAAAGAAGGCAGAATGGACACTAAGATAAAAGACATCTATGATCTGTATAGCAAGAAATTCGTCGTAAAACGTGATGACCCTTTGGTTTCTGGTAAAAAACAATGTTTTATGTGTAACGAGAAACTTGGTAAAGACGATTCGTTCTTGATGTGCTTCTTTGAGTTGACAGCAGACATCTCTTCTGGTAAGAATCTTAATGACCCCTTGCTTCGTCAGGGGTTTAAACCCATTTTGGCCTTGATTAACCCGGCTTCGTTTCCTAACAGATTTATCATGGGGATTGCATTACTGTTTTGTTCGGATCAGTGTGTTTCTCTGTTTTGTCTGAATGCGGGGTGTTACATGCCTCCCGACGAAAATGACGACGTGATCCAATGGCTATAAGGGCTGTAGACGTAGATTGGAGATCTACTCCAGTAGATCTGATTTGCTCCATTTGCGATAAAGACATCAGAGCACATTATAACTACTTTGAAATTACTTATACTCTTTGGGCTTTCGTTCCATCCAGGGTTAAAAGCTTTTGTTGTTCAACGCAATGTAAAGACTTGTTTATACTGAGGATTGGATAATGAGCATTACATATTCTGGTACGATAAAAGTCCCTTATACAAATAATGCTTTTTACAAGTTGTTTTGTACAGTATGTGAAGCTGAAATAAAGCCAAGATCAGTATGTTATTCAGTAGCGTATGAAAAGCCCAATGCTATACAAATTGAGTGTGTTTCCTACTGTTGTTCAACTGCTTGTAGAGATTTTCTTTTACTGAGATTAGGCTAATGAGTATTGTATCCACTGGAAGAGCGAAATCACCGTTTGGGTCTATGTCTTGTCCAGTATGTGATACACAAGTAGAAAAAGATATGATTTGTTATTTAGTAATAGAGCGAAGAAGTCAATATTATGAACATTACTATTACTGTTGTTCAGAAGAGTGTATGAACATACAAATGCTGAGGGTATAAAATGCCCGATAGATTCTATTGCCAGGGATACTCTATAAAGATAGGACTATTATCTTTAGAGATAGGACTATTACCTTTGGATACGTATTGTTATGTCTGTAAAACCAAGATAACAACGAGCGGATGGGTACATACTGTACACATTATTTCTGAGACAGACTTTGTTAAACCAAGTTATATTTGCTCTGACGTATGTTTGGATATGTTTAGTGTAGAACAGGGTATAGTATTAAAGCCTCTGTTTTACGAACCGTATACAAATGAGAGTGTATGATCCACTTCTTTTATACGTCGTTAATCAGTGAAACTCCTTGTTTCCAGTGTGGTAACCCTGTTAAGACGATAAATCAGGTTTTGTGTACTTTGCATATGCAAGTGCAAGCTAAACCCCCTCGCTACGAGACTTTTATTTACTTTTGCTCAGATCGGTGTAAGGAGCTTTATGAACTCAGCCGTGGATAATAACCTCGTTGTTACATTACCTCCTGGTAATCAGTCTTTCACGTATTATGTTAATCATGTCTGTGATGTTTGTGGTTTAATGGTAGACTTTGATAGTACATACTATAGTCGTGTATCAACAGATACTCATGTTCCGCTTTACGGAGAATATGGCTATACGGTATCCTGTAACGTGTACATCTGTTCTGACCGTTGTTTAGAGTTGTTTATCCTACGAGAAGGACATGACTGATGCCAATAACTAACGAAGACGATTACAAGCTCAATTGGGCTAAAACTAGTAATATAGCGGATAACTACGGTTCTATTATTGACATTCAAAAAGATAACGTAAAGATGACCTTAAAGATTTACTGTGGGGTTTGTAATGAGGACATAGGTACGAATAAGTGCTACGTCCGGTTATCCTCAGATACTTATGTTACTTGGTCGTCAACAAGTTCCCTCATATACATTTGCTCAGACGCTTGTTTGGGTATTTATGATTTGAGGAAAGGCTAATGTCATTTACTCTAGGCGGCGATAAAGATAACATTGTTTTTACCTTTCATTGCCATGTTTGTGAAAGTAAGCTAGAGTCTAAAAATGGTAGGTACATGCAGATTACGTATAGGCCAACGTCTCCCTTAGCCATGCAATTACACAAATCCCTAAAACAGAAAATTACCGTTGCTGTATGCTCAGAAGAGTGTGAGCGCATCCTTATCTTGAGAGAAGGTTAAGATGCTTTGTCTTTGTTGTAGTTCTGAAGTAGATAATAGGACAGTACTAAGTATTAGTTGTGCTGTAGACCCAGAGATCATTGATATTATAATGAATCATTATCCAAACAGCTATACTTGCTTTTACATAGACGGCACCTATCCAGCCTGTTATTTTTGTAGTATTCAATGTATGTCCTTGCATTTGATCCGGTATGGCAGAATATTTATGGATGACTACGCATGATACCACTTGGCTGGCAACAGGTTATCCCACCTACGAGGTACGATGCGTTTTTGGAGTTTCCTACTCGTGATATAGTAAGGTGCAAAGAGAATAGTCTTGAACTTAGTTTTAACTGTAATATGTGTGAAAAACAGATAAAGACAAAACGAGGTTTCTACACGGTATATAATGACTTCGGTATTTGTACCACTTTTTGCTCCTTACCATGCTACGACATGTTTTGTTTACGATACACGATAAAAGAAGATATAGAGGTAGATCTACTTTACAGTACTGTTAGAGGGATATACCCAACGATTAAGATCGGTGACCAGATCGTACCATTTAATCTACCATACTGGATGTACACAGCGGTTATTGGAAGAACGACAAGGAGTAAGAGGAAGAAATGAACATTTATATTGATACAGAATTTAATGGCTTCAACGGGAAACTAATCTCCATGGCTTTGGTGGCTGAAACTGGTGAAGAGTTTTATGAGGTTTTAGCTTGCCGAAGTCCAGTTCCTTGGGTTAAAGACAACGTAATACCAATCTTGAATAAAAAGCCCATAACGTACAAGAAGTTTCAGGAAAAGCTCAATAAGTTTCTCAGGCAGTTTTGGGAGATTACGATCATTGCTGATTGGCCTGAAGATATCAAGCTTTTCTGTAATGCCCTTATAACTGGTCCTGGCATAAGGATGGAACTACATACACCTATTCTTACCTTCAGAGTAGATAGCCGGTTATCTTGTTTTTCTTCCAAAATCCCACATAATGCTCTTTCAGATGCTAGGGCATTACGCGAGTGTGACAAAGATGCCTGAGACAAAAACAATCAATCGCGTTGAAGCCGAGCATAAGACTATACAGCGTTACCTTGCTTTTTATAGAAATAACAATAATAAAATTGTTATTAACAAAGTATTCACTACAGCTTTAGATCACGAAGTTAGCTGCTGTTTTTGTGAAAAAGAGCATGTTAGTAGTTCAAGTGTTATTGTTGTTTCTTTTAATGACGCTTTGGTGTCTAATCTTAATCTCTACTTTTGCTCCGAACAGTGTAAGAACCTTTGGCTCCTCCGCGAAGATGATCAAATTATTCCAACATCTATCCCTTGATCTTTTTTCCTCTACGGAAGCATCTTGGTCCTATGCCTTTTGCACCTTTCTCGCCGGGTACGTACAGCTATACATTCGAAAAAATCGAAAGCATAGACGAAATCCAGTCAGCTATAGGGGACTGCATCTATGTTGAAGGACGGGGTCGTGTTCCTTGGGAGTTTTGCAAGGGCTGTGACCAAAACCGTCATGACCTTGGATACCACCGGAAGAAGCTCTATGTTTACGTCTCTGTAAGCAACATAAATATGGCTAATTTAGAGCTTTATTCAACACATAGTCACTGGCAAAGAATTTTTACATTCTGTAATAAACAATGTCTGGATTTATTTTGTTTGGTTGAAAGTGTTACGCCAGAATACCCAAAGGTAAAGTTTCTTTGGAAAGATAGTCTAATAAACTTTATGAATGACGTTAAATGAAAAGTAATTTCTCTCTTGTATTAGCCTTGGATGACCTAGCCCCAAGTAAGGGTAGATATGTACTAAGGCTAGACCTGTTACCAATTGAAGTAGAAGAAATTGGTATCAGTGTTTACAACGATAACGGCGTATTACTAACATCATCACTATGTACTTTTGCTGGTTGTTGTATTTGTGACGGACCTAAAAAAGAGTATTACTACAAAGATCCACCGTATCCAGATCTAGTTCACTTTGTATATTTCCATGTTAAGGGAACAGAGTGGCAACAGGCGAATACTTATGTTCTTCGTACTGTATGTTCGGATAATTGCTTAACGCTACTGTTACTTAGGCCAGAAACTTACGAAATTCCAGAACAACTAGATCAGTATCTGGTTCCGTTCTAAAGCTATAAACTATAGCTTAGTTATGGCATCAACCACCTTGTGGGATGAACAGCCTTTTGATCTTCATTCTCAGGTTAGCGTAACCGTTTAAGAATCCAACCTGATAAGTATCAAGTAGTTTTTTATCATCAATCTTTGGTAGTTGAATTTCAGTTGGGTTCTCATTTATTAGCTTCAGGAGCTTGTCAAGTTCTTCTTTTGTCATATATTATCCTAGGAGGTAAATATAAGCGTGAAAGATCTGATTTCAAGGGTTACGAGTATCTACGCCATTGACCTCGTCAGTGGTACACGATTCAACAACCTTAAATACTATCTTACGTTAAACAAGAAAGATAACGTTAGTAAACAAATAGCTGGACCTTTCATCAGTAAGGGACCAGATTACCTAGAGTGCTTCAAGGAAGCTTGGGACTGGCACAAGGCAAACACACAGAATGTCGAAAGGGAACCAAATGAGCAACACGACTGAAACAAACGACTACCGAATCATTATTGATCCAGATGGAATTGACGGAAATACTGAGTACTTCATCGGAATTAAACTACCGAACGGACAATGGGACGTTCCATTCGACGTTTACTTCTCTCCAGAAACAATGAAGAAGGAACTCACGGAAATGCTCCTTGCCTTCAGTAAGCCCGCTCTAAAGTTGAATAATGATGACTCGTACACAGAACTCAATACAGCTTCTTGATGTAACGCAAGGATTTAACCTTGCCGTCTTCATTTCCGATATAGTTCAAGGTAGCCTTTTCTACGCAGTCGTAACAGTACTTCTCATGGCTGGTAACATGGCTATCAGACATTATATAGTGAGGCAAGATGCTCAGTAAACTAAGTTTCGCCACCATTCCACTTTGTATCGGACTTCTCTTTGGAGTACAGGCTAAAGGTAAAGTAAACCCAACGCCAACTGTACCTGTAAAGGAAGCTCCAGTTGAAAAGCCAAAGCAAGGCTATTTTAAAGTACTTGTCCTATACTCAGATGACGGAACCTCTTGGAAAGAACTCGGGTCCAATACGTTCTTTGGAGCCGAACTAAGTCTTGAGGCAACTATTGATGGAAAGAAGGTTGGTAAATGAGGACGTTGGATAAATACTGGGCGCTACTTGTAAACTATAGTAATCTGGTTTACAAGATGAGTAAAGTTGAGAACTATTACAAGAACGAAGTTAAACAACTGAAAGAACAGAATAGAGAGCTTCGTCGTCAACTCAAGATCTCACAGGAAGCAGCCCATAAGAAGAATCTAGATCTTGATGCCATGCATTACGTTTGGTGTACTGGTACATGCAAGGGTGTACATCGTTATTGTGAAAGCGAAGACATTACGGCTGAACAGCTAACAAACGTAATGAACAATACGTACAGGATTCTAGCCAAGTTCATTCAGAAGGTTACTTTCACTGAAGAGCAGCGTTCATTGTTCCAGAATCGTCTTCGGCTTCTTAATCGTATCCTCGCTTACGTTGTAACCCTTGGTCCTAAGCCCGATAGTCTTAATCACGGACTTCATAAGATGGATGAGAAATGAACCCTCCTACCATTTACGTATTAGATAAGGGTTTCGTAAGTCTCATTGACAGCATGGGTAATGACCTTTCGGTTGTGAATGCCGCAAGGGTATCCTTCAACAAGCACAAAGAAATCTTTGATATGAAGGATAGGTCACTGGTTAACTACCTAGCGCAAAGTCAACCCCCGCACTTCTCTCCTTTCACCCATGTACAAATCCAGCTTCGTATTAAAATGCCTTTTTTCGTAGCTCGTCAATACTTTAAGCATCAGGTCGGTCTTTCACGTAATGAGATTTCACGTCGCTACGTTACAGACGATCCAGAGTTTCATCTTCCTTCTAGTCTAAGACACGCTGCATCAGATAAGAAACAAGGGTCGTCAGATCGTGTCCTACATGAAGAGGACTATACGTACCTAAAGTACCGGATTAAGGACTTCTACACCGAAGCAAGGGATCTATACCTTAGACTTCTGGAAGAGGATGTCTGTCCCGAACAAGCGCGTATGGTTCTTCCTGTTTCAACTTATACCGAGTTTATTGAAACTGGTTCTCTTTACGCTTACGCTCGTATCGTAAATCATAGGGCAGCACCTACGGCTCAAAAAGAGAGTCAAGATTACGCTGATGCGATTTCGGCTTTGGTTCGTACAGTTGCTCCAGTTTCTTGGGAAGCCCTTATGGGCTCAAAGATATGAAGATTAGTTCTCATCAAGCCTTGCTCCTTTACCAGATTCTCTATGATACTCTTAGGATCCATGGGCTTATCGGTGGTTTGGACCCTGACGCAAGGCTAAAGTTACTAAATGACATCCTCTCTCAACAGTCATGCAAGCTCATTGACTTAGAAAATGAAGAAACTAAGGAGTCAACGTAAATGTTTATTCGCTTCCTTGACGGTACGATTATCAATACGGAGAATCTGGTCCGTATTCAAGTTGAGACATACGGAGATGGATCAGGACTTCGGTTCTCTCTGGTAAAGGGAGAGGAGAATCTTAAGCTGTCTTCCAAGAAAGAGGCTATGACTTTGCTTGAAAAGATTTGGAATGCCGTTGCAGCAAATGTGAATTGCGTTGATATTTCACTACTCTTAAACAATAATGAACAAAAAACGCAACTACTATTAGAGAGCACACGAGGCTAAGAAAGGATAGAATGATCTAAATGTACATCATCGAGGTATGGGACAAAGGCAAGTGGGAAGAACTACCAACGACATTAAAGAACAACAAGAAGGAACTGATTAAAGAGGTTGAAGACCTTAATGAGTTGGTTCCAAAAGAAGTTCTCCGTCTCTTACCCGTGAGTAAACGATATCGAGTAAAGAAGGTAAAAGGTAAGCATCCGATCAATTAGTTGACAAGTTAGGGTAAACAACATATAATATGGGAGTTACATTGTTAACTCCCATTTTTGTTTTGGAGCTTCTTGATGGAATGTTATAACTGTGGTAAGAAACTGAAAGAAAAGAATCTGTGTACTGCCTGTCGAATGGAACTTTACTGTCCTTTTTGTGTTGAGCTAACAGCTAAACCAGACTGTAAAGGACATGATTTGCTAATGACCAAGGAAAACAGGTTTTTAGCAGATAAGATGTTCACTGAAAAACCAATGTTTGATTTAGAGAATAAGCATGTCCCCCGATAATTTAACGAATTACGTTCCGTACAATAAGCTCATAAAAAACACTGATGAATTTAAGCAGCTTTTCTATGCATACGTTGAAAATGAACTTGAACTAGTTCAAGAATTAGGGGAGTTAATCCCCTTTGAAAAACTACTTGATTTTCTTTACGTCTTTGCTGGAAGAACAATCAAGATCCCAGAAACAAAAACGATGCTTAATTGCTTACGTGACCTTGACGTGTATTACTCCTTACAGGAGAAAAACACCCCTCAAGAGATTACTCGGTTAGCTCAGAAGTATGGCGTACAGACTGAAAAGATTAAGTCTATAGAGTACACCATAAAGTCCTTTTTAGCTATAAAAGAGAGCTTAATATCATCTGAGTAATTATACTTTCAATTATTTCACAATTTGCTTTTCAACTTTTAGATCTCCTGTTATGGAGATCTATTTTTATGCGCCTTTTCAATATATTAGTTGAAACAGCTGATATGACTGATACAAATCCAAAAAAGTACATTGGTCCTAAAGTAGACCTCGTTACTGGAAAGCTACTAGGAAGTGACGACAAGCCTCTCGCCGCCGATGGTTCTAATTTTGATGATGAGACAATGCATACACAAGAGGAGCTTCCTGACGAAAGTAAGTTCCTTGGTTTAACGACTCCTGATGCTAATTCAGAAGAAGATAAAAAGAAAAAGAAGAAAAAGAAAAAAGGTTCACAAGATCAGAAAGAAGGCGTTATAAACATGGATGACTTTAGTTTCTTACTAGAAGATGTCATTCCTCAACAGCAGTCTAAGGCTGATATGCTTAGAGACTTAAAAGTAAAGCTCGATGAACTTAAAGCTAATGAAGTAGCGGCTACTCCTGTTGTTAAGAAGAGTAACCCTATTCTTTCTGAGCTTTACCTTTATGGCGGGATTCACAAGCAAATCAACGAAGATGAGGAAACTCCTAAAACGTTAAGTAACTCCCAACAACAGGAGCTTGCCGACGTTGTTCGTAGGCACCTAACCGGACAAATTGTTAAAGCCGGAGGGATCAGAGATGACGAACACTGGGGTCAGATGGTTGGTGATTCGTTAGAGCGTGTCCATGATATGTATAGAAAGCAGAATAAACACGATAGTGCCGACGCTCTTGCTACTGTTATTTCTGGTGATCACAAAACACTTTCACCAAAAATCGGTAGAGTGCTTCGTCTCGTTTACAACGGTGCAACGAAGCTAGGTGCTAAATCCCAACATAAGGAATCATCTCTTATCGGTGGCTACCTCCGTCAAAATGGGATCCACGAGATTCCTGGTAACGCTGATCATAACGAGTATGTCAGTGATCTTCATGGACAGTTAATTACACATCTACACTCTAAGGGTATGAAGATCGCCCAACATCCTGAAACTGGCATTCTTTACGTTGGGAAAAAGAAAGAAAATGCTCTTGCTGATTTTACAGAGCCATTTCTTCCTCCACAAGATCCAAAAATAACACCACAGAAACACACAGGCACAACGCAAAAAGACATTGGTGCTACCTATCGTGCTGACCTTCGTGGTGGTAAAGGTGTTGCGCATCATGGATCGGGACAGTCTACAGACTTCAATGTTAAGCAACTTGTAAAGGCTGCTCTCGATCACCAAGAAAAAACATTAGATAATATCCATAGAGAACTAGCTGAGGTAAAGACTGAAAGTGGCCGCCCTGCGATTTCCGAGATTGCTGGTGGAACAACGCATGGTACACACCGTAATGCTATCGAACAAGAAGATCTAGGTAATGGCCGCGTTCGTGTTAAAGTTAGAATTCCTCATTCCAAGATGAATAACTCATCTATGTTGGCGAGGGATACACATAACGCGATGCAAGAGCATTTTGATATAAATGCTTCGGTTGCACACATCCCAGAAATAGAACCTAGAGGAAATAGAACAAGAGAAGATATTAAACAAGTTAATCTTGAAAATCCTCTTGTAAAAGATAAAGAAGGAAAACTTGTTCCTAATCTTCAGGTTACTGGAAAAACTCCTGCTCCGACAGACGTTCGTCCTTGGATTGGTAGTTCAGTAAAAGTAGATAAAAATGGTGTAACAAGAACCGCTCCTCCTTGGGCTGTTACCATGACAGCTAAAGATAGTGCTAGAGGAATTTCTGCTCCAAAAGGAACATTCACACTAGATCATGGGCATACACTTGAATATAGTGCGGAAATGCCTGCTTCTGAAGTCGATAGTCTTTTTACTGATACTGGATTCCTAAAAGCATCAGCAGTAGGGAAGCAAGGACCATTAAAGTTCTCTGGTATATCTGCCGTAAGACAAAAGACTAAAGTACGCGATGACAAAGCGGGTAACCCTCGTGTTCAGAGAAATCCTGGTGGACTTCTTCCTCAAAACCAAAGTATTAGAAGTACCCCTGGTTTAACCCAAGAAAGAGATCCAGTAAACATTATGCTTTCCGCAGGGGAAAAGACCCGTCGTTCTTCTCTTGATCGTATGGGTGAATATTACCCAACTAGCTTAAGAGAACCAACTACGGTTGATGATCGTCATAGAGCCTCAACACAGGATATGGGAACCGGAGCACCAGAAGCTAAAGTAAATAAACAGGGTTGGGCTGTTGGAAAAGCACCAATTCCACGGGATAGTGAAGGTAAACCACTTCAAAAGTTAAGACTAGTTGACTCTAAAAAATTAGAGTTACTCAGACAATTACAAGCTCAGCAAAAGTCTGGAAAAAATAAATAAGGAAATAACTATGAAAATCGACGTTGATAAGATCGTAACAAGAATTCTAAAAGAAGCCTTCACGACTGGTCCTTACAATACTACACCCGATAATAATGACTTAACTGCTAAGGGTGGAACTGCTCGTCAGATGCTTTCTGGCGAATGGTTTGGAAGTCCTTCATGGCCCTTTATGCAATCAAGTTCAGCTGATTACCAGAAAGCCGTTGCCTTCCAACAGAATCAGTCTGTTGAAGGTCAGGGCGATAACGTAATGATGCACGGAAACCCAATGGAAGAATCTCTTTCTGATATGTTTACTAATCCAAATAGCCTTGATTATATCGTCAACTCATTAGAAGAAGTTGGCTATACGAAGCAAGCTAAGGATCTTGTCACTATCGTAGAGAATCCTACGACAGATAATATTGATTTCCTAATCAATATGACTGAAGCTCTAGAAGCTGATGATGCCCCAGAGTTTATTACTGAATCTTTAATTGCTCTTGCTAGCTATCTTGTAGAAGGTGACGCTGATAGTGAAGAAGTAAATGATACAGAAGAACCCGAAGACTCTGACGAAGGTGACGGTAAGTCTGAATAAGTGTAATGAACATATTCGATACTTATAGTGAACTTTACGAAGAGAACCTTTATCTAAGAGAACACATCTTAGACGAGGATTTTTCTATCTTCTTAAGTGAAGGTGAACAAAAATTTGTTCATGGACAAACGTTTGTTCACTTTCCAACAGATCCTGATATTCTAAAGGATCTTCCTGCTTTACAGGAAAAAATGGCGCATAGTACAGATCCACATCGTGTTGTAGTTAATCATGTATTACAACACGCGGACGCTAAAGAAGAACTTAAGTCACATATGGTTCAGTACATGCAGGGTAAAAAAGATCCTGCTACTAATAAATGGTCAGGTGGTGCAACCCGACTTTTACAGCATATTCCAAATGAGTATGTCAACAGGAATAATCAACAAGTACTTTCTGACGATACGGTAGAAGCGTTAGGCGAAGTAAAACTTCCGCCAATGAAAATACACGTAGATTTTAGCGCATTAGATCTTCCAGATGATCATCCGTTTAACGGAAAAATCTTTTCTACGGAAGTTACACCACACGGCGCTGCACTTAGAATGAATCCACATATGTTTAAGTCGCCAACCGAACATTTAGGTAGTGTTGTTAAGCATGTAATTAACTTAACTGAACCAAAAGCAACAATTCCAAAGAAAAGTTCAACAGCATTTGGTATGGCTGACGAAGCTCTTCATGGTAGTAGACAACATGCTACTCGTCAAACCCTTATTGCATCTGGTCCTGGTGTACGAACAACTGGAGATAAGGACGTAGCGATAGAAGGGTTAACGAGAGGTAAAGAAGGACTCAGTACAGGTGTTATGTCTGTACAAGATTCCGCTACGGCAGGTACAGCAGGTAAAAATCCTAACTCTAAACTATTAAGAGGTGTAGGAACCGGAAGGTCATTAGGGTCACTTGAAGCGTATAGAGCTAGAGTAGCAGGAGCATCAGCACAAAGGGCAGCCGGTCGCAAGTTTATGAAGCGATTTACTGAATCGTCTTTGGAAGCTGCTAAGGTACGCGACCATGCCGTTAAGTCTTTAGGTCTTCATGATATGGCCGCGACGTTACACGACGATGAAGAGCTAAAAGGGCATTTTTATGATCACGTCGAAAGACTAGCTAATGCTTCTTTCCGAGATCCAAAAGCAACAGCTAAATTACAAGGGCATATTGAGTCTACGTATGGTGAGAAACCAACGAGTCCAGAACACGCAGTAAAAATAGTAAGGCGTTATTTTGAAGGGTTTAATCCAGAAGAGCATTATCCAGCAGGAACAGGTCGGTTTTTAACGGATAGGTACTTAACTGGCGAACGGCATATTCTAAAAAAGACAAAAGAAGACCCAAATAGCCAGGATAGAACACTTTCAGATTATGTATCTGGTCTTCACTTACCGCACCCGCAAGGATTAAAGCACGATCCTGTTTATGCTTCACTAGCTGCTAAGCATTTTGCAGATAGACCCGTTCAACAGTCTGATGAACCGGCAAAAGCATTTCGTGTCCAGTTAGACAAGGCAGCTGACGTAAAGAGACGCGAAGAAAAAATGGGCGATAGAAAAAGTATGGCCGCTGAATGGCGAGCCCTTAAAAATGAGCGTAGTTTTTCTTATGTTCACCGCGTTCTTGCACAACGGGGTATACCTGAGGAAAAACGCAATGAACTCATTGCTTCCGTTAATAATCCGCGTGACCTAATTAAAAGAGGAAAATCCTAATGAGTTTTAACGAAACATTATTTAGAGTAATACAGGAACAGCAGGAACTGAACGAACTAAATGTTCGAACAGGATTAAAAAATACAGGGAATAAACTTCTTACTGGTTTAAAGAATATTGGTGTTGGCGTAAAGAACTTTGCTATTGATAACGACATTATAGATCATCCTCAAGTTAGAGCGGCTAAAAAAAATGTTGGAGATATAATGAAGGGGTATAAAAAAGAAGCCAAGAACCTTGAAAGGCAGGATAGGGCTAATACAGAAACAGCGCGAATTGCTCAAGAACCAGTTGAGTTTAGGAAAAGTGTCCTTAATCCTCTAAGAGATCGTGTAATGAATGCTTCTGCACCAATCTCTACGTCTAGAGATGAGGAGGCATTAAAGAAAGAAGCTGCTTCTGGTTATAAACCAGTTTCAGGGCGGTCTTCTTCCTCACCTTCTTCTTCACCTTCTTCTTCACCAAAGCCACCAGCATCTGGTTTTGATTTTAGATCTGCGATGCAAAGAGGAACATTAAAAATGGGCTCGTCTGCATCACCATCACAGACAGCTAAACCTCCTGCTCCAAAGACACCAAATCCTCCCACTGCTACACCGACGCAACAGGCTTCTCCTTCTGCACCGCACCCGCAATCAGTAGCGGATGCTACTAAGGCCATGGAAGGTGGTACAGCAAAAGCACAAACGACTGTTACAGCGGCACCAGCTACGACACCTTCCGCTGCCCCTGCTCAGAGTCAAGAAAGTCCAGAACCAAGTATGCACAGCTTTTTTAAAGGGCTACGGCGAGCTGTTGCGCACAATGTACAGGACGTTAATGGGGCAACGTTAACGAATCTAACAACAACTTCTGGTCCGGAACCAATTGAAAATCCATCTCCAGAAGAAGCTAAAGAGGCAAAAATTCACCGTATTCCAACGGTAACGACAGACACTCCAGTGCAATCCGGGTCATCTAAAGCAGATAAGCCACCTTCAGGAGCACCACCACGGCGTAAAGCAGCAGTACGGTCCAACCCCGATGCTAAAAACGTATCCGCAGGGCCAGTAAAGAAAGGAGCTAAACCATAATGCCTAAAAGTGAATTAGTTCCGACAAAAGGTATTTACAACCTTTCTCATTCTAGGACAGTATCTTCTGACTTCAAGATCCAGGCTACGAAGCAGATTAAAGAACTTCCTAAGTTTGTAGACTTAAGCTCACAGTGTTCTCCTATTACTAACCAGTCTTCTTTGGGTAGTTGTGGTAGTCATGCTATCGTTTCTGGTTTAAGGGAATTCCTCCTACTCAAGACAAATAGTGACGCAACTAGATTAAGTCGGTTGTTTCACTACTATATGGCCCGAAGGCAAGAAGGAACGATAAACGAAGACTCTGGAATGACGATTCGTGTAGGAATGCAAGTTATTCAAGAATATGGATCTTGTACGGAACAAAGAGATCCTTATATAATCAAGGACTTTAAAGTTGCTCCTTCACCAGAAGAAATCGAAGAAGCTAAAAAGTATAGACTTCCTTCTACCTTTGCTTTAAGAAACATTCTAGAATTAAAGAATAGTATAGCTAACGGATACCCCGTAGTAATAGGAATGGAAGTTTTCCCTTATATGGAATCACAAGAAATGGCTAAAAAGGGCGTACTTCAAATTCCAGCTAATTCAGAACAAGCTTTAGGCGGTCACGCTCTTTGTTGTTTGCCGGGAACTACAATTACAACAAAAGATGGATTTCTTCCTATCGAAGACGTAGAAGTTGGAGATGAGGTATTAACGCACACCGGAAAGTTTAGACGAGTCCTTTCCCTTTCTTCTAGGGAGATAGACGAAGAAGTTTATACGATACAAAATAACTGTGGTGAAAACTTATGTGTCACTGGAGATCACCCAATCTTTACGAAAAAGTATTCGGTACAAACAAAGCTAGTACAAACAAAAAGAACTAATTCATTCGAAAAAAATATTGGTTGGACCAAAGCAGAAGAATTACGGCATGGTAACTTACTATACTCTCCAATATACGATGAGGTTACAGTAGACGACGACGTTATATACGAAAAAGAATTCTTCGAGTTGCTCGGAATGTATGTTGGTGATGGTAATGTAGCTGTCAGATATAGTAAAAACAGTAATGTTAAGAGTGCGAAATTACGTTTTTCTTTTGGAAAAGACTACCCTGAACTAATAGACAGGTGTAAAGAACTGCTTAAAAAGTATAGCTTAAACAGTGTTGGTATCGACAATTTTGATAAGCATATTAACTTAGTTTGTTACGACACTAAGTTAGCGCTAAAGGTTGGTGGGATCTGCGGGGTTGCACACCAGAAAAACATTCCATATAGCATATTAACCGCGCCTACTTTTTTTCAAAAGTTCTTTGTAGCAGGATGGTATCAAACCGATGGGTGCAAAACACCAACGGGTGTCTCAATCTCAACTTCAGAGGAGTCATTGAAAGACCAACTACTTTTTATGCTAAAAAGGCTTCGGTTACTTTTTTCAGTGACCAAACGAAAAGCAAGGAGTACTATAATAAAAGGAAAAACTATAAACTGTAGGCCAAACTACATGGTTTACCTACATAATACAAACGAAGAATTAGAACAAGTAAGAACTAATCACAAAAGTATTTATAGTGATAGTTATTTAGTTTCTAAAATAAGTAGTATAAGTAAAGAACCCTACCAAGGAAAAGTGTATAACTTTGAAGTCGAAGAGGACAACTCCTACGTAGCAAATGGGGTAGCAGTACATAATTGCGTAACTGGGTATAAAGAAACCAAAGACTATAAAGGCGGTGGATTCCTGATAGTACGAAATTCTTGGGGGCCTAATTGGGGATTAAAAGGCTACTTTAAAATGCCATACGAATACGTTCGACGAGGTTTCGTGTTCGACTTTTGGACGGGTAGAATGTAAGTTTCTTACATACTATTGACAAAACAACAAAAACCTCCTAGATTTAATAGGAGGTTTTTAATTTTGGTACTAACAACTATTTTTTGTGTTGCTCTTTTTGTTCTCGTCGGTATCCCAGCTTGGATCGGTAGTTATAATTGGATGTTAGCGAAGTTAGAGTACAAGATGATAGGTAATGTAAATAAGATTGCATTATTTTGTCTTGCTCCTTTCATCACTATTATCATAGGTGCTTACGGCCTTCCAGTTAAGTTTTTAGAGTGGTTACATGGCAGATGATCCAAACGTTCATAAACTTTTACTCGTAATGTCACTTCAAGATAAAAAGCTATTTGAATTAGCCGCTGAAAAGCATGGATGGACATTAAGTAAGTGTATAAGAGTATTCATGCGAGCAGCAGTTTTACTCGATTCAAATAAAGCACCGGATATCACAGTAGCTATTGCTAAAGCTCAACTGATGGAGAAAAACCTTTGATTTCTATCCTCGCTACTACAGTCGTTTGTATAATGCTTCTTTTGAGTATTCGTTACTGGCACATTAAAAGTGTAGAAAAAATCCGTCAAAGATATGTAGACGAAATTAAATCCTTACAACATATCTTGGATGAGTCCTTATCAGAGTTTAAGGCTCAGATGACCAAACTAACTGAATGGGCCGCAAGGGATTTACCAGGAGATGTAAGTACATTGTTTTTCTCTAGTAAGGAGAGCAAGGAACTTAAAAGTAGACTTAAGCTCAATGAACAGAAATACTATGAGCTTATGACCCCGTTAGTCCAGGCTATTCAGCAAGAACTAACTATTTACATTCAAGAGAAAAGCACTAAAGTAAGTGAACGCCAAGCCAAGGTAATAAAGGATACAATTAATGAGAGAGCTTAAAGTTCTACCACCACGTTCCAGAAAAATGCCAGATCAGCTTTACGTTGCTGGAGTGACGTATACGGACGATACAAGTAATACCCCTGTCATTTTACTTTATGGAAATAACGCAAAACTCCTAGAAGCAATGGTTGAGGCGTATAATATCCTTGTAAAGCAAAGAAAAGAGAAACCTGAGAAGAAGCCTTGACATCTCAACCCAAACGGCTCATCTTTACAGTGTTCGCGGTTGACGAACAACGGACCCTTGAAAACTGAATCTGTAAGTCCCCGGTAGGAATAGCTCTTAGGAAACTCTTCCTCAGAGATGTCCCCCCTCTCCTTTTCGAAGGGCTATTCCTACCATTTCTTAGTTTAAAAGATTGGTAGCTTTTTAAGGTTGTTCTTTTCATACGTTGACCTCCTTAACGCTGAATTCACCAACCATGGCCTTTTGCCCTTAGAGCTACCAATACCTATACCGGGATGGTGCAGTCTGGTCTACCACGCTAGCCTCATAAGCTAGAGATCACTGGTTCAAATCCAGTTCCCGGTCCCATTTCAAATAACGCACTGATACTCAAGTGGTAAGAGGGCAGATTGCAACCCTGCTATTCAGTCGTTCGAATCGACTTCAGTGCTCCAAGTTTCATTCGGTTGTAACTCAGTGGTAGAGTGTTCGACTGTTAATCGAACTGTCGTAGGTTCAATTCCTACCAACCGAGCCATATTAGAAAGGCAGTCTCTAAAACTTTATATGATTTTAGAGACTGCCTTGACATTTTGCTTTTTTTAGTGTACATTATTTTGTATGAATAATATATGTCCGATATGCACTAAAGAAAAAAGTAAAAGAGCACAGTCTTGCAGAGAATGTAATAGCAAAAAGCGCCGAGCATCAAGGATAAGAGAAGATGGTAAAATAATCTGTTTAGCTTGTAAAGGCTACTTTGACAGGGCATTTTTTAACTTAAAAGATAGTAAGTCTGGGCGTATACAAAATGTGTGCAAGACTTGTCAAAACGCAGCGGGTAATATACACTATAAGCGTAATCAAGCTAAATATATTGATAGGGCTAAGCTCTACAGTAATAATCGTAAATTTTTAATTTACAAAAATATCTTGGCTTACTTTAAAACACACTTTTGTGTTGACTGTGGAGAGAAAGATCCTTTAGTCTTAGAATTTGATCATCAAGGAAATAAAGAGTACAACATTTCCAGTATGGCCAAAAATAACTGTACTTGGGAATTAGTAGAAAAAGAAATTGCTAAGTGTGACGTTCGGTGCTCTAATTGTCATAGGCGTAGGCATAAAATAGAAAGTAATTACGCTATTTACCAGCTATTACAATTAGAAAATTCTCAGTAGAAGATTTTCGTTCTCCCGCCATTTTAATATAACGAAGCGATGTCCGAGTGGCTGAAGGAAACGGGCTGTAACCCCGTAGGACTAATAACCCCATCGTATGTTCGAATCATACTCGCTTCACCAACTTTGTATTTGTTGTAAGGAATAGTAAAAAAACCATGACTGATAAAAAAGTTTACGTTGTAATTATTTTGATGTATTCAATACTCATTCTTACTCTCCTAAACTATACCATGGCTATGATTGCTGTTGACATCGTTCATACATTATTCGCAATGTTTGGTGCATGGAACTTTGGACTGTGGCTTTCTGGCGCAGTAGGAAAAAGAAATGCGAATAATTAAAGAAGGCATTCTCCCAAAAAAAGTCAACGTTATTTACGCAGGAAAATGCTATAACTGTAAGTGTGAAGTAGAACTAGACGAGGAAGAAGCACTTTCATTAACACAAGTAATGTACTTCAACGGTAGGTTAAGAAGTATGATAGTTAAGTGCCCTACTCGTAACTGTAACGACGGAATTTCAATCTATGAAAAGGGTAAAGACATAGCAAGGTAATATTGGGGCGTCTTTCAATTGGTCAGGAACGCTGGCTCTGACCCAGCTAATGAAGGTTCGAATCCTTCCGCTCCAGCCAATTTTGGACTAGTAGATTTCAATGATCGCGGTCACTCAGACTTTGAGGAGTAGGGAGCAAGTACTGCCAGTAACCCTACCTAGTCCATTACTTACGGGTGTGTAGCTTAGCGGTCAAAAGCGCTGGCCTGTCACGTCAGAGAACGGGAGTTCAAATCTCCTCATACCCGCCATTTTCAATTATAAGAGTGTAGCTAAATGGTATAGCCCCAGCCTTATAAGCTGGATGCCCTTACAAGGTATATGGTGGTTCGACCCCACCCACTCTTACCAATATCTTAATACGTGCCGGTTAATCACCGGATAGTACATGAGGCGGATACGACGAAGTAGGGTGATTCCTATGCCGCCTAAGCATATAATTATGCCGGAATTAGTTGGTTTCGTTAGTGATGTTTGAGCATGGTAACGTAATATTATACGTCTGGGGCATTCCGCCCTTGCAGGTATTGTACTAGCTGATCGTCATTCAACTATAATGCGTGTATAACTCAATGGTAGAGTCTCAGCCTTCCAAGCTGTAGGTTACGGGTTCAAATCCTGTTACACGCTCCATGGGACTGTGGTGGAATCGGAATACACGCGATTCTCAAAAAATCGTGACGAAAGTCGTACGCGTTCGAACCGCGTCAGTCCCACCAATTTTAATTGAGTGGTAAGCGGAATAGATAACAGTAAAATAAAATCACATGAAATTAAAAGAGTCTATTCCGCTTACGGAAGTTTTTATCTATCTAGGAATTCTTTTATCTCTGTCCAAGTTTTTTCTATTATTTCTGGAGTAAAACGAATATATAAATTTGGCTTTACTAGTAATTGAATATTAGCTTTCTCACAGCGTTGTATCTTTTCATTATCTATCTCTTGTATACGCTTGAATTTAGCCTCCGAATGTACTGGCTTGTAATGATAAATACCGTTTATTTCAATTGCCTTACGTAAGGTAGGAAAGAAAAAATCAAGTTCATACCCAACAGTTTTTCGGTCATTACATACAAAGGTAACGCCCGCTTCTAAAAGTTTTTTTTCAATAGCGATTTCTAACTTTGCGCGACGATGCCCAGTTTTCTTATGCATATTATTATATATAGCCGAACAAGACTGGGAGCAAAAACGAGTAAATGTTTTGTTCTGGCAGTTCACGCAAGTACGTACAATACGTTTATCGTTAAATAACCCGTAGCAAGTCGCCCCACAGAAGATCAACTTAGCTTTTGCCCAGTAACGACGAAGGATAGCATGTTTTGTTCTGTAAATTTCTTTTTTACATTGCTTACATGTTACGCATATTTTACTTTTATACGGAAGACCTATAAGAGATGCAATAAACTCTTCTGTAATTTCTGTCATAAAAAAACCTTTCGTTTAAACTGTCGAACATTGTCACCCAGACTATTATTCTCTGTTAGAAGAAGAATAAATAGTACATAATATTGAAAGTTCAAAAGGAGTAACATGACAAACGAAGAACTAGTAGAAAGACTCTTAGTAGATTTTCCTGATGGTATTTCTGAATGGGAACCAATGCCCGATGGAACTAAAAGGAATCACGTTTTTAAGATAGCTGCGAGTAAGAAAAATCCTCTTATTCAAGTAAATATAGAATTCGTTTTAAATCTCGAAAAAATACATGGAAAAGAAGCTATTGAGGTTTTTATTACGTCAATCCACGAAGCAATCAATATGGCTGCACCATTAGCAAGGGAGTAACATGTATAAGCGTATAAGAGCAATCGAAGGTATGCGCGGTAAAGCTGTCCTGTATGAACTAGATGAAGCAATTACTTACAGAGGCAATAATGACGAGGATGAGAAAACAAATTTTGTTATTGTTTCAGCCGTAGTAGCTCCGTATACTGGTCCAGAAACATATATTTTTCCATCTAATGAAGCTGGTGCAATTGTGGACTGGTGTGAAATTAGTGGATCTTATCGTGGTGGTCTGTGTCATACGAAAGCTATGGAAGGGCTAATGAGGAGTATAGAGAAACATGCGAGCGACGAAGAAACTTACTGAAAATATTCCATATATTGGAACCAATGTAAACTACGTTCTTTCTAATGGCCTAACGCTTACAGGGCATCCTGACGATGTTGTTAATGCTATAAATAGCCTTGGCGAAGAAAAAGTATACTTTTCCGAGTCTAAAGGAATTACTCCAATACGCCTTATGGATACACAACATATAAAGAACGCTCTTCTTTCTGAACTTAGAAAAGCGGGAGGTCCAGCAAAAGGAAAACTTACAGATTCAGAATTTCTTGACTATGTATACAGAGTTAAGCACTACGGTATCGTTTCTTGTTTAGAGACAGAACTACGGAATAGATATAAGGAGTACTCTCAACGAGAGAACCTATGTCCCTAGAGGATCTACGGCTCTACTCGACGCAGTTGGCAAGGCTATCAGTTGGACAGGAACCCGCCTTAGTAACACCAAGGAAGAAGATCGTCCGTCGAAAGTAATGGTTATTATCATTACTGATGGACAGGAAAACTCCAGTACAGAGTTCTCTAAAGATAAGATCAAGGAAATGATCGAACATCAAGAGAAGAACTATAATTGGCAGTTTGTCTTCCTCGGTGCGAACCAGGATTCCTTTGCTGAAGCGGGTAGTATTGGCATTAGCCTTAGAGGCGTCGCTAACTACTCGGCTGACTCTATTGGAGTAAACGCCGCGTTCGTTTCTCTTTCTAATAACGTCAGTACATATCGAGGCTCTAGTGAAAAAGATGCTTCATATAAATGGGATGTTACTCCAGATATGGTAACAGGCAATAAGGTAAAGGGAAGTAAGACAGCATAATGTTTGATACGTCTAGTAGGATTAGTACACTAGAAAAACAAGTTTCAGCTAGTTACGAAGCATTTAAAGCATCGTCTGAAGTACAGGAGTCTTTACTTACGTATAAAAGAAACCTCGAAAGAAATTGCCGAACTCAAACAAAAAGATATCTTACTGTTTAACGCTGTAAAAGCTCTTCATGAGGAAAATCTAGCCCTTAGAGAACTACTAAGTATAAAAGCATAAAAATAAAAGACTACATAGACCTAAAGGGAGCCGTTTGGCTCCCTTTTTTGCGTTTTGGCAGTAAATTTGACATTGATACTTCAAGGGATTATATTAACACATCTTTTATATTCGAGATATAGAACATGACATACATTGAAGATTCAACTATACATACAGATGAAGAGCTATCGCAAGATGAAGTAGCAAATCTTGTATGGGAGAAACTCCTAGAGTGGCTCAATTCACAAGATACACTTGATCCAAGTATTAAACAGTATTTCATCGAACGTTCTGAAGATCTCAGAATCAAAATGCAAGCTATTTATGTAGAGATGCAAAGGAAGAGTATAACAGCAATCGCTTCAGACGTAGAGTTTGAAAATGAGATGCGCCGAATGCTCAAACAGAATTATCCCTTTATGACTACGAATCAGCAGATGAATGCTTTGAAAACATTTGCAGAGTCTAATGAAAAGAAGCTTAAACGTTTAGAAGCACAGTTATACGGATTCGATATCTTTGAAACAGTTCAAAAGACAATTCAATCTGTATCGGAGTTCAAAGTACAAAAAGAAGTGTACAATTCAGTTAAACAGATGCCGTCAGATAAACGACAAAAGATGCTAGGTATCCTTACCAGTATTATCTCTGACGTTGAGGAAAGCGAAAATCTATTAGGTGAAGCGTCAAATGATGACAACGAAGAGTAATCTAGAGGATGACCAACAGGTTGACCTAGAAAAATTCCCATTCTTTTTACCGGAACTTGAAAAAACAGAAGTTGAAATTCTTCTTAGACGGAATCCAAATGCAGCGAAAGCTTTCGTTGACCGTTGTGCTAAAGGAGAAATTGACTGGGAAGCTTTCACTCCAGCAGAACGTGGGATCATTACTAATACAATAGTAGAAGCAACGATCTCAGGAACCAATGAACTTCAAGCTATCAAAGCATTAAGAGAAGCCGATTGGTTTCGTACTCCTGCAACGCCAGAAGAATTCGTAAATGATCCTAAATACCTAGGCGAAGAGATGTCTACTAGGATTTATGCTCCATGGAGAAAGGATCTTATCTTTGTATTAGACCCTAAGAATGAGATACACGAATGGGTTTTGAGCGGAGGAATTGGCGTTGGGAAATGTACTTGTAATTCATTCATTCTAACGGACTTAGGCGTTTTACGTATTGACGAAGTTTATGCTAAGCGCAATGAAATAAATGCCGTCCTTGCCGAGTCTGGATTGAAGCAGGTAGAAGAGTTCCATGATGAAGGGGAGACAGATACATTTAAGTTATTTACATCTTTAGGACATGAAATCGAGGCTCGACCTAATCATAGACTAAGAGTATTTAATGGAACAGAAATTTTATGGAAAGAAACAGAAAAGATCGAAATAGATGATGTAGTTTTGCTTTCTTACAAAAATAATGTATGGGGTAAAAACCCTTATAATATTTCGTTAGAACAAGCTGAACTTTGGGGAGCTATTATTGGTGATGGATGTATAAAAGAAGCAACAGTTGAACTAACATTTGGACCAGCCGAAGATGAACAAAAATATCAAAGCCATGTAATAACTCTTGGTGAACGACTCTCTCTTAAAATGTATGCACATAAGTATCAGAGAGCAGATACGAAACAAATAGTACACCGCGTTAGCTTCAATGGAACCAAACTAATAGCGGAATGGAAAGAGCTTGGACTATCAGGAAGATCTTGGGAGAAGAAAGTACCTATTGCTATTCGTATGGGAACTAAAGAGGTTGTAGGAGCCTTTCTCCGAGGTTTATTTGATACTGATGGAACTGTATATGAACGAGGAAATGCTATTGAATTTACTACTTGTTCAAAGGATTTAGCGGAACAAGTTCAATTATTGTTTCTTAACTTTGGGATTCGCTCGTCCAGAAAGTTTAAGAGTAACAAGTATAGAGGTGCTTGGACAGTACGGTTAATTGGTAGAGAGTCTAAAGAGATCTTTGCAAAAGAGGTAGGATTTAGACATCCAAAGAAAGCTGAACGGTTAAAGGCATTACTAGAACGAGAAGCAACTACCTGGCGGCATAATGACAACGAAGTAATCCCAATTGATTGGCAAATTGTTTCCCAAGTAAGAGACGCAGTCCGTGGTAAAGGACTGGGGCTAAAAGAAAATCGTGATATGTTTGTTTGTGTCAAAACAAAAGGAAAACAGGCATTCACGTATAAAGCTCTTGATAAAATAGTAGAAATATATGGTGAACAATACCTTCCAGAGATACTAAAGAAGATTTATAAAGAACGGTATACCTTTGATACTGTAGTTACGAAAGAAACTAGCCGTGGACACTGCTATGATCTAACAGTAAAAGATGACCCTTCCTATATTTCAAATGGGTTTATATCTCATAATACACGTATTGCTATTATTTCACAATTGTATAAGCTCCATGTACTTACTTGTCTTCGTAATATTCAAGCGTATTTCACATTGGACTCTGCTACTAAGATCTCATTCGGTCTTTTTTCTCTTTCTATTGATAAGGCTGAAGGTGCTATCTCTGATGACTTCAAGACTATTATCAATGAAAGCCCTTACTTCAAAAACGTATTTCCTATCAAGAAGTCTCGCAAGATAAGAAAGGCAATGAATAACGCTGCTTCTGGTAACATGCGAGATATGACTGACTATGAGATCATCCTACCTCAAGGCTTACAGATTCTAGTTGGTTCAAAAGTCTCTCACGCCCTTTCTTACGCTGTAGTTTCGGCTATTTTGGACGAAATGAATTTCCGAGGTAAGCGTACGATTAAGTCTGGCGAAGATGAGAACTCAGCCGAAAACCTATACAAACAAGTTCGTTATCGTATCACGTCACGTTTCGAACGTCTCTCCTATACGCCAGGGTTACTTTGTGTTATCTCTTCAAGAAAGACATCGTCAGACTTCCTTGAAGCACGTATCGCAGCCTTGGATGGACAGCTTTCTAACCGTACAGGTAGTTGGGTGGCTAGACAAGATCGTCATGCCTTCATCTCCTCTTACTCTCAGTGGGACGTTAAGCCGGATAACTTCTTTGATATGAACAGAAAGACGTTCAAGGTATTCATTGGATCTTCTGCCAGATCATCCAGAATACTTACTGAAGAGGATGAGAAAGATTTCCCAGAAGGTAGCCCTAACATTCTTGAAGTTCCAGAAAGTACCCGTCGTCACTTTGAACACGATGTAAATGCGGCCCTTAGAGAACTTGCGGGTATCTCTTCATCACCAACTAGTCTGTTGTTTGATGATCCAACGCTTCTTAAGAACCTTTGGGATAGAGAACGGTATTCTCCATTCCTTGAGGATCAAATTGAAATTGGACTTAGGACAAACAGAAGCATTTCCAGTTACGTACTACAAAACAATTTCTTTTTCGATGCTGGTTTCGCAGTAATACCAAAGTACCACCCAGATATGCTAAGAACTATCCATGTAGACTTATCTAAAAGTGGTGATAGTACTGGTATAGCAATGGGTGGCGTTGCTTACATTAAGCAGAATGTCGGATCAAACGTACTAGGAAATAAAATCATAAGTTCCTATTCACCAGAGTTTTTCATTGACTTTGCTATAGCAATCAAGGCTCCTCAAGGAGATCAGATCGACTACGAAAAGATCCAGCAGTTTTTTAGCTTCTTACGGAAGATGAAGTTTAAAATACATCTTATTACGTTTGACCAAGCCTTCTCTACTGGTCCAATGCAGATGTTGATTAAAGACAACTTTACTGTTGATAATCTATCGGTGGATAGAACCGATATTCCCTATGTCTTATTCAGAGATGCTGTACACAAGAATAACGTTAAGTGTCCATATAACAAGATCTTAGAGATGGAATTACTAAATCTTATTCATGATTATTCCGGTGCGAAAGCTAAAGTAGATCACCCTGTAAGAAACTTTACAGGGGGTGCCGGAAGCAAAGACATATCCGATGCGGTAACTGGAGTAATAGCAAATTCTTATTCGATGCTAACAGATAATAAAAAACATCCTAATACTGCAAACCTTGATATTGCAAGTAAAATCATAAATTCACTTTACAAACAAGATGATCTAAATAGTTACTTCGCGTCTGAACACGAAGAGACTAAACTCCTCAATGAACATATTGATAAATTGAATCCATTCTCAATTAAGCCCTAAAGGATTTATATGGACGATTTTAACAAACCAGTACAACAGGTTTTAACCCCGATTATCAAATCGTTTCAGGTACTGTTTGGCCTTTCTGATAAGCAGGTTAGCTATCTAAAAGGTCAAACTCCTGATGAATCTAAGTACGTACCGGGAGCAACGTTTGAAGAACGTCTGAGTAAACTCTATGTAGGAAGTATCGAGCTTTCGCAGGATCGTATTTCCAAGTATAGAGACTTTGACCGAATGGACGTTGCTTCAACTGAATGCGGTGTTGCTCTCGATATCTACGCCGAAGAAGCAGCCCAGAAAGATAGTAAAACAGGATTACGTGTTTGGATTGACTCTCCTGAAGATGTTGTAGCTAGCGAACTAAACGCAATGATCCAAAGGATCAAGCTTGAAACTAAAGCTTACGGTGTTTACCGTAATTTAGCCAAATACGGTGACGTTCCCCTCTATCTTCTCTTAGGTGCTTACGGAGTCCATGATACACAGTTCATTCATCCTGCTAGGGTTGAACGTATTCAAACTACTTCACTATTAGGATTTAAGGCACCTGAACTAGCAAGTTTGCTCCCGACTGATAATAAGGGAATCTTTAAACCTTGGGAGTTCATCCACTTTAGACTTCTTGCCTATGACCAGGAATCTGTTTACGGGAAGTCAATGCTTGATAATGTCCGTAAAGCATGGAAATCGTTTAGTATGTTAGAGTGCCTTGACGAAGAAACAGAGATTCTAACAAAAGATGGATGGATATACTTCAAAGATCTCCAAGAAGGCACGGAAGTAGCCACACGAAATCCAGATACTAAACAATTTGAATGGCAAGTACCAACAGAAATTGTTGCCAGGCCCCATGATGGCGATATGATTAAGCTCTCTAGTAAGTCTGTTGACCTACTGGTTACGCCTAATCACAGGATTCTGCTAAATAGTAAACCCGCATGTGCCACAGTAGGCCCCATAGAGCCACAAGCAAACGGGGAGTACGTTGTTAGGGCTGAAGAACTTCTTGGCAATACAAGCCGCGCTGTAGGAATCCCTACTACGTCTGAATGGACTGGGACTCCTATCGGAGAAAAAGTATTTCCTAATATTCCAAACGATGTAGTTTCCGTTCGTGATGGAAAGACTATGTCATTCCAGACAAAGGGAGCACCTGAACGGAGGATAAGCGGTGATAATTTCTGCGCGCTTATGGGAATGTACCTTTCAGAAGGTTGTATAAACAATGGATCACGTAAAAAAGGACGTTCAAGTGGACTCCGTATCGCCCAGCAGGTAGACTCTAAAGGTTACGAAACATTTAAGGCTACACTTAATGCTATTAATAATGGCGAAGATGTTAGCCATGACGGTCATGCTTTTCATCTGAACTGGGGGGCTGTTGTACCTTACTTTATGCAGTTTGGAAAAGCAGCTGATAAGTTCATTCCAGATGAAATTATGGATGCGACAAAAGAGCAACTCACTATTTTCTTTGATCATTTTGTTCTTGGTGATGGGCATTTCAGAAAATATAAAAATTGTGCTAGAGAGAAATCAGTTAATATCTCTACTGTTAGCAAGAGGATGGCTGGACAGTTTGTTGAGATAGCCCAGAAGCTAGGATGGTCCGCTTCAGTAAATACAAGAAAAGCTTACAGTAAGGAATACGTAAATAAAAAAGGACAAACACGTATAATGACATGTAAGGAGTCTTATCTCGTAAGTATTAAATACTCCAAGGCTAATAGTTTTGCTGCCGAAAAAGTTTCTTACAACGGTATGGTTTATTGTGTAAAAGTTCCTAATACCATCGTTTACGTTCGTAGGAATGGAAAATCGGCCTGGACTGGTAACACGATGATTATCCTATACCGTATTGCCAGGACGGTCCAACGTAACATTTTCTATGTTGACGTAGGTCAGGCATCGGTTGAAGAAACGCATCAGCTCGTAGCGGATTACAAGAAGTTCCTAAAGAACAAGAATTACTTTACTGATCCTAAGACTAATGAGTTTAAAGTAGACTTTGACCCCGCGATGTTCTTACAAGACATTATTTGGCCGGTTAGGGCTGGATCGCTCTCTAAGGTAGAACCTCTTCAAAACAGTCCAAACATCGGACCTCTTGAAGACTATGAACAACTCAAGGATAAGATTCGAACCGGACTAGGTATTCCAAAAGAATACTTAGAAGGTGTTCAAACTGGTGGGTGGAACTCAAAAGAATCTCTAATGTTACAGGATGTTCGTTTTAGTAAGAAGATTCAAAAGTTACAAGAAGCTTTTAGAGAAGGTGTCGTAAAGCTTTGTCAATTACACTGGTCAATTGTACATGGTGAATTCCTCGATCCACAGCGTTTCCAAGTTCAACTAGGAACGATCTCGGAAACAGCTGAAAGACAAAGAGAAGATGTTCTTCTCCGTAAGTCTCAAATCCTAGAGATCCTAGCTGGTGTTGCTAATACTCTTGGATGGAACCGTTGGGTTTGGGGCGATTACCTCCTTGACGAAATCTTCCCTCTTCCTGCCGAAACAAGAGCAAAACTCTGTACACCTGATCCAGTTCTAAACATGGAATTCGAGAAGGAAAAAGAACTAGCTGTTGCAGACGGTGGAGATAAAGGTAAGGTTAAAACCGCTGATGGTATTAAGGCTAAGAAACCTAATAAACATGTTACTGCCGATAGTCTTAAGTTCGGTCTAAGAACATTTGGTTATGGGGAAGCTAAGGTAGATGACCCGTTGGATCCTAATTCTGAGCTTCTTGAAGAGTTCAGGCAAAAACAGGAAGAACTTCAGGAACTTTACCCCAATGTCCGCCCTGGTGACCTTATCGAGAACGTTTTAAATGGATTCAATAAGAAGGAAATGGCTGAGGTAATTGCGTACAGGGATAACTACAAAGACAGGTATATTGATGAGTATACGCCACAAGAGTCTTGGAGTAAGAAGATTGAAAACGTTTTTGAGATCATCGACCCAGAGTCCAAGTCACCTGATTATTACTTGACTGAAGCAGAAGAATTTCTACAGAAAGCTTATAACAATACAGAAACAATAGAAGGAACTATTGTCGAAGAAGTAAATAAGACGATTGATTAAGGAACGATATGTTAAACCAACAAGAACTAATTGCGCGTATACGGGTATCCCTAAACTATAAGTATTCACAGCAGGATGTGAACGATATAATCAAGGCGCTTACTCTCACTGTTTTAGATGCAACAGCTAACGGAGAAGAGTGTTCCTTATTAGGTCTAGGGAAGTTTTATAGTCGCTTCATAAAAGGAAAGCAGATTAAAAAGACAGGAATCCCGTGGCTTCAAAACCGTGAGTTCACTATACCAGATAGGTATCATCTCGGTTTTGCTCCTTCGTCTACTGCAAACAAAAAAGTGAACACAATTTCGGAGAAATTAAAACAATATGGATCTACTAACAAGCAAAGATCTAGTCACAGCGTCACAAATAACGAGAAGGGCGAATCTTCATAAAATTCACCGTAATTTTCTCGGTACTGGTGAATGGTCTAGGCAAAAAACACAGCTACAAACGATTGCAAATAAGAGCTTTCAAGCTCTACAGAATAAGCTAGTACAACAGTTGTATACGTTCATTAAGCAGTACTTGAAAGCTGACGATAAAGAAACAAAGCACCAGGAGTTATATAATATCTTTCATGAGTTCTTTAAGAAGTCTTACTTCCTCGGAGTCAAGTCTTCTGGTGCTGGTTTAGTTTCTCATACGTTTTCTTTTGCCCATAACGTGTATGGTAAACCAAAGATCTATGAAACAGAAACGCTATGGTCGGCTGAAGCAACTAAAATTGAGCAAGAATTTTGGGTTGAGTTTCTTAAGCATGTAGACCGTTTTATCTCTAAGTCGATACTACAACAGTATGTACAAAGACTTGACTCACATTACCTCGCAGGTAGAGTCGTTGGTGCTCCTTCTAATTCAGTTGTTTACTGGATTATGCCAGAGGATCATCCTCATTGTACTACCTGCGAGCAGTTACAGTATTCCTCTCCTATTGATAAAGAATGCATGGTGACAACACCACGAGGAGGGTTATGTACTTGTGGGAAACTTTGTACTTGCAAGATAAAAATAGTCCCCAAACAACTGAGAACTCGGGCATCTTTATTACCCCTCCAACTAAGTCAATTGAAACAATAATAACTTTTTCCATTTGCAAAAAACTTTAGGATATTAGTTATGGTAAGTTCTATAACTCCTACGCTAATGCTCCTACAGCAAATAAGGGTATTGGATAAGGTTAGATCAAGAACACAGAGATCAAGAGAAAGTATGGACGAAACAACTGACCCTCTTTTAGAACACATGCTCAAAGCTGATGAGAAAAAGCTCAAAGAAATGTTTGAGCAAAAGAAACGTGTAAACGAAGGTAAACTTCAACAGCAAGAACAGCAAAAACTTGAAGAAGAAAAGCAAAGTTTATCAAAGCTGTTCACGAACATTAAGAGTGGAAAGACAGGTAAACTAAAAAACTTAGTTTCTCAGCAGCCGCTTAATGAATGCGATGATACTCCTTCTCCAACAATTCCAAACAGTCCAGCTGTAAATAATGAACACGAACCAACTGAACTCCAATGGGAGCCCATTACATTTGGAAACCTTGTTAGATCTTACCCTCAGTCTACGGCTATCAGCGACGTATATACGGTTGTACATACGGTAATACAGCAACCGGGTCTTTCAAGAGCATTACTGGGTGAAAAGGGAACGAAGTTTTTAGTAAAAGCCGATAAGGCAGGAAATCTCTTTAGAGCAATGCCTTCCGACGATCCTCAAGCTTTTGCTAATACTGGATTAAACCCTGATTACGATGAAGACGACTATGACGATACGGAAAAAGAAACAGCTATTAAGCCTCTTTACGTACCGACAAGTAAAGTAAAAGAACTTCTGTATAAAGATAATGAGTTTGGTGTTTCTGAAAATATCGAATTTGAAGAAGTAGCTAAGCCAAAACCAGTACAGCAGGCTAAACAGAGTATTTTAGAAGATGTCTTTTCTAAGTCAGAGCTTAACCAAATATACTCCAATACAAACGAGATTAGTATAAAAAGTCTTAATTCATTACTCTATTCAATCCAAAAACGGTTGAATACAACGAACGAGAGTAAGTACGAAAAAGTAGCTGATCTTCTTTCTACCCTGATAGCGGAAAGCTTACTGGTTAGAAAAGATACCATTTCTTTCGATAAATTCATCAAAAAAGTGAATAAGTACTAATGATAACTTATACCGCTACTGGACAGTTGGTTAGAGCAACTAAATTCGATCGTACGACATTTAGGAAGATTGCTCTCACATCAGGCTCTTCAGCGGATAAAGAGTTTTACTCTTCCGTTGATTTGACAAAACTTCCTTATCCAACGTTTCCCCTTCTAGTCTTAACGCCAGGAATAGAAACAGTAAAGTTTCTTTTTGCACAAGTAACAGGTGGTACGGCAGTTATACGCTTAACACAAAAGCAAGGTAACAGCCTAGCTAAGTATATTGACTTGGATCTTTCTGGTACGTTACTGATGTCGGGGGTGAATATTGCGCAAATAGCTGTTATAGGTACAAAAGTAAATGATCTCTTAGTTACAGGACCGATTATAACTGGTACTCCTCCTAATCAGATTATTACACAGCCTGAAATTGAGCCTGTATTTATAGAGTTCATTGGAATGGGCGTTTAATGTTTGATCAAGCGTTTGACCTAATCCTTTATCTTGAAGGCAAAAAAAGTAACAACCCAAACGACCCTGGTGGTAAAACTAGTTTCGGTATTACTCAAAAAACATATGATGCTTGGCGAGTAAAGAAAGCTCAACCTCCAGCTGACGTTTATAACATAACAGAACAAGAAGCCAAGGATATCTACTATAGCGAGTATTGGCTCCAAGGTGGCTGCGATAAGCTAACGCCGAAATTAGCCATTTGTCACTTTCAAGCTGTTGTTCTTCTTTGGAAAACTAGAGCTAACAAGATTCTAAATGACGTTAATGACCTACAAAATACACGTAAATCACTTACTGAAGATTCGTTATGTTTTCTTTATCTAACGCTTCAGTATAATGTACTTAAAACACTGTTACAAATGAATGACAAACTAGAAGTATTCCGCTATGGGTGGATTAACCGATTATCAAAAACGTTTAAGTTTATTTCCAACATGGAATAAAACAAGGAGACAAAAATGGCTAATAACTACTACAAGAACGCAAAGACCACTAGACTAGAACTACCTCTCGGTGTCAGTGGTACGATCAAGATCAACCCAGGTCAGTATGTTAAGGGTGACTCTTTTGCTCCTATGGCAGAGCTAGGTTTCTTAACAGACGAAGGAACTGGAACGCCTGCCGAAGTAACTGCTGATCCAACACTTCTAGCCTATACGGAATCTTCTGAAGTCGAAACAGCTACGATTTCCGCTGGCGATGGAGTCAACATCACTGCTGGTGGGGAAATTTCTACTGACGTAGTTGACATCCATGCAGGCGACGGCATTGCAGTAACAAAGCTAAACGGCGTATACACAGTTAAGGCTGACGTAGTTGAAGTAACTGCTGGCGACGGTATTACCGTAACTCCAACAAGTGGAACGTTTGAAGTTGCAGCTGATGTCGTTGACATTGCGCAAGGTACGGGTATCACAGTAACTCCAGTTGCTGGAACGTATACCATTGCCCTTGCAACGCCTCCAACTGTTTCTGCGAAGCTAACGGATGGCGCTATCGCAGCTGCTAATAACATCACGTATTTTATCACCAAGGGGTCCGCTCTAGGCTCCTCAACGCTTGCAACCCCAACGGTCACCACGCATGATGGTTATACAATGACCTTCGTTTCGACAACTGGTTACGCTCACGTAATTAGTGTTGCCTCTGGGAAAGTAAATGGTGGAACCAACACCACGCTTACTTTTGACACCAACGTTGGAAGCCACGTTACTCTCGTTGCTTATCAGGGTGTATGGTACACGACTTCTAGTGCTGGAGTAACGATTTCTTAATGTCCAACATTAAAGAAAACGATGGCGTAGACCCTCTAACCTTGTCCAATATGATTTTGAACAAGGATATGGAGGGTTACGGTATGAATTGGATAAGTGCTGGTCAGCAGCCAACTGAGCGTAGGAAAACAAACCCTATTCAGTTGACTGCTGACTACGTTCCTAACATACCAAAGACTGACTACACTTTGGACCCGAGTATGGAAGTTATGAAAACATTAAAAGAAGACGCGGTCCAACCACAGCAGCCTGTTGAGGCTAATACAAAAAATCCTAATGTAATGTCAACTAATCCTGACTATAACCCATGTCCGGCTTTTTTACTTGGGATTTGCAGAGTAGATTCTAAACCTTGTTTATTCTCTGCTTTAGACTACAAGACATGTGGAAAGTACTACTTAGCGTCAACTGGCGACCCTGAGATGTTTGATGTTAACCCAGGGAGAGAACAAGCTCCCGAATACCAGTTTGGAATTAAGGCTCAATAATGATACCTTATTTTATTAATCCCCACCAATTTAGAATTGCAGTTCCTAATGCAATGGGGTCATCCACTTCAGTCCCTCCAGGGGGATTAGTAAAGGGTACATATTATAATGATCTCGCTTTAATTGGACTTTTAGACGAGTATAATGGTGTAGTTGATCCATTAAACGTCTATTACGTCTACCCCGAAGGAAGTGGAGGTGGTTCCGGTTCAGGCTCAGATGGTATCACAGATATTATTGCCGGAACTGGAATCACTGTTGACATTGTAGGTACTGAAGCAACGATATCCTTGTCTCCTGGCTCTATCACATCTTCGATGATTGCTGATGGAACTATCGTTGCCGATGATATTGCAGGCGGCGAAGTAGTTAAATCAGTCAACGGATACCATGATGCTATCGTACTGATTGACGGCGCAGGGTCAACGGTTGTAACTACGTTTGCTGAAGGTGAAACTCGCTTCGCTATTGACGTAGACGCTCCAGGTTTAACAGCAACTGCTGCTGTAACGCCTTTATCTCTTTCACTTTCTAATGGAAATCAAACACTAAACGGTTCGATTTCTATTACTGCTACCCACGATGGTGGAGCAATAGCAAAGCAAACCTTACCAATCATAAGCCAAACCGGACATATTGGTTTAACAGGTAATATCTACGATATAGACGGTATCGTTCGCTTAAACTCAACTGAGGACGATACTACTGTTGTTGCAGATACTATTGCTCGGTTAATGACCTTTGTCCACTCTGACTATAGATACCTTGCTGCGTTCTTGAATAAAGACGCAACCATCTTTGTAGACGACGCTGATGACCTCCCGATCGTTGCGTCATTAAGCCCAACAGGTCTTTTTAGAGCAGCTGGTTTAATATCGTACGGGAATATAACTGCGTATGCAGAAGATCTAAATGAAGTATTTGCTGTAGATGCCTTAGACACGTTAGCAAACAGTTCTATTTCTTTCTACGCAAAAACTGATGCCTTCAATACCATTACGTTAGAGGAAGGTGCATCAATCGAGGGAACGGTATTTAGCCTTCCTTTAGAAACCTTTACTACTTCCTCTGTAACAGTCCCAGCTATACTAGTAGAAAACGTAACCAATACAGCTAATGCTCTTGCGTTACAAACAAAAGACAATACAAACGCAATTACAGCGCAATTAGATACCAACGGAAATCTCTTTGTCAAGAGTATTGACGTAGCTGGGATAAGTACACCACCAATCTTTTTAGTCGGTGGTTCTTACGCCGTTGATAACTACGATGAAAAAGTCTTTATCTTCGACTGTGCATCGACAGCCACTACGGTTGAACTACCTGAACTAACAGTCGGTGGAGTGGTAAAGAACGGTACGCTCTATACGTTTGCTAAGTACGACGCTACTACTAATGCTGTTTTAATTGCGCCGTCGAATGGTCAGCAGATTAACGGACAAACGACTTTGACACTAAGTACTCAAGGGCAATCGGCTAATATAATGGCTGTGGTTCAGTCATCACCCTCTCCAGCTACGTTCTGGATTACAGTAGGAAAAGCATAATGAGTGATGTCACACAGATTTCTGGTAATCAAATCAAAGATGGAGCTATAGTCAATGCTAAAGTTTCTCCATCGGCGGCTATTGATTACACCAAAATAAACTTCTCTAGTGCTACTCCGAGTATTATTGGAGCCGAAAGTGTCTTAACCTTTTCGGCTCCTTTATCTCGTAGTGTAAACACTATTTCATTAAACGTTGTTCCTGTCAATAAAGGCGGAACAGGTTTAGCTAGTGCGGTAGAAAAACAAATTTACTTCGCTAATAATTCTGGTACTTTTGCACAATCTCAGCATTTGGTTTGGGACTATACAAATTTTAGATTAGGTATTAAAACACCAACACCATCGTATGAAATTGACGTTGCCGGATCTATTCGATGCGACGGACAGTTTATCGGTGTTTTAAACGGTACTTCTTACTTTACGCAGGGTTTAAAAAACACTAATGGTGACGAAGTAAGCGTCGCAAGCTTTACAGTTCCTACTGCCGGACAGGCTTTAGTAGCTACGTCAGCTACAACAGCAGATTGGGCGTCCATCACAGCTGATGGTATTTTACCAGACCAGTCGGGTAATGGAAGTAAGTTTTTAACAACTAATGGATCTGCGGCTTCTTGGGCAGATATTCCAACAGATATACCAGATCAAGCTACACATAGTGGAGAGTTCCTTACTACTAACGGTAGTAATGTTTCATGGGCGGCTATACCAGTAGAACTTCCAGCAATGTCTGTTGGTACTAAAGGGCAGTACCTTTCTAATAACGGTTCGGCTGCGCAGTGGAATACGATTGGGATAGTTGCTATTATAGACAATTATACTACTCTTGCTTTAACTCCTGAAGACTCTGGTGCTGTTTTTACTAACCTTGGTGATGCTGATGGAAGTGTCTTAGAATTACCGACTGCTGCATCTGGAATTACGTATACAGTTTATGTACAAACAGCACAGACTATTACAATTACGGCTAATACCGGCGATACAATTAGAATTGATACTTCTGTTACAGCCGTCGCTGGCTCTATTACGTCGGCAACTGTAGGTTCGGCTATTACACTTGTAGCTATAAACGACACTGAGTGGGTAGCTACTAGCGTCGTTGGAACTTGGACGATATAAGGAAAATCTATGTCAGATACTAAAACATACGGATTAACCACAACGGGTGGTGTAGTAGACCTTCCTGGTACTGTCGCTGTTACTGATGGTGGTACAGGATCTACTTCCCAGGCTGACGCCCAAGCCTCCATTCTTCCTACTCAAACAGGAAACGGTGGCAAGTTTCTAAAAACAGACGGAGCAGGTGCTGTTACATGGGATACACCTGTCGCGGGCTCCTCAATAGTTCTTGGTTACATTCTTCCAGATGTAATAGGATCATTACCAGCAGGAATTAATAGGTCTCTTTATTCAGGAGATTTACTAGAGTTAGCTCCAACGACTATTTTTTCTACAACTATTGCTGATGCGAAAGCTAATCCTAGAACAGGTTGGACTATAAAAAATCCAACTAATTTTTCTGCTATTGATGCAAATGTTACTACTGCTAATAGATTACACTTAGTTGGAACAGCTTCTGGATCATATGATTGGTGGTCCGGAGCAGGTACTGCACCGTTACTCCATAAGTTGATAAGTTACAACGATGATTATTCTTGTATAGCACGTATTCATTGTTTACAAGCAAGTGATACTTCTACAGGAATGGCTTTTATTGTTGCTGACCCTACAGATGTAGCGTCAATGGTGCGGACAGATATTTATAGAAATGGTTACGGAGTTGGATCTCAAGTAGACACTTCTTCTTTTACGAATATAACGGCGGCCGATGATCAAGCTGAATGGGTTTGGGCATGGAAAAATGGATCTAATATAGGGCTAGCTGTTTCCGTAGATGCTGTAACAACTCCACCTACTTCTCCTTCTTCTTGGGTAAAAATAGCAGAAAATAATATTGTTTTCGCAACTGCAACACGACGCATAAATGGAGCAATAGCTTTTGGATTTTCTTTGTTTAGAGGGTCAGGTACTGGAACTCCAACAGGAGAAGTAAGTTATTTTAAAGATTATTACAGCAGTATGTATCCAGGTAATAGAGGAATAAGTATTCCAGGCGATTCTGCGGCTGGTTTTGCTGCAAGTACTGATGTAACTCTAGTTGCTTCTGTAGATCTTACAGCTTCTGGTACAACAATATCTAATACGGATATTCAAAATGCGTTGGTTAATGCTACAAATACACGGTATAGAGATTTAGGTACTGTTACATATAGCGCTGTAAGAGGCGGATCTCCTTCTCCTGCTGCAAGTACTTATCAAGCTGCTGGCTCTGTAACCGTGAGCGGTACGGGAAGATACTTTGCTCTTTACGCAAGATTAGCTTCTGACGGAACTCAAACAGCATCAATTAACCTATCTAAAATAAGAATTCCTATTACGTACTAAGGACTTATATGAAAACAGCACAAAGGTACATCATAGCTTTACTTCTTCCTATTTTCCTTATTGGGTGCTTACCACCAAATCCTGGTGAAGACAAACTAGTAATTAAAGTAGAACAAACTTTAAAAGGTAGTACAATAATCTATGACGAAGGTATGGATTGGTACGAGCAGAACTACTTAAAGCTTTCTGAAGATACAAAGAATGTATTTAAGTTTGTTCATAAGAACTTTCCTGATACTTATCGAGCAACCGATAGTGCCTTACAGCTTTACAAGGCTGGAAAGACAAATGACCTATCCGTTCAGTTCGATGCCTTACAGAAGCTCTTAATCAGTTTAACGACTTTGGTAAAAGCCAATGGTGGACCAGACCTTGTTGTAAACCCTCCAGTTAAGAAGGAGAACAAATAATGAGTCCTATTCTACTTTTCCTAATTGGACAAGCGGCTGATATTTTAATCAAAGCTGTAATTCGTAAACCTGATCTAGAGATACATATCGCCCCAATCATCCAAGGGCTTATTCCTCTTATGTCACAGGTAGCCGGGGAAACACCAGAAGAGACTAAACAGCGTCAAGATGCTGCCGAAGCCATCTTCAAAAAGCATGAGGTTATACCAGGATAATGGATCCAGCTGTTCTTAACCAAATTGATTTTACTACGGTTGTTATTGCCTTTCTGCAAAAACACCCGAATGTAATTATTGGTTTCTTTATAGCGAAAATCGTTATCAATGTTATACGCCTTCGCTATAAGAACCCCAAAACCCGTCCTTTAATCGCGTCTATTATAGTAGACATCGGTGATACTTTAGCCGGTAACCTTTGGGGTCCAATCAATTCCATCCCTTCAGATAAAACTGTGTCGAGAAAAGTCAGTAAAAAAGTTAAGATGATAAAAGGACAAGAACCTCCTGTAAAAGAAAAGAAGCCTCGAACAACTTTCAATAGTGAGTAACAGATGGCAAAAGCATTCTTTAGAAACGATAATCTATACACACTTTCTGTACCTGGATATAAAATTCCGGGTATTATCGTTAAACCAGGAAAGTATGTTAGTGGTAACTTTTATTTACCTGAGTATGAAAAATATGGACTGACATCTGTTGGTAACGATATTGTTGTAGACCCTATTACAGATTTAGTTTACGATTACGTTGAAACTGTAACTGGTGCTGACATGTACCCAGCAGTACCAGAAGGTTTAGCTACATTAGACGCTACAGGTAAACTTGATTTAGATCAATTACCTCAATTAGCAATTTCAGATACATACGTTGTAACAACTCAAGCAGAGCGTCTAGGTCTAAATGTTCAGGTTGGCGACGTTGCCATTCAAACGGATAATGGGTTTACTTATATCCTAGCTGAATCCCCTGCAACAGATAATGCTCACTGGAAAACACTAGCAGCGGCATCAGGGATTCTTGGATCTGGCACTGCAAATCAAATGGCTTATTGGATAAATGGAACTACATTAGGCGGAACAGATACCATAACACTGAATCCCGCATTATCTTCAAAGTGGCTTAGTCTCAAATACGCTGGAGATGAATACCTAAACTTAGGTTACAACAGTCTAGGCCCTGGAATGTTTGCAGGAACCGCGTTTGCTTCCACTACTGTCTATAACGGTTATGGGTTCTTTAACGGTATTCCCCACATTTTCACATCGACAACTGCAGCATTTGGAACAAACTCCGCTAACTTCATAACATTCAGTACAGAAGCCAACACTACTCCTGTAATGGAAATTCCTGCCGTTGGGTACACAACGAAACCAAACCTACGTCTTGGAATGACAGCGGCTCAGACTGCTAGTCCATTTGAGATCATAGACAGTACTACTGCTACGGTGTTCAAAGTTGCTGGTACTGGACAGGTTGATGTCAATGTACCAAACAGCACTAAACACGTATCCTTCCTATGTGAAGGGGTTGAAGTTGCAGCCATTAAACAAGGTACTATTGGAACACTTGGTTTTGGTTGTGGTGATAATCACTACGGTTACAACATATACGTCAGTGGGCCAACCGTTATACCCATAATCTCATCTCCACAGTACGCTTACTTTGCTGATACTGGCAGCCATGTTGCCATTACTGTCGATATCCCCAATGATGGAATCATCTTTGGAAATTCTCAAGACGTTGGTCTAGCCCGTTCCTCAGCTGGTGTTGTAAAAGTCACTGATGGTTCAACGGGGTATGGATCACTAATTGTTTCTCAGGAAAGTACTACTCCTAGTATTTATACTTTGGGGACGGGGTATCTAACGTTATCTGCCCACAGTTCCCTGACACGGGAAAGAATCAAGATTGGTAATGGTGGAGGCGGAATTTCCTTAGAGAGTGGTAATGGTGGAGGCGGAATTTCCTTAGAGAGTACATGCGGAATTTACTTAAATGGACCTACTTTCGCTCAAGTCAAAGTAACCCCAAATACAGGAACAGCAACACCAGCAGCAACGGATTCAAGGACGGTTTATACCAATGAAGGTGATGCGGATGGAAGTACTATTACACTTCCTTCAGCAGTAGCTGGTCTTGAATACACAATTGCAGTACAAGCTGCTCAAACAGTAACTGTTACAGCAGCTACAGGTGACACGATTCGTGTAGCGGCTTCAGTGACTGCACCTGGGGGAAGTATTACATCAAACTTCGTAGGGTCCATTATCAAGTTAACTGCTATAAATGCAACAGAGTGGTTTGGACAAATCACAGGTGAGTGGACATTTTAGCTATGCCAAGAACTGAGAGTCAAAAACGCTATTATGAAAAAACTTCTTTTACTCTTATTACTTGCTTTACCTCTAAATGCGCAGTGGAATAACTCTGTGTTTATTGGTATGGCTAATTTATCTGGATTGGGTTACACGTCACCTACTTACACGTTAGGTGCAGAAGTAAAGTATAAATTAAACCAGTTTACTTTTTCTTTTGATGGTGATTGGTCCCCTAACAGAAAAACTAATGAAGAATTTGGGTGGAGTGGAACGTCGCACTTAAACGCTTTTTACTCCGTTCCTGAAACTCCAATTATTGGTGGAGGTTGTGTAGGTTACTCTTATACAAAAGCACCTTTATGGAGTAAAAGTTCTTTCCGCCCTTGTGTAGTACTTGGAATAGATCAACCAATTAGTCAACAAGTGTCTGTTTTGGCTACTGCACGACAGATTTTCTCTGGTACAGATAAGATAAACGAACTAAACGGTCAGGAATATGAGCTTCGCTTGACATATCAGCCATTTGGAGCTTATATTAAACTAAATGGTAATGTGTACCACTTCTTAGACAGCAATAACCACGATAAAAGTTATGACAGAACTACATACGGTTTTGTTTTAGGAAAAATCTTCTAGGAGGAAGTATGACAACCATTAGCGTAAATTACGATGTGAGTAACCCTGTTTATGAAACTGACGCCCGTGTTGTTATCAATAGGCCGACATCAGGATCAAACCCAGGAGTTCTTTTTAAACTAACGAATGAATCCTTTACTGGTGGTACGTTAAATACTCCATTCACATTTACGCTACCTGTTGTACTTTCTCCTACTCCTAGTGGAACAGTAAATTGGACTTCGTCTAATACCGCTGTAGCTTCTGTTATTTCTGCTTCTTATACGACAATCGACGTAGAAAGCAATGCTGAAGGAACAGCTACACTTACTTGTACTAGTTCTGACCAAGGGGAAACGATTCTCGACGTTGTGGATGTGACTGTAAGACCTCAATACTTCTAAGGGTAATTATGGCAATAGCTTTTTTTAGAAACGACAACGACTACGAAATTATAGTTCCCGGTTACCAAAAGGAAGTAAAAGTCCCAAGACAAGGGATTATCAGTGGTAACTACTACTTAGGACTATATGACAAAATAAACTTAACTCGTTTAGCCGACGATTTAAATGTTACTGTAGTCTATAACTATGAAATTCCACCCGATCCAGATACTGTTTCTGGCACAGGTACGTAACAATACAGGCCGCTCCAGCCGTCGATGGAATTGATACACATACAGCTGAGAATGGCGGAAACGTTAGTATACGTGGCGCTTCCGGTATCAACGGCGGCAATCCAGGGCGAGTCGTAATAGATACGTGTGATGGTGTTGGCAGATTAAGTTTTTCTAGTCTCGATACCGCGCCAGCATCAGCATCAGCAGCCGGGACTTTAGGTGAAATTCGTATTACAGCTGATGCAATTTACGTATGTACTGCAACAGATACTTGGGTTAAAACAACCCTTGCAACATGGGCCTAATAAAGGAGTAAACAATGCCTACCGATTCACAACTTTTCGACATTCTACAGAAACTAGCAGATTCCCTTGACGCTTTAAAAGCAGAGGTAAAAGCCCTCTCTGATAAAGTCAATGGACCAACTGCACCCCCACAGCCACCGAATACACCACCAAACAGTTGGCTCGATGTATTCAGAAAAGTTTGGAAGACTCCTCTTATTGACGAGTGGGATGCTTCATGGGGTCCATTCCCTTGGAATAAGGATGGAATCATCACTGTAGCTAATCCAATCTCAGTTGGAGTAACGTCAGCTGATCAAAAGTCCTTCATTGTTAAACTAGCAAGATGGGGTTTCGCTCCATCGGATCCTGCTACACCAACGGCTTGGAATCTTACGGATCTACAGAAAGTTTGGAATAACGTAAACTTCATTCTAAAGATGTCCGAGGAAGATTGGCAGAATTCCATTTATGCCAAGTATAACATTGAACCAGACCTTGTTGCGTTCCTTACCTATGTAGAACACTTCGACCCAACGAATCCTTGGTCAAACTTTGGTACTGACACTAATCGTCCTGACAAACTACAGGATATGAGTTTGGATAAAGTCCTTGCTCGTGACTACTTCAATACCCATCAAGGTGGCGGACCAGGACAAGGTGGGGGTAACTAAACCTACAATGAAGAGATTAGTCTTGCTGTTAGGTCTTGCGACGATGCCTTTATACGGGCAGTACTATAGGGCTCCCACACCCGTTCCTACGGTTAGGCCAACCCCAAGACCTACAGCAACTATTCCAATTTACCAAACACCAGTCCCAACTAATCCTCCGTATGTAACACCAACGCCATTTCCTTCTACAACACCGTCATACGTAGCAAGGGAATGGCGTATTACTATTGAGATTAAAGAAAATGGTGTTATGGTCCAGAAAGACGTTTACGTCTTTAACGGTGAGGACTGTTTCCTTCAATGGGCTTCGCCCTGCATTGCTAACTTAAAGAGAAACTAATGTCTTTAATACCTGTTACAATTACTGTTAAAAATAGCTTGAACGAAGAGCCTATTGCAGATACTACGTTGTCAATATGGACAAACGTACTAACTGCGTCAATCGTACCTAATCTAATTTCAAACATTGAGGGTATTGCTACAACTTCTTTACCACAGAATGCTACGTATAAGGTGTTTGCTTATAAAGAAAAAGTAACGTTCAACCAACCTCAAGTCATTACTGTTGGTACGACGCCACTTAATCTAACAATGTATGGTAGTACGCGTTTTCTCAATGAGAACATTAAAGACAAAGTTTTACTCTACGGGTATATAAAGTATCTTGATTTAGCTCCTGTTCAAAACGCAAAGGTGTTCATTCGCCTGAGTCCAATTCCTCAATATGAAAAGAACCTATTACTCTCAAAAAATGATCTGGTTATAGTAACGAATCAACACGGGTTTTTCAGTGCCTTACTACCTGGAGATACACAAGTTACGGTTTCTATTCCCGAAGTACATTTTCAGATTACGAGGAAACTACCTCAATACGGTGAGGTTGAAATTTCAGAACTTTCTCGTAATGCAGAGTAATGTTGTATTTTCAATAAATCCATAATTTTCGTCTACTTTTCGTCCTATATATTTAGGGTTATTCACTAATCACATACTAAGAAAGAGGTTTTTAATATGCCAGCTTTTAATGTTACAATTCCCCAGAATCCTGCTCGTTACGATCTTTATGATCCAACTGATCCTATTGATCGCCAGTTAGATTCTCTTGACCAAGCTGCTGGACTCATGCAGAGTGTTCTCTATAACCTTACGCACAACATGTCTACTGCTACTGTAAATGGTAAGGCCCCAGGCGTAGCGTTTACAACGGGTACGTATCCATACCCTGAACGTCTAAAGACAGCGAATAAGTCAGCTTATGAACAGCTTTTAGACAAGTCTGATGTACTTGCCTCTGCTGGTCTTGTTCAGCTTCTAAACGAAGTAAACAAGCGTATGACCGCTCTATCCGCAATTTGTGGTAAACAAGACTAATGATTAAAGAACGGCTCCTTGCTTTCATCGAAAAGCTAACTAGCGACATTGAAAAACCCGGCGTTAGGATGCTTCAAGGTAATAAGTCCAAGTGTATCATCTTCAAACGGGCTTATGACTTCGATGAGATGGAAGGGGAGGAGGACGAGAAGTATGACTTCTTTACCTCCGACTATAAGATCTCGGCCAGATTTGATCGGTTTCAAACTAAGATAATCCTTTCACAATTTGGTCCTAGATTTAGTCCTGAAGTAGTGGATGTAATTATTAAAATGGCCTGGAACTTCCCAAAGGTACTGATCAATCAGGCTACAGGTGAGTTTGAACCATTCAATGATAACACTCCAAGTTTACCACCATTACCGGCTTCTGGTGGACCACCAGTAAGAACGGTTTACATAGATAGATAAGGTACTATGGCTGAATTACTAGTTGACACAATTTCTTTCACTCCGAAGATTCTTGAGAACTCATCGGGGAACGGGAGACTTGTCGTTGAAGGAGTATTTCAAAAAGCAGACGTAAAAAACGCAAACGGTCGTATTTATCCACGGAAACTTTGGGAGAACGTCCTAAAGGATCGAAACATTCTTGAATGCCTAGAAACAAAAAGAATGTTGGGTAACGTCGATCACCCAGCAGATTCTACGCCAAGGTTAAAAGGTGCCTCTCACATTATCACATTCCTTGAGATGATGCAAGATGGAACAGTAATTGGTAAAGCAGAAATCCTAGAAACAGAAGATGGTAAGTTGATTAAAGAACTCTTAGAAGCGGGAGTACCAGTTGGTATTTCTTCACGCGCTAAGGGTTCTTTGACTAAAGGACCAGACGGAACTTTCATCGTACAGGAATCTGACTTCAAGCTTTTAACTTTTGACTTTGTAGCTGCTCCTTCAACTCCAGGTGCCTATCCCAAAGTAATTAGTGAATCTACAGAAAATGAAGAAATTAAAGAAATACAGGAGAATTACATGAGTGCAAGGGAAAAGTTAAATTACCTTGAGCAGAAGGCTGCTACTGTTCTTTGCCTCAAGAGCAATGATCTAAATGAATCAACGAAGCCCTTTGTTGAATCTACGATTACTGACTTGGTTATCGAACTAACCAAACTAAGCTCTGAGGCCCCTGAACTTCGCGGACTTACTGAATCTCTTATCCACAACCTCAACACTAAGCGCAACGGAATTAAGTTCGACTTAGTTGAAGAGTTCCCATTCCAGAAGAAAGACGATGAGTCTGACGAGGATGAGGACGACGACGAGGATAAGAAAAAGAAGAAGAAAAAGAAGAAGGGTGAAAAGGACGAGGACGTAAAAGAAGATACGCAGGGGTCTGCCGATCAAGGTTTCGTTCGTACCGTTCCTATGGAGCCTCCTCCACCTCCAGGTGAAGGTTGGGCTATTAACCCCGGCGACGCTGGCGTTCTTGCTGACATCAATAACTCTGTAAACAACTTCATGGAAGGCCGTGAAGATGAATCAGAAGTTGACGAAGATACCCGCGTTCAAGCCCTAACCAATATCGCACTTACACTTGTTCAGCTTCAGGAAACTGAAAACAATGCTGTAGCTCGTGCATTTGCTGCCGCTTATCTTGTTGAGCATGATCGTAGAACGACTGAGAATCAAGCGTATTCCCGCGTTGTTGAGAAGCTTCAAGAAAAGATTGAAGAAGGCGCAAAAACCGGAAAAATCGTTCTTTCTGAGGACTCCGATCTTCGTGCAAATTATGACAAGCTTGTAGAAACCTTTGATGAACTACAGACTCGTCATCGTCTCCTAGCTGCCAAAGTCTATGCTCTACAAGAGCTTGATAAGGCTGGTCTAAAGGACAACAATGCTGCACGTAAGGTCATTGCTGAAGCAATTCAGCGTTCACCTACCAAGAAAGCTATTGACGAAGCAATCATGGGTATGGCTTCTGTTAAGGGCATGAGGCAGGAAAAGAAGGAACTCACTGAGTCAGTTCAGAACATCGAAGGTTCTGTAGCGAAACTTAATGAATCCAACAGTGTATCCGATTATGGTCTTTCTCTAGCTAAGAAGCTCTCCAAGAGCCTCAGTTATTCTCGTGCGTCTTAATTTAAGATAGAAAAAAGTGGAGATTAAAAATATGAAGAAGCTACAGGATATTTCCGAACAAGTTACTGATAAGCGCGCAAAGCTCATTGAAGAGTGGGCGGGCTATGTAGAGGACATCAAGAATCCCTGGGAAAAGGGTAACCTTGCGATGATCCTTGAAGAGCAGTATAAACACGTTTCTCAGTTAAACGAAGATGTCCGTACGTCCAACATTGCGACGTTCGAAAAGTTCATCTTCCCAATGATCAGGACCGTATGGCCTAATCTTGCCTCTCTTGACCTCGTGTCTGTTCAGGCTATGGACGGCCCAGTAAGTATGATCTTCTACTTTGACTTTACCGCTGGTTCTACCAAGGGTAAGATCAAGAAGGGTGACGTACTTGCCGGGGCTCGCCGTGGTATGAACGAGAATGCTTACAACTACCCATCAGAAACCATCGACGTTGAAACGCTTTCTGGTGGTGGTTCAAGCACTTCTTACGCTCCAATCCGTCCTGGTTCAATGACTGTTACCTACACGTCAGGGCTAGGCAATTCCGGTACTCTAGTTGACAATGGCAACGGTGCTCCAACTACCACAGTAGCTGGTGAAACTGTTACGCTCCATATCAACTATATGACTGGTGCTTATACGTGGACAGTTTCCGGTGGTGGTTCTGTCGCTACCGCTCAGGCTACGTATGATTACAACAGTGAAGGACCAAACTTCGCTAACAACCCAATCCCACAGATCGACGCCCAGCTAACCAATAGCCCAGTCGTTTCTCGTAAGGAAGCCCTCCGTATCATCTGGTCCGCCGACGTTGCTGCACAGCTTCGTTCGATCTATGGCCTCGACGCGGAACAGGAACTTACGGAAGCTCTTGCCCAACAGATCCGTTTCTCCATCGACAACATTGTTATCAATGACCTATGGAGAATCGCTTCCGCTGGATCAGTTGTATTCGACGCGGCTCCTTCTAGCCCTTCAATCCCATGGTTTACTCACCAGATGGCTCTAGTAAAGACACTACAGTCTGGTAGTAACATGGTATTCCAAGAGACACGTAGAGGGTTCGCTAACTGGATCGTTTGTGGAGTTGACGCTGCTACGATCATTGAGTCCCATCCTCTCTTCGAATCCGCTGGAAACCTCAACGGCCCCGGTGTTGTCTTCTCTGGCGTTCTCGCTGGTAAGTGGAAGGTTTGGAAGAACCCCTTCCTAACTTCAACCACTGTTGGTGACTTCGGTTCCGCTAACTTCCTTCTTGGCTATAAGGGTCAGAACTTCTATGATGCCGGATACGTCTACGCACCATGGATTCCATTCTACTCAACACCTACTGTACAGCTTGATGACCTAATGTTCAGAAAGGCTGTTATGACGCATTTCGGAAGAAAAGCGGTTAACGGTCTATTCTACGCCAAGGGCCTCATTGACAATGCCTAATAGCCTCATAGGCTAGAGGTTGGTAAAGGTGGTTGTATAACAGCAACCACCTTTACTCTTTTTAGGACTTAGTATGAATGAAGATTTCGCACTACAAGTTGCAATGCATAATGTAATTAAGCAAATCCAAAAAGACAAAAAAGAAGGAAAACTCGGTACAAGAGGAATGGCAAATGCCTTAAAAAACAATCGTAAAACTATTGATCTTTCATCTGAAAAATCAGATGTTGAGAAGAATCTAGAAAAAATGGGTATAGGTATTTTACCTAAATAAATAAAGGATTTACAAATGCAGCCAATCTTTATAAATAACAAACACTATAGAGTACAAGTACCAACTCCATCTGGGATCGGAAAGCTCGTTGCTCCTGGTTACATGGTGGAAGGGGAGTACTTCCTTTCTGCTTGGAAGAAAGGTATGGATCTCGATAAACTATCAGAAGAGGAAGCTAAAGCGGTTGATCGTGGTTTAGTACTCTTATCTGTAGATTCAGCTAGTACACCAACCGAAACAAGAGATCCTGCTCCTGAAAAGGAATCTCGGTCAACACCAATTTTACCAGAGATTAAAGACGAACCTAAGAAAGATATCGCACAGATTCTTGAAGAAGCTATGGCTGGTGGACGTAGCGTTATTCCTTCTTTTAATGAGATGAGAAAGATGTCATTTGAAGAGCTTAAGGAATTCGCTGTCAAGTACAACATTACTGACTTCAAGACACGTCCTGAACTCTTAAGCAAGCTAAGAAAGAAATTTGCTGACTAATGTTTAATGCTACAGTTCTTAAACAGGAACTACCAGTAGCTCTTGGTGGCGAGGCGGGTGTTGGTGTTCCTATCGAAATAGGCGAAGCCGGTCTTAACCTAGCCATCAAGAGAACAGTTGAAGTTTTCTCGCGGTATAAACCTTTTACCAAGAAAGAAAACTTTGTTACACCTTTAGCCGGTATGACATATCACATTTGTCCCGAAGGTGCTACTGGTGTTAAAGACATAATGATTTCCCCTGGTATCCAACCAGGAATGAATTCTGGTTTAGCTGTTGAATCCCAATTACTATCTGGTGTTCCTGTCTATTACGGTGTTGGTGATACTTATATGGATATACAGTATCTAGACTTACGCCGTAGATGGATTAAGACTGTTTCGCGTGAACTAGCATCTGATCCTGATTGGGCTTACGTCATTGATCCAGAAACGTTTAGATTAAAACTATACCTTTACGGATCTCAGCAGCTTTTTGTTGATGTGGAATTGACGTTTCCTCATAAAGATGATTTAACGTCAATTCCTCCTCATTCACATAAATGGGTATCGGATTGGGCTCTTACCGAAGCAATGTTAATCGTCGGAAGAGCTAGACGGAAATATGATAAAATCCCTGTAGCTGGAACAGTCATGCACTTGGACGGAGATGCAATGGTAGCCGAAGCTACTTCAATGCAAAATCGCCTTCTTAATGAAATTCAGTCTTCAAGGGCTGATCTATTTCCGAGGTACGTTTAATGGCTGACTCTCGTTCTTTTACTGATCGTTTACGTTCTCTAGGTATTTTTGGAAATAAAAATCCAAAAGCAGATGAAGATAAAGAGTATAGTATTACACCAAAAGAGTACAAAGTTATATCTGGTGGTGTTACAGCATTAGGGCCAGCAAAAGAAGCTTTTAAGCTTGGTGTAGAGCCTTCTAAGCTCATGGCAGATAAAGATGTACCAACAATAACAAGAAATGCTGTTCGTAGGATTGCTTCTGAGGGTGGAACTAAAGAAGAAATTGCTGGGATGACGTTACCTCACGTAAGTGATGAAACTGGGATGGGAACGTATAACCGTCCGTCATTTGAAAATTATGTTGTAAAACCTATTCCACATGGTTTCAAAAATGCTGAAACTGCTCAAAATGACATTGAAAAAGCAAAGAGCCTAACAATAGCACAGAAAAGAGCAGAACTAGGTTTTAAGGATAAGAATCCGATTACGCAGTCTGGCATAAAAGGATGGGATGGCAAGTCAATGGTAAAAGAGAGTACTTTTTTTGATGGGTTCAAAAACGTCCTTACAGAACTAGATGCTGAAACGGCTAATGCTTACATTACTAAAAATAGAGCTAGTAAGACTAAAGTTCCTCCGACAGCACTACCGCATAAAAAGTTTGAAGATTACCCAGAAGGTAAAGAAGAAGCAAAGGAACTTTCCGGTCCAGCAACTGGATTGGTAGCACAAGAAAGACAACATCTTATAGGTAGTGCAAACAGGGCAAAGACTAGAGCAGATGAGTCTACGCTTATTCAGATCCATTGCCTAGATATCCTTAATGAGTTTGCTATCGTAACAGCGAACTTACAGGAACACTTTGATAAGGGTATTCTCAAGAATCTCAAGGCTCTTACTCTAACTGAGGAGTTACCTACGTCTACTGCTCCGGACATTGAAGAGCAAACTGAACCAATTAACGAAAGTCTATTTGAGAATATGCTTACGTCAATGGTTCCAACGTTTAGTCAGCCAATGGGCCATCCTGAGCTTGGTCTAGTTAAACCCTTTGGTGGCGAATTAGACGATACAAGAGATCTAGGTCCGGCTACTACTCCAGCTAAGAGAAAGAAGCGTAAGCACCGTCAAATTGCTATTGCAATGGGGATTTAATGCCTACTTTTCTAAAACCTGCTGACATAGCTTTCTTTCAAAGGAAAAACGTGGAGATCTACAAAGATCTCTTTTTTCCTGTTAAAGTATACAAAGTTAAACGCCAACAGTTTAATAACGTATACGGAGAAAACCCTAATAAGCAGTATGACGAGCCATATTCAATCGAAGCCTATATCCCTGACTTATCAAAGTGGGAAAACTACATGACTAAGTTCGGAATGGATGAAGTCCGTTCTTTACTTATTTACTTCAGTTTGGACCTTCTTAGGGAAAAGAACGTTGAATGGCCCGGTACTGGTGACCAAATCGAAGTACAGAATGACTACTATTTGGTTACACAGACTAACCCAGTTGACTATGGATCAAACCTACAGATTCCTCTTTCTCATATAGTTGAAGTTAAACGAATCCGTTACGAAAAGCCCTCAGAGGGTACTACTGTTATATCTAACTACTAATGTCTAAGATAATCATTACTAAGCCAACAGCAGATTGGGGAAGCATAATTGTTGAGACGTTTAATTCAACAGTTATTCCTGTTATGCAGGAAAACTTACAAGAGTATGCTGAAACAATCGTAACAAGACTTCAAGATAAAATACGGAGTAATGCCTTTAACTTTAAGGCTGAACGTTCTGAAAGTAGAAGACATAATTCATACCTTGCTTGGAAAGCAAAGCATGGTAACAGCACAAATCCACTAATGTTTACTGGAGAATACGTAGATAGTATTTCTGCTATTCCAGTCTACGACAGTACAGGTAATGGCCTTCCTACAGCATATGTTGTTGGTTTCCGTAATGAAGAACATACACCAATAATGCGTAAGAAAACACTTCGTGCTGCCTATTCACAAATGACCAAGGAAGACCTAACTACTACTATCAAAAGGTTAAAAGCAAAAAAGTTAGAAAAAGTAATCGAAAAGATGTATGTAAAACAAAAGAAACCAGTAAAAATGATTGACCTTGCACGTTGGCTAGAGTTTGGCGTACCAAGCAGAAACATACCAGCAAGACCACACTGGCGTCCCGTTCTTCAACAGATAAAGAAGGAAAGCAATAGACTCAAAAAGAACTGGACAGCCGATATGAAAACTGCTACTCGATCAGCTTTGGCTGAGTTCCTCAAGCATACGAAAAAAGAAGAAACAACAGTCTAATGCAAGACCTTCCTTCTCCAATAGGTTTTTACGAGTTTGATGAGGAACTAAAAAAGTTCTTCACAATAAACGTGTTTCCTGATCCTAACAATACAACTTTTTTTGAAACGCTTATTCCTGTTACAGGCCCTCCTGTATTAAACTTAGGTACACAAGAAAACCTGTCGCCAACCAACGAAGAGTTCACCACAAGAGAAAATCAAATAGTTAAACTACCTGCGTTGGCACTAACACAGTTAGACTGGTCTGTTGATACGAGTCGTTGGACAAAGCATCACTATAGGAAGCTCGGTTGGACTGAGGATGGGAACGGAGTATTTCAATCTCGTCAGCCACTACCTGTTAGTATTATGTACCAGTTAGACTGCTGGACCAAGTACCGTACGACGATGAACCAGATAGTAAGAACAATCTTACTTAAGTTCATTGACCACGAGGTTTGGCTTCCAATTGATTTTAAAGGCGTTTGGGGAAAGAAATACGTTTCCCTTGCAATGTTACACAATGGACCGTCAAATTTAACTGAGTATGAGCCAAGAGATAAAGATCGTACAGTTCGTATGGCTTTTACCTTTAATCTAGACGCTTGGGTAATCCCCGAGGCAACCGTCTTCCCAACCGTAAAGAAACTAGTTCTTGGTGGTTATGTAAACCAACCTGGGGCTGATTTCCCATCTCCTACGGCAGTCTTACCAACTAATGAATGGGACTTCGTATTCGAAAAGATCGAAGAAGATAAAGAAGATCAAAACCCATAAAATACTATATTTGAAACTTCAAATATTTTAGGGTAAATTTCAAACTAAATGTAAATATACTATGGAGTTTTTACGATGCCACGAATTTCATCTGTTGCTGAAAAAGATGCACTTATCTTACAACTAAAGCAACAATACATCGCTAATAATCCTGGCATGTCTGACGCGGAGGCGGAACAGGCCGCGATACATGCTGCTGACCAGCGAGCCGGATATTATGGTATTGGACTCAGAACCCAGTCTTCTTTAAATAAGGGTTCACGTCCTTCTCAAACGTCTAAGGCAAACGAAGCCGAAGAAGAATTTAATCCTGATACTTACATTACAGAAACACTTGGTGGACTCATTGGTGGCTTAGCCCCGAGTCAAACAAATGTACCACAGAACATACCGTCTGGTGCCCCCTCTGGAAACCCTCCCTCAACTCCTGTTAGACAAGCCGAAGAAGCACCTAAGTCCAAAGAAGATAAGACCAAAAAAACAACTGCAACCTCACAATCATCACAGAGCAGAAGCCCATTAGGAGAAGTCGCCAAGGCAAAAAAGGTAGAGAAGGCACCAGACGCATCTACTTACAGACCAGGGATGAATCGAACGTATACGGAAGCAATGCTAAGTATTGAAGAGGAATTTGGAATCAAGTAATGGTAAGTTTAACACTACAGAACATTACAAAGAATACTTTATCGGTTAACTTTAAGACCGTAGATAAAGTGTCTAATTTTACAGTGGAACTTCGTCCACTTGAAACTTACGAAGTGTACTCCTGGCAGTATACAGGGGATGTAACGACAAAACTAAAAAATGGTTTCTTAAAAGAAATAGCTGCTACTGCTCTACCTCCAATAGTTACTGTCTCTTATGAGAAGCCGAAGCCAATTATTGAAGACAGTAGAGAAGCTTACAAGAAGACGAAGAAATTCAAAAAGGAGAAAATTTAATGTCTGTCTATCTCTCACCAGGAGTATTCTCTTTAGAGACTGATCTAAGTCTCTACGTGCCAAACCTCTCTACGACTGCGTTAGGTATCGTTGGTTTTGCCTCAAGAGGACCACTTAACGAACCTACCTACGTAACGAATCCTGTTCAGTTTGCGTCAACTTTTGGTGATCCAACTGATCCAGACGTTGCTCCTCTTCCCGCTGTTTATTCAGCCCTTCAGTATCTTCATACTGGTCGTCAGCTTTACTTCGTTCGCGTAGCAGAGCTTGATCCACTTTATGATCCACTAACGGATCCAATTACTGAAAAGTACGCAGCGAAATATGCAGCGACTTCTCTTAATGAGGATTCCACTGCTCCAACAATGACAGGAACAGTCAACTCTCTTATTACGTTCACGTCTTCAAATAACGTACTAAAGATCATTGTTGATGGATCTCTACCTGGATACGACCTTACGTTCACACTTCCAATCAGTGGATCTGTCGTACGGTCAGTTCCTGACGTTGTTTCTGCACTAAATTCAACACCAGCATTTGCTACTTACCTTACTGCTTCTGCTTCTTCAACAGGAAGCTTGAAGATCACGGGTAAGCAGGTTGGATCCTCACATAGTATCCAACTTGGCGGAACGGCTATCTCCCAAAACGTATTTGGTTTTACTCGCCTTGGAAGCCTTGGCGTAACACCTGTTGTTTTCGGAACGGGAACGATTTCTGAGTATGCTTACATTCTCGGATCAAACATTGGTTCTACGATTACAATAACAGACAGTGTTAGTGATAGGTTCGCTGTTATCATGGGAACCACACCAGCCCTCGCGTCTCCAACTGAGTTTACTGTAGCTCCTGCTGTTTACGCGTCGGTTGACGATCTTGTTACGGCAATCAATGCTATCTCCGGTTTCTCAACAAATCTTGTTGCTTCGGTATTCAATGGCGCATCTGGTAATGGTCAGGTTAAGATTGCTCTTAAGGCATCTTCTGCAAATACCTACCTTGCCCTTGGAACCCCAGCTTCCCGTGACGCAACGTTAGCCATATTCGGTTGCCCTGTAGCTGCCAAGTACGTCGTTGGATCTGTTGAAGCTCCTATGACAATCGTAGCTGCTACAAATGATACGCTTACGTTCAATCTTCTTGAGTTTTCTAATGGAACGTCAACGCCTCTTTCAGCAACAGTAACAGCTGGTACTTATGCTACCATCGACACTTTAGTTACCGCGTTAAATAACAATGCTAGTTTCTCAGCTGAGTTAGACGCATCTAAAGTAACTGTTGGTGGAAATGAATACCTCAAAGTTGCTCTAAAGAATGGTTCAACTTACGAAGGTCTAACGCTTGGTACGGGTAACGGAGTTTACACGGTATTCGGAACTGTTCCTGCACAAAAGACCACTACGACTACTGTAGCTGCTCCTCTCGATGTTACTGCTGCTTCAGCTGGAACCTGGGGTAACGCTGTTGGTGTCGAAATCATCTCCAACGTAAATGGAACGTTTAACCTAAATGTCTATGAAAAGGGATACTTTGTCGAGTCCTACAAGAACCTTGTAATGACTCCTGAAACAATTGTAGATCCACTTGACCCCAATGGTACGATTCCTAACCCCGCTTATGTAGAAAACGCAATTAACGGCGTTTCTGCACGAATCACGGTTACCAACAACTACGTTGGTGATACACTAGTTAAGAATACTTCTCAGCCAAAGGCATCCGCTGTTGGTGTTAAGTATGCTCTTTCTGGTGGATCTAATGGAATGCCTCCAACCAATACGATCAACCCTTCAACCTTCATTGGCGTCGCTAATGGAGTAGAAAAGACTGGTCTACAGTTCTTCGCAAACGCAGAGGAACTCGATATCAACCTAATCGCGGTTCCAGGGGTTTCTGATCCTTCTGTAATCAACGAGATGACCTCCATCTGCACAGGTCGTGGAGACGCGATGTGTCTAGTAGATCCTCCACGCGGTTACACCCCACAACAGATCGTAGACTGGAATAATGGAACTGGTGACTTCCTTGGAGATCATCAGGCATTCAATTCCTCCTACGCTGCTCTTTACTGGCCTTGGCTACAGGTTTACGACCCTGTAAACAAGAAGAAGGTTTGGACTCCTCCATCAGGCCATATTGCTCAGGTTTACGCCTATACTGATATGGTTGCTGATCCCTGGATCGCTCCTGCTGGTTTAACCCGTGGACGGCTTGTAACACCTACCAAGGCTGAATACAACCCAACCCGTGGTGAAATGGATCTTCTCTACTCAAACAACGTAAACGTTATCGCTACGTTCGCTCGTGACGGTATCAACGTTTGGGGACAGAAGACACTACAGCGCAAACCATCTGCTCTTGACCGTGTAAACGTTCGTAAGCTTCTACTCTATCTTGAAAAGGTTATCACCACGACTGGTCGATACATTCTATTCGAGCCCGATGATGCTATCACCTGGACGAACTTTGTAAACACCGCCGAACCATTCCTACAGGCTGTTAAGGACCGTAGGGGTGTTGTAGACTTCAAGATCCGTTGTGACTCTACGACTAACACCGCTGATAGAGTTGATCGTAACGAAATGTCTGCGATCATCTACATCAAGCCAACGAAAGCCGCTGAGTTCCTACAGGTCAACTTCGTTCTAACCGCTCAAGGGGCATCGTTTGATGAACTCGTGTTTTAACCCCTTGAATATTCAATAGTTTTATGGACAAAAAACGCTACACAGTAGACAAAACAAGCGAAGAATACTCAACTAATAAGGTTGCTATAAAGTCAAGGAAAAGGTATATGAAACTAACTGATGAGCAATATCTTAAAAGACGAGAGGTAGCTAAAAAATCAGTAGCTCTTAGAGATGCAGATCCAGAACGAAGAGCTAATTACTTAAAAGTACAAAAAGAATCGTGGATAAAATTTCGTAATAAAATACCTTCGGGTAAATGTGTAGCAGCATTGTACTGTAAAAAAGAGCAAGCGGGTAAGTCAAAGTATTGTTTAGAACATTGGATTAGGTCGATTGCGCGTAAATACTCAGAAAATAAAAATAGACAAGAAAATTTTGATACAAGTGCTCTTTTAAGTCTATGGCAGAAACAAAATGGTTGCTGTGCTATTACTGGTATACCACTAATACCCGGTAGCACAGCAACTATTGATCATATTCTACCTGTATCAAAAGGTGGAACAAACGAAATTACTAATCTTCGCTTTGTACACTACGCTGTAAACCTTTTTAAGAAAGATAGTACAGACGGTGAGTTGGTTAATAAAATAGTAGAACTTGCTCCAAAGCTTTTAGAGTGGGCAACGCCAAAGATTGAATACCTTTTTCAAGGAACTTAAAATCAAGTAATTATATGAAAATACTTTATTACAAGTCAATAAACAAAATTATGTACTCCGATGATCGTGGGTATCATAAAGTAGAGAATCAAGTAAAGGATCCGTCTACATTTTCGGCAAAAACAAAGTATATCTACTTTTTGTCGAAATTGGGGTACGATGTTTTAACAGCCGGTACTAAACAAGAGTTTATGGCTGAGTTAGAACAAGAACCAGTAATCATTCTGACTAATAACAAGATCTCATTACAAGAAGCTCTTGACTACTCAGATAATACGCCTATTTTATACATCGCGGCTAATAACTACGAGATCTCCAAAGTCATTGAGGATCTTAAGTCCAAACAGCCTTTAACAACTCCGATTATATTCCGTAGAGCTAATGATCCAATTGATACGATCTTTGAAACCATAAGATTTATGGTGAAGTCTAGAGCTAAAAAAGATTTAGTTACTGATGACAAAACGCACACGGAAAAAGTCAACCAAGAAGAAAACAGGCAGTATACCCCACAAAATATATAGAGCCAAACTCAATAGGATGCGCCAAGTAAAAATATACGCAAACAAATGTACAGTGAGTATGGGATGTAACGAACCTCCAGTAGGAGTAACAAACAAGTGCTTAAAACATTGGAGTATGTCATACGCAGGAACATCAAGGCGATGTGGTTACTCTAAATCGGAATTTAGTAAGGTCATTTTAGCACTCTGGCATGAACAACGAGGAAAATGCGCAATAAGTGGATTAGACCTCGTCCCTGGTTTAAATATCGAAATCGACCATATTTTACCACTCTCTCGTGGTGGGTCAAGTAAAAAAGAGAACTTAAGACTAATCCATAAGTTCATCAACAAACTAAAAGACAGTTTTACTGATGACGAAATGGTAGAAAACATCAAAATTTATTGCCCACTACTAATGGAATGGGCAGCACAAAAGGAGATTACTAACAATGGCCTATAGTCCAAGTGCTTCACACCTAGCTCCTGCTGGTGGTGGGTTTGAGCCCCAGAGAGTATTTAACTGGGTACTTCTCTTATCCGGTATTGACGATGTTGAGCTTATTCGTCTATCAGTTGAAAAGGTACAGATGCCTGCTTTGAATACAGCGGTTATGCACCTTCGCTACATGAACGAAGATGTCAAGGTTTCCGGTGGAGCGCACGTCGGTGCAAATTCCATCGTAGTTCGCGACTTCGTTGATAAGCCAACTCTTCGCGTTCTTAACAAGTGGATGGAACAGGTACATGATCCAGCTACTGGTAAGATTGGTTATGCTTCTGATTATAAGAAGCAAGGAACGATTCAGCTAGTTGACCCCAAGGGTGAAATTAAGAGAGCGGTTGTTGCTAAGGGTGTTTGGCCTTCTTCAATGACTTTCTCTGATCTTACCTATGAAACCGACCAAGGGGAAGTTAAGATCTCTCTAACGCTTCAAGTTGACCGTTGGGAGATGCAGCTTTAATTCTATGACTACTGACCTCGTAGAAAGATTCTTCTCTTCTAAAAAGAGAAAGAAACTTGCTAAAAAAGGTTCTGCAATGGGTGATGGTTCGTTTCCTATCGAGAACGAAAAGGATCTCCGTAACGCAGAACGACTACGAGGTCACGCTAAGAATAAAGCAGCAGCTACAGCACATATCCGACGAAGAGCAGAAGCACTAGGTTTAAAAACTCATATGGATGAAGGTATCAATATGTTTTCACTTTCTTTTAAAGAAGCTATAAAAAATTCTCTTAATCTATATGAGGTAGATGATACACTACCTGAACCTATTACAGCTTCTTCTGATGACGCAACTAAAAAGGAACTTAGTAAGAAAGATCTTGTAGGAACTAGGTACGACGAACTTACGAAGAGAAATCCGATCGCTGGAACTGTTTCGGCACTTCGTGATAAAATTCATAGTTACGTAGGGCACTTAATTTCACAAGAAGATGTACATACCATGCTTTCGTCTCCTGAACATATGTCAAAGTTTATTGACCATATCAGAGCAGGAATCGGAAGTAAGAACCCACAGTTAGCCGCCGAAGCAGTACAAAGAGAAGGAGAACATCCGGCTGAAACATTAGAAAGAATGTTTGCTGGTAACCGTGGAAAGTTTCTTGCCGGTGCTATTAACCCACATGGAATTAGAGCAATTATAGAAGCCGGTCGCCAAAGTAAAGCAACAGCGCAAGAGAAACCTGTACTAAAATCTAAGATTGCTGGACCAACGTGGGATGATGGAACGCCTATGTTGGATGACCCTTGGTACAACGGTGCTGAGAAGAAGCCAAAGTTTGAGGAACCACCTACTCCACGTCCAAACGCTGCTCCTGCTTCACCGACAGAACGCCCAAAAGGCAGAACAGCCGGTACGTTTAGTACGGTTACCGATGCTCTACCACCTGAAAAACTGTCAACATCTGGTCTAACTACACCAATACCTTCTGTTGTAGCACCAAGTATCGCCCCAACGATGCCAAGTGCTAAACCAGCACCGAAAACAATCGCAGCTACACCAACACCGTCAAAAGAAGAAGCACTACGAGCTACTGTTGACAATAACATAGGTCGGACAAGAAGTATTCAAGGTGTTATAAGAAATCTTAAACCTTCGAAGGCAGAGCCTCCAGAGAGCAACGTACAACAAGGTGCTAGACCAATCGGTGGTCATAAAACAAGAGTAACGACGTATGAAGCTCCAATTCCTAAGCCTTCTGGCCCTTCTTATGAAGATCTTACTAAAAGGCAGGCTGACCTCGCTGCGGAGTCTCAGAAAAGAAAAGAACAAAAAGCCAGTGAGCTTGAAAGTAGAAAGCAAGACTTCGAAGCCAAACAGGCAGCGGCCATTCCTGTTCGTAAAAGAATGGCAGATCTTTTAGCAGCAAAAGCAGAACTAGCGGCGAAGTCCGGACAACCCGCTCCAAAGATCCCAGGACTCCATGCTTCAGCACTATCTCCAAATGCTACTAAGTTCATAGCAGATTTTGGTGGAGCAACTGCTGAAGATAAACCTGCATTCGATTCTTCATTTACTGTAGCCGGTAAGGATGATGAACGTCGTGTTGATACCAGTCCTCCCGCTCCTGGCGTTGTTCGTACTGTTCAAAATGAACCAAATACGAATATTCGTTTGGCCCGGCCCACACCGGGTTCCTCGGCTCCAGACTCCATTAGACGGATACTACTCGGTGCAGACCTAAGTAGAAAAGCTGGTGAAGCACCCTCTCATGAACAAGCAAAACCAGTAGTAGGTCCAACTTCAGCGAAACCCGAAAAAGAAAGTCCTAAATTAAGTAGATCCGGCGCAAGCCAATTAGCTTCTTTCGCTTTAGCTACAGCAGGAAAGCCAAAAAAGAAATAAGCTAATTCCCTAAGATTTGTTTTGTAGAGAAAATCTCCTAATTTCGACAACTTGTTTTTTATGTATAAATACACTATATTTATTCGAATAGGAGATTCAAAATGGCTAGATCCTCTACAAAAACAAATGAAGTTATCTCATTAGACGAGCTAATTTCACTCATTCCTAAACCCGTCACAGCCCTTGTTGACTTACCGTCCAAGGGCCTTTACTATGAAGATGGGTTAGTTCAAAACGGACAACTTGAAATTAAGCCCATGTCCGCACGAGAAGAAAAACTCGTCGCAGGTATTAAGGGTAATAACGTTGATGACGTAATTGATGTTATTCTTAGTCGTTGTCTTGTTACCAAAATTACCCCCGAACAGTTATTGGTCACTGATAGATTCTACCTTCTTTTTGCTTTAAGGGCAAATAGTTATGGTGAGGACTATAAGTTTGACCTTACCTGTCCTTCCTGTGAATCCTCCGCAAAATACACAGTTAAGATCCCCGGTGATCTTGAAGTTGTCCCTCCTGTTGACAATGAGGTTGAACCTTTCTATACAACCTTACCAGATAGTAAACTAGCTATTCAATTTAGATTACTTAGAGGTAAGGATACGAAGGTTATCAAGAACTACGTTGAGAAGGAAATTAAGAAGGGCAATTACACCGATGGTGATCCTGGTTACATTTATAGAATTGCAAAACATCTTGTAAGTGTAAACGGTCGTGCATTAGACATGATGACTGCTATGGAATTGGTTTCCAGACTTTCCGCAAAGGATTGTTCTTTCTTAAAGAATCAATTTGATAAGAGAACACCTGGACTCAAAACAGATATCCATGTTGACTGCAAGATTTGCGGAAAGGAAATTACGACCGATCTACCGATGACGGCGGAATTTTTTCGTCCTGACCTTGGAGGAGAAGCTGTCTCTAATGAAGATGCAGCTTGATCTAATACAATACGGAAGATTCTCGTATAACGACGTGGACACGATGCCATTATATGAATTGTACATATTCTATGATGAGCTAAAAAGTAGAAAAAAGGAGTCTAACGGTCTTGAAGCACTAGAAGAAGGAATCTAATGGCTAACAATACACCACCATCAAATACGCAAAAACCACTTGGAAAGGGTGGGGCTAAATCACAGTCGCCTATTGGTGGTGGTAGCCTTGTTGGTACAGATATTCGTATTGGTTTTAGTACAGACATAAAAGAAACCGCAAAAGAAATTAAAGATTCTTTTAAGGGCATAGAAGATCAACTAAAAACTTTTACGAATGGTTTTGACTCAAGACTTAATGTACTTAATAGTAACTTAAAAAAAATCTCTGAAACATCAAATAAATGGTCAAACTCCATTGAAAAAATGGGGCAGATGATCACGGCTCTCGGTGAAAAAACACACTCTAAAATAGCTGAAACAAGTAAAAAAACATCCGAGAGTATTAAAACTGCTGCTACCGAAGCTTCAGCTGCCGTAAAGGAATCGACTGCTGCGACTGAAGAAGGGTCAAAGAAAACAAAGAAAGCCCTTAAAGAAGTAGACGACCAAGCAAAAGAAACTACAAAGACATTCTCCACGTTTTCTGAAAAGTTAAAGGCGATGGCTGGACCGGCAGTAGCTCAAGGGCTTACTGCCAGTTTTGGTATTTTCTTTAATGTCATAGGTAGACTGAAAGAGTACGATACTTATCTAGGTCAATTACATACTAAGATTACTAATACAAATGGCGATCTTAAGAAGTATCAAGATACTCTTTTAACTCAATCTATCGTTCCTGAGACTGCATTATCCTTTGGTTTAACCCCAGAGCAACGAAAAGAAGCTATGGGGTCTTTTGCCACGTATGCTTCAGAGTCAGAAAAGTATAGTAAGAATACTGCGGGTAGTATTAAAAACTTAACAGAAGGTGCTGCTGGACTGTTTAAGGGTATTGGGATTCCAATAGCAGAGTCAGCAGCAACTCTAATGGATTTCCATAAGAAACTTGGTCTTACTTATGCGGAGATGGAAAAATTCGCGTTAAGTACAACAGCTGTTTACCGTCAGTCTAACATGACGACGGATCAGTTCAAAAAGCTACTTGACGTACTACCAAACATTGCAAGAGCATACGGCTTAAGTTCTAAAGCTTCCCAAGAGTTTGTAGTGAACTCTATGGAAGTTGGCAAAGCTATAGCTGCAATGGGAATGAACGTAGATGAAACTGTAGCTAAGATGAATAGAATGTCTGAGGGATCAGAAGATGCTCTCATTCAATCTATGATCCTTGGCCTTAATCCAGCCGATGCTTCCGGTAACATGGCTAAGTTTGCTGCTAAGGCAAGAGAGATCTATAGCCAAACGGGTGGAGATAACGCTTCTAACGAGCAACTTTACCTTAGACGACAGACAGCTGATGTCTTTGGACTAAAGGAATTTTCAAATCAAGATATCGCTGCAATGGCTAAAGGAACTTACCAGGAAAAAGATGGTAAGTTAGAGCAGCAAAAAATAGAACAGAGCTTTAAAGAAGCGTCTAAATCTTTAGAAAATGCTGCTATTAAGTACGAGCGTCCTTTCGTTACGTTAGACCAACAGATCAGTCAGTTCTTTACTGAAATGGAAACACGTATAGTAAGGAAGTTCTCAGAAGCTGTCGTTGACTTTAAGAACGTAATGAGTAAGGTCGGAGAATGGATAAAGAAAGCCGTTGACTTTATAGACAAAATAACCGGCGGGTCTGGGTTAGGGCTCGGTGGGTTAGGGATGGCTTCCCTCGTTGCCGGGTTCATTGTTGGGCCGTTAGTCGCTGGTGTAGTTAGAGCGATTTCTAATGCTCTAGGTGTTGGACGTTTAGGTCAATTACTACTTAGCTTAGTTGGATTAGGAAGGTTTAATCCACTTTTAGGACAAGCTGCCGGTGCAGCAACTACCGCAGTCGGTACAGCAGCTGCCGCAGCCCCTCAAGCCTCCCAAGCATTGTTAATGGCGCGTCAATTAGGTACTACTGTAGCCTCTGGCGGGTTTAGTGGTATGATACAGGGTGTGCTTACAGCATTAACTTCAACGGCTACACTATCTCTTGGAACACTCGTCCTAGCTGTTTTAGCTGGAGGGGCTGGGGTAGCAATTGGAACATGGATAAATAGTAAAATAGAGGCAAAAAGAAAAGAAAAAGAAGACTTAGCTATTCATGACGATCAGCGAAATAACGCTGTTCAAGATCGCTTGATTAATGACATACACGATATAAAGACAAAAGAACAGAAACAAGAAATAGAGCAAAGGCTTATCCATCTAAATAAGACTGGGCAATATTCTGATCAAACATTTCACAGTTTTAAAGGTAGACTAGAAGCAGCGGATAAACTGAAATCAGATGAATCTGAAGCGAATCTTACTAAACTAAAGACACAATATGAAGCTGAACAAAAGAAACTAAAAGACACGTATAGTAAAGAAATAAAGGACTATCTAGCCACTAAAGATGATTATGAAAAGCATATAAAGGGGACGATACTAGACAAGGGTGCTCCATCAATGCCATATTCTGTAAGGCAAGAGCATTTCTTACGTGGTGCATTGAGCGAGGTCAACGAGAGGCTTAGCAACTTTACAGAAAAGCAAGAAATTGGTAGTAAAGCTGAAGTAAGAGAGCTAATAAAACAAGTAGCACAACAGAACAAGTTTGACCCTAAATTAGCGGATGTTATTGCGGGGATAGAAACTGGTGGTCAATATGATTCTGGTAGAACAAACAAAGATTCCGGAGCAATGGGTCTTTGGCAATTCGTTCCTGGGACACGCCGTGAATACGGCTTATCAGATGCAGACGCGAAAGATCCTGTAAAGAGTACAGAAAAAGCCTTACAAAAACTAACCAATATCAAACGCTTCTACGGTATTTCTGACGGAGAAATGACCCCCGAACAAGCACAATTAGTTGGGGTTACGTATCATTCAGGAGAAGGAACTGTAACAAGAGGCGCTAATACTAGGGGTGGACGATGGTTCGCGCCTGACGGACGAGATATATCAAAAGAAGCAGAAGAGTATGGCGAAAAGATAGCAAAAGAATATAACTCACCTCGACTTTCACGAGATGAACTAACGGCATTAGGTAGGCAGTTAAACGCTCAAGCAAAAGCGAAACATAAATTTAGCCCAGGAACAACGGATGCAACGGAAGCAACGTACACAGCCACCTCCGCGTCACCAGATAAAAAACAAGGCGAACTAGGTACGGCATTAAAGAGTGCGGATACAGGTAGGCCCTTAACAGTAATAGCAACCCTTCCTAATAACACGGTTTCTACGACACGAAGTGGTGGACAAACGGGTACAGAAAATATTGTCGCACCTAAATCTTCAGTTGGTGGTGCTATAACTATTCCGGATACTTCTTCAGTTGTTGCGCAAGAGAAACCAACTGATTCTGTCTCTCAAAATACCATAGTAAAACCAGAAGTAAAACGCGAAGACGCTGAAACACTTCAAGAAGTACATGACAAACAAACGTACAACGTACTAAAAGAGATCGCAACCTTACTAAAGCAACCAAGACAACAGCCAATGGGCGCTCAGGCTCAACAGCCTTCTTACAGTAATCCGTTCTGGGGAGATCTAAGCAAAGGACAATATATCACTGGTGGTGGACCATTGAGGCTAAGTTAACAAATGTCAATAGGATCAATACTCAGTAGCGCAGCAAATTCTTTTGTTCAGAGCGCGTTTAGTGGTAGTCAAGGAAGGTTAAGTCGTTCTGCGGTTAACTCTTCCTTTATTGCTCGTTTCTGGTTTAAACAAGGTGTAATTCAACAAGACGTATTACCCTTTCAATTTATGCCAGATACCATACAGGATAGTAAAGCTGCCATGTATGGTGATATCATCGTACTTGGTCGGTCAACACCAATTAAGACTTACTCTCATTCAGGAGCAGAAACACTGGCTTTCTCGCTTAAATTCTTTGCAAACCCAGAACAAAGCGATAAGGAGATGACGCCTAAGCGAATCAACGAACGCGTTCAATTCTGTAAGTCATTGGTGTATCCCGTATACACAGGATTTATTGTAAAGCCTCCTCCTATCTGTGTTGTTAAAGTAGGAGACTACATTAACTTTTACGGTGTCTGTAAGGCTGTTTCAACTTCTGTAACACAAGATTACCCTTGGGATGTAGACCGTTCAGCAGGGATTAATCCACATGGCGTACAGATTAATTTGACGTTTGAAGATGTAAAGCCTATTCCTGCTTCAATGGAACAGATTAGTTTAAAACTATCAGATTCAAGAACAAATGATGCTTTGCTTAGTGGAAGTGAAACTGGACCTGATGGTCTACCAATTGATCTACTTAAGTCAATTTTAGGAACTATGAACGTAAACGATATTGTAAACATTCTAGTTTCAAGTGGCGTTCAAGGTAATTTACAAGGTGGTCTAAACACCGTTTTATCTACGTTAGGATTTAACGCACTAAATACTGGGTCTAATCTAGCTTCTTCAGCCCTTATAACAGGATTACAGTCAATACCCGGTATAAACAGTATACCTGGAGTTGGCGGCGTTACAAGTTATCTAAGTGGAAACCTCAGTAATATAATCTCAACCAATGTTGGAAGTGCTGTTTCAAGCATTTTTGGACGCTAATGAAAGTATCAGAACTAATACCCGTCAATCAACAGTCAACGACTACACAGTATAGCCGTTACTTGAATCATCCTGTTTATATTGATCCAGATACAAAGAAAAAGTTTATTGGATCATGGACCCCTATCTCTATCCCAGAGAAAGAAACAGACAAAAGTTTTTATGTAACGACAGCTTTTGCTTACCGACCGGATGCTATCTCATATGAGTTCTACAATACTCCATTACTCGGATGGGCTATCTGCTACGCTAACGATATTGTAAATCCGTTAGATAGAATTGATGGGTTGTACGTTGGTCGTGTAATTCGAATCCCAGACTTAAATACCATTTCTTTTGGACTAGTACTATAATGCCTGAATACCCAGCACTGACAACAGGGTTAGCCTCTGCTTTTACGGCATTAACACCAGCATCTAAAGGATTTAATCTTCCTAACGATACTTTTGCATCTGTTGCTGCTCCAAAACCTTTCAGCGACGTTGAAGAAGTAACAATAGATAATCCAGCGTACTACCCAGTAACCCAACCGTATGTACCCAGGGTTTTACTCAAGTTCTTTAGTTTAGAAAGCACATCGGCTGGAGACACTCTTACTGTAGATCTAAGAGACAGTAACACAGACTATTTTGAAGTTCTTCCTCAAAACCTACTGTCATTTACTGGTGACTTCTTAACAAACGAAGTAGCAAAAATAAAGATCTCACTGTTCGACCCGACTTGGGGAGACATTGAGCAAAAACTAGTAAAAAATAGAGGTTTGTTTGCTCTCAGATTTGGTTACCCCGATAAGCTCATGTCTGCTTGGTTCAAGATTCTTACGACAGGTTATAGCCTTGAGTTTAAACAATCTGGTATCATTATCCATATTTTTGGTCTAGCTTCGGGTTTTGAGCTTAATCTACAGAAAAAGTTTAAGGGTTTTGGAGAAAAGAATCAGCTAATTAGTGATATCGTAAAAGAAATAGTTAAAGATATAAATGCTACTGGTGACATAAAGATTAAGGATCAGAATATCTTTATTGAGCCAACTGCACCTGTTTTAGCGAGAGACGGGATTTCTGGACCCGAACTCGTACAAAAGATTTTCCAACAAGCAGGCCAAACTGATCTAGAGTTCATTATAAACACTCTTGCTCAGTATGCCTTAAGTGCTGAAGGAAACCAAGGAAACTATCAGTACTACATTCATACGAACCCAGATACGAATGACGTTGAGTTTCACTTTCATACAATGTACTATAAGTACAAGAATGATTCAGGATTAGTCCCTGCCTTTACAATGTTCCGTGACAAGAACTCGGCATTGATAAACTTCAGTCCTTTGTGGAATCAAACGGTTGCGAATATCTCAGGCGGATCGGGTTCTTTCTCTTCTGTAATTGACTTAAACAAGAGTACATTAAGTCAGGTAAAGAAAGCCTCAGATACAGCCATTATGACGGACCAAACAGGTGGCGGTCAGGTCAATACACAAGAAAAAATGAAGGACGACCCAACACAGACGTTTGGAAAGAAATTTACAACGTCCTATACACCAGGATCTAACACGATGCTCCAGATTATCTCAGAAACGAATAAGCAAACGGAACTGGTAATGGGAGCATTACAGGCTGAAGTAGAGATAGTAGGAAATCCAAAGGCTTTCAAGATCTTTGATAAAGTGGCTGTCTTAATCTTTTCGCCAACGCAGAATTCAGAAAGTCAAAAACTTGTACACTGGATTTCCGGATACTTTAGAATCATCGGGATCTCTCACAACATAACACCAGGAAGATATACGACTAAACTCAGACTGATTACAGCTTCACGGCAAGCAATTTACACCGACCCACTAAAAACGATACCGAGTAAACAATAATGGGCTTTTCACAATACAAAGATAGAATAGACGATCCTGGTAATTGGAATGGTTTCTACATTGGCTATGTAGAATACATCAATGATCCAATGCAGCTTGGAAGAGTCAGAGTTCGTATCCCAGCCTTATGGGGTTATGTAAAAGAAGTTGCAACAGATCAACTTCCATGGGCTCAAGTAGTACAGTCTTTCGGTGGTGGTCACGGTTTCGGTTCAAGGGTAGTTCCTCCCGTTGGATCAAAAGTAATTGTTATCTTTGAAGCAGGTAACAGAGAATGGCCCTTAGTAATTGGTACTGTTGATAGCGTACCATCTGAATACTCTCCGTTACTGAGAGATTCATCAAAGAAACTTCCCGAAGGCCCTATTAGTATGTCGCCTTCACCGGATAAGCCTGCCCCATCGCCTCCAGGGACAGAAGGACCGGATGAATTCCTACAACAAGTAAACTACAGACCAGAACGAATGGTTCCTTTTAAGTCCATGAAAGGAACTACACTAGATGTTGAAGAACGGGATGAAGTAGAACACTTTAACATCATTGACCGAAGTGGACAAGGTATTTTCATGGACTCTCCAATACGCGAGGGTTCCAGCGGAGATACATATCCAACGAATACATTTAACTACGCACAAAGAGGACTAAGAACTGCCAAGGATGGTGATCCTCTTCCAATTGAGTCTACTATTACCGATGGGGCCGAAGTATCAATTGTCGATATTGGTGGACAGAGTATAACACTAAAGACAAAGAAGAATTCAAACGGAATCAAAATCATTTCTAAACAAGGTGATTATGATTCTGATAGCCGAGAAGTCGTTGCTGGAAACAAGGAGAATTTAGGTAAAGCTACCGTAATTCTTGACATGTCATCCGGTAATAGCCTATTCTCGATCGAAGTTATTGAAAACGGAAAGATCAAATCAAAACTTCTCATTGATGGCAATACAGGTACGGTAAATATCGAAGCTACCTCGCTATTGAAAATCAATGCAGAAAACATTATATTAAACGGTGACGTTTCCGTCTCAGGTAACTTGAACATAAACAAGACATTAATCTGTTCTGAAAACGGTATTTTTTCCGGAGAAGTTATCTCAACGGAAGAAAACGGTAAGTTCCCAATATCACAATTCAATAAAACGTTCTCATCGGAGTTCTAAATGGCTGTTACAAGCGTACTTACTCCCGACCCAAATTTTGTAATTTACACGAATACAGGCTTGGCATTTAGTCAAGTCTTTGACTATTTTTACAGTGATGACAACTCGGGGTACGCGGTAGATATTGCCCTTGTTGCTGCTCCGGGGAGTTCGTCTGTTCTCCCTGCGGGGGCAACAGTCTTCCCTGGCGTAGTCGTCAATGCTGGAACTTACCCAGCACCTGTAGGTCCGCTAAATGGAGTAACGATTTCTGGTACTCCAACGTTAGCGGGTACTTACAGTATCTACGTACGAGCCAGATATATCTCCGGTCTGGTTACGTTTGATAACTTTGCTGTTGTTACTGTCGTCGTCGGCGGCAACTCACTGATGCTAACACCGGATAACAGCTTTGAAATCACGACTGGTTTAACACAAAACAGTTATATCTCAGCACCGTTCTCCATCACAAATGGTTCTGGTGCTTATAGACTTACGGCTCAAGGACTTCCTCCTGGCCTCGGACTATCAAGGACAGCCGTCGTTCAAGCAACGCCAACGAACGTTTTGTCGTTAACTGGCGATACATTCTATATTACGGGTACTCCAACGTTATCTGGTGTTTATTCCAACATTCAGATTACGATTGCTGACTCTGTTTCAAAGCAAGTAACAGTAACACCACTATATAGCTTAACCATCAACAATGCGTCTGCTGGAACTTTGACGATTTCAAAAACGTCACAGAATCCAATCACACTTTTACAAGAAGAAGCAGCACAAATTGTTTATGGAGCGTCTGGTGGTTCTGGTTCATACTCATGGAACTTAACAGGTACGCTACCTACTGGTTTAGTATTTACTCAAGTTGGAAACCAAAGCGTTATTACTGGAACGCCAACTGTTTATGGTACGTTTACTGGTCCATCTCTCGGAGCATTATCCGGTGGATCAGTCGCTGGATCACTTGCTCTTACGTTCCAGATCACACCAAATGTAGTAGTAAGGGGAACAGTTCCATCAACGGCGACGGTAGGAACGCCATATAGTGGTTCACTGACCATCGCTGGTGGAGACGGAAACTCTTCATTCGGATTTGAAGTTGTTGGTATAGCTCCTTCTTGGCTAACGATTACTAGAAGTGGTGCTACACTAAACTTTTCTGGTACTCCAGATAATGCTGCTATATCTTCATTCTCGATTCGCGCAGCCTCGACACTTGGTTCTGGTGGAACGATTTACTCCTCACTTACGCCTGTAACAATTGAGGCTACTGGAACGGCTTCACCTACCAATATAGTTGCCACATTTAATGGAACACCATTAATCCCAGACGGCAATACATTTGATGTATTTTACAATCAGTATACACAAGTGAATACTGCATATGAGTTAGTATTTGATTACTCTGCGGAACCCGTCTCTTTTGTAAAGTATAAGCTTAATTTCTATGGTGTTAGCTTCTATACTAATATTGGTTCTGGATATTTGGTTGACCTTAGTAGTGTAAGTTTTCCTTACTATGTTGGTAAGTCTTTAGACCTTGGTTTATCCTTTGTAATTACTAGTCATGATACTATTGGTAAGAAAATAACGCTTAAAGCTTTAAAAAACGATTTATCAACTAAAGCGTATAGCTACCCGAACCAAACGCCAGCGACTAATAAAATAATTGAACTCCGTGGAACAGATGATGACATTGTTTATGTAAAGTTAGCTGAGATATATCTTAATATCACACCTGAAATCCTCTATAATGCTGCAAATAGCACAGGGGTTTCTAGCTATAGTGATATAACAAAGACGATCACTATGAATGCTGCTACGAAGGATCAGGCATATGGTCCTTATAAAGTAGCATTTGACCTTCCTGATGTTGGTGGAAACGGGGAACCCGGAACAGCATGGAACGACACTAAAATACAATATGTCGTAACAGGGTCGATTCCTGGCTTAAGTTTCTCAAAGAGTGCGCTATCTGGCGAAAAATATAGGCCAAAACTACTCATTTCCGGAACGCCTACAGCTAGCGGAGCGTATACAGTAATCGTAGAAGCTATACAACAATACCCTATGACAGGAGTTGAGGTTCTTAGAAGGAGCTTCAATTTAGTTATAAACGTCAGTGGTGGTTCTGGTGGTCCCGGTAATAGTGCTATTACGCTTCAAAATACTCAGTTTGCTACAGCAGGAGCAGGGTCAAATAGCATTGACTTTAAAACAACTGCTGGTGGAACATACTACATTAAAACTAAGGTTAAGCATCAAGCCAGTGATGCTACTCCAAACTCCGTTTGGTTCCTTACTGGATTTGACACAAACATTCCGTCTATAGGTTCTGACTTTGAAGAACCTCCTGCATCAGGTGACTACTACCATATCTATGGACCATTTTCACAGGACACGTTCTATCGACTTTACATTATCCCATTAGACTTCATCACAACGTACAGTGCTGTATATCCATTTACTCTTACTTTTCAAGTTAGTACTAGTTCGGATACAACATCATTCGGTACGTCAAAACAGTTTACTGTAAAATACTACGACGAAGCTGGGCCATCAAACTATGTAACGTACTCAGGTGCAAGCTACCAAATCGTAAACCCATACGTTTACATGTTTGAAGGTCAGAGCTTTACGGTTCGTGGCGTTCCTACAGATTGGGATTCAAAGACACTCGCAGCAATAAAAGGTGATTGGAAACTTTCAAAGGCACCTGGATTTGCGCTACCTCCTGTTGGTTCTCTACAGAGTGGAACAGGGCTCAGTAACGTCTATACTCTCCCAGCCTCAACACTTTCAAGTGTTCCTGGTAACTGTGCAATCGAATACAACGCTTATGAAACAAACGTAGTATCAGGCGAGGTTATCACAGCCGGGTATGCAAATACATGGTTCCTAACATTACCAAGATCTGATGCTAACTTTAATCTGAACTGCCAAGAAGGTACATGTACCTTCAATGCATCAGCTGTTGGGGATACGTATACTTTAACTCCAACTGGTGGTTCAGGAACGTTTGTATATAGTTCTTACTACAATATCTCTACTGATTTTCCTTGGCTAACAATCGAAAATGTAAATGGTAACTGTGTTCTTAGAGTAACTGGTGAAATAACACAGAGTATTACAAAAACAATTATTATCAAGGCTGTTCGAAACAACAACGCGATAACTTCAAAGGTTGTTAAAGTAGTCGGTGACCCATCGGGCGGTGGTGGTGGTATTACTACGGTCGATAGTATAACGCCAAGTACTTATTCTATCACGGGGCCAGAGTTAACAGGTGTAACGGTAACAGGAACTAACCTTGCTGCCGTAGATTTCATTCGTATTCGTTTACAAGGTACAGGTGTTTACCAGAACTACGTTCCTACTTCTAACACAGGAACTGTAATTGAGATCACACTTAATGCCGGTGGTGTTCCATGGGGAGGAGCAGCTGGACTCTGCGATATTGAAGCTATCACAGCTGACGCAACAATACTTGCTATCCTTGCTGGTGCTTTTACTTGGTCTGCTACACCAGTACTTTCTGTAGGAACTGTTTCTCCGAATTCTATCCAAGCGATCGGTTCTCCAATAGACAAGGTAATTCAAGTCACAGGAACGAACTTCAATAACTCTTGTAAGGTTCTTTACGACCCTAAAGGTAATGTTGGGGATAGAATCGAACTTGTAACAACGTATAATTCCGGTGTCCTAAGTGCCACAATACCATCAGTATGGCTTGGCGTCGATGATATCTATGCTACAAACACGGTAAACGTTAAAGACTACCTTTCTGGAGCAGTAACAACGTCTGGTGCGAACATCGCAATCGTACCAACATCCGTTTCAATTTCAACAGGCTCATTACCAAACGCAGTAATCGGAAGTGCTTATAGTACCTCACTTGCTGCCGAAGGTGGTGTTTCTCCTTACGTAAATTGGACGGTTAATCCCGCTTTACCAGATGGACTAAGCCTAAATTCCTCAACGGGAGCGATCACAGGTACTCCACTCGTAACCGCGCTTACAAAAGATCTCGTTTTTAGTGTACAAGACAGCGCCGTTCCTGCTCAGAATGCAAGTAAAGCCCTTACGATCAGCGTAACAGGTGGAGCTTCAATCTCTATCGTAACTTCTTCGTTGTTCCAAGCAACGATTGGTTCTCCTTACAGCATGACATTACAGGCGACGGGAGGGGTTCTCCCTTACTCTTGGTCTGTAACATCAGGGCAGCTTCCTGCGGGCATCACACTTTCCTCAAGTGGTGTATTAAGCGGTACGGCTGCTTCGAATAACACTCCTGGTAACTACACGTTTACAGTAAGAGTACAAGACAGTACGGGTGGTACTCCACTATCCGCTACCACGACGTTTACCTTAATCCTTAACACGCAGCAGAGTGCTGTTTCAATCACGTCATTCTCTCCTGCAACAGGACCAGTTGACGGTGGAACACCTGTAACAATCAATGGAACTGGTTTCGCCAGTGGAGTTACAGTTTACTTTGGTAACAACGTAGCACGTAATATCCAATTACTAAACAATGGAACGACGATTACTTGCGTAACACCCGCTGCCTCATCGCAGATTAACCCTCTTGACCTTGTTGTTTACCTAAGAGTTGTAAATACTGATGGTGGACAGGCAACGTCAATTTCAACTTATGAGTACACGATTCAAAGTGTACCAACGATCATAAGTATTGACAAACAAGACGGTCCTTTCTCCGGTGGTCAGGCGGTTGTTCTTTATGGTACGAATTTCACAAGTGACGTTGTATTCAAGTTTGGTTTAGACTTCGGATCTTCATTCAACGCTACGATCACATCGGTTGATCTACAGTCTAATCCACAAAGGATCTATGCTACGACGCCAACATGGAGTTTACCGCATGACAACGTTGGTCGAGTTGACGTTAATCTCTACGTACAAAACTCTTCTGGAATCGGAACATTATCCGCTGGTGATAATGGGTACACCTACAGGGCTGCTCCTGTAATTACGGGAATCGTACCTGCCTCGGGACCATCTTCGGGTGGAAACACTGTTTATGTCCTTGGCCGCTACTTCTTCTCTAGAGGAGCTAGTAAACCACGAGTATTTATCGGAAGCGTAGAAGTACCACCAGAAAATATCATTCTAGTTGAAGAATAATGGCAACTGAACAAAAAAAGTCAATTCAGGATCAAGTAGACTACTTTTTGGCACCACCAAACAGTAGTGCTACCATTAGGATAAACGGGTGCGAGGGAACTTGCACCCTTCCTGACTATATAAACGTTCAGTTTTACTCATGTAATTTTGAGTCGCTTAAGACAAACAGTAATAACCTTTACTTCTACAAATGCGATTTCAAAAAGGACTTTACAAACTTCAACCTAAGAAACTCAGCTTGTATCTTTGAGGAGTGTACGTTTTCTTCTAAAGTGACGTTCAACTCCTCAAAGGTTGAGTTTATTAAGTGTAAGATTAAGCAGTCAATATTCGTTCAAAATAAATCTCTTCTAAAGAGTAAAGATTCTGACTGGACTTCTGTTTCAGGTTCTTTTAATAAGATAGGGCTTTTTGTTCTTAAAAGCCGTGTAGAAAGCATTAAGGATACGTGGGGGAAATGGGAAGAGTTCACCGTAAAGGGTCAGAATAACAGTTTCATCTCTATTGTTAATCCGATAAAGATTCAAAACTACGCTACGTTCGTTTACCTCAGTAAGAATTCTACTGCTGAGGTATGGGACTTTACAAAGATAGAAGGCGAAAAAGCTGATACCTCATTATTTGATATCAATTCAGCTAGTAAGCTCGAAACGTTCAATGTCCAGAACTTCAAGTCAGTCGGAACGTTGATTAAGGCAAAAGATTCTGTTATCAAAATAAACAAAGCTTTGACACTTCAGGCGAATAAAACACTCGTAGATGCTACGTCGTCAGATATCTACATTAACGGTGAAACATATAAAAACACGGTAACAGGTGGAACACTTTTTACCGCAGACAAGTCTAAGGTTTCTTTAACTTCTATTAAGGAAATTGAAAGTCAAGAAGGAACGTTTAAACTAGTTTCATCAAATCTTGATATGATTGGTGCGTCAGCTCAAGCAAAGATAAAGACTAAGGCTAAAGAAACCTTTAACGCTGAAAGTTCTTCTATCTTTGCTAAGGTTTTCGATAATATCACCAATGATACAGATTCTGTAATATCCGCTACGAAGAACTCAAAGTTGTACTTTTACAGCATAAAAGACATGAAAACAAGTAGCTCGTCAAAAGAAGCTATTTTACTTGACCAGAGTATCTGTACCTTACTTAACATCACTAACATCACAAGTAAAGATAAAACAACAGTAAAAACAAATAATGGTGCTAGACTCCAGGTTCTATATGTTTCCAATATCAAGATGGAAAATAGTGGAACTACAGACGACGCAGCTATTTATGTCGGGAATAACTCCTTTGCTCTTATTACTAACAGTAGAGAAATTGAAGGTGCCCATGCTTTTAAAGTTGGGTCATTCTCAAAGTTAACCGTAAAAAACCTTGTAAGTGCAAAAGCCACTAACAGTCAAGGAAACGGGATTGATATTGACACAAACGCAGTTGTTAATCTTGTAAACTGCACTACTTTAGAAGGTAAGGAATACGCGATCAGGTGTAATAAAGTAGGGAATAAAATCAAGGTAAAGACATCACAGAACATTTTAAGTCAAAAGGGTATTTACCTCAATGAGTCAGACCTGATCATTGATAATAACGGAGCAGGAACTAACGCAAAGATCACTGGAGAAAAGATTGAACTCTATAGTACCAAGAGTACGGGAAGTTTTCTTTTCTCTTGTACAGGGCCTATCACACTTAATACGAAACTATTAGGCAGAAACTATGATATTGAACTAAAAGGTATTACCTCTGTAAATGAAATTGATATAACTCGTTGTGTACTAAATGGAAAGTTCATTACATCTGAAGTTTTCACCAGTAAAGGCTCAACGTCATTCCTTACTGACTCTGATGTTGGAACGACAGAGCTAAAAGATCTTTCAATTACTGACCTTTCTTACTGTGGCCTACAGTCTTTAACAGCTAATAAAAGCTTGGTAAAAGGCTCAGTAGTAAAAGTTAATGGAGAGCTTCAAGTCCAAAACTACGCTATTGCAGACTTTGATTACATTTCAGTAACTGGAAACACTACCCTTGGTTCTGCAACAGCAAAACTAGCATATATAAAATCACCTTACGTCTATATGCGTGGTGATTCCTTCTTGTTTGGCCTTTATATGTCCAATACAAGAGTAGTTACGAAGTCTCATGGCTCTTCACTCGGAAATGCTTCTTCTGCATTCGTAGATACGTACGGAAGTATGTTTATCTCTGCTGACGACATGATTGAAATGAAGTCAAAACGTCTTAGAGAAGTCTATACACAGTATGCCACAATGGATGTTGGAGACTACTGGGATATTACCGTAGAAAACCATATTCATATGACTAGTACTTCTAGTAGCATCAATCTATCAGCTATGGCTGACGAAATCTCTCTAAGGGCCAATACGATTTCCGAAGGTGCCACTACGACATCAGAATACTTTGCAGGAACCGAGATAACAACAACTGTTGGTGCTAGTGTTATAACCGTAGCAATTGCTGGAATAACAGTAACAACGCCATTTGAAATCCTCTAAGGATAGTAACGATGGGAAATGCCCTTAACGTCCAAACACAAGTAACAGCCGCCAGACTAAAAACACTTGAAACTTCCCAAGCAGCAATGATGGGACTGATGGGGAATTTGCTCACGTTACTTCAAAGTGTACCTGGATTCCCTTCTTTACCCTCGGGCTTGTCTGCTCTAGCGTCTGGTCCTGGTGGTTTTACGAACATGATTGCTAACGCGCCCAATATAACAGGGTTCAGTGATGCAATCCTAAATAAAGCTATAGCTTCTGTTGGGCAAGGAATTTCGATCCCTCAACCACCGGCCATTCCGCCTCCTCCGGGTATTCCCTCAGCTTCTGACTTTGTGAACTCCGTAAATACAGCGGCTATGGGTCGTATCGCTGGAGCACAGTTTCCGGGTGCATTAGCTCCAGGCATTCCTGATCCAGTCGGTGGAGGCGGTGGAGGAATCATTCCTGGTGGTGGAGGAGGTTCCCCCGGTGGAATTGGAGGCTCCCTTGTAACAGGAACTAACATAAACCTTTCACCCGGTCTTCCTCCAATTTTCGCTAATGGCTATGCTAATGGTGGGACAATAGGAGGCGTCGGCGGTGCATAAGTTTGTAGTATCACAGTGCTACGGCTACTCAGTCGTAAATCTAAATACACCAGGATCTCCTTCTGTAGCGGGTCATCATAATATGGTAACCCAAGGCGGGGGAGGTCCATTTACCGTTCACGGTGATGGTCAAAGTACCGTTGGGGCAATCTACCTTTCTAAAGACTGTACCAGAATGATTGTTGGATGGAATGACTCGACATCAGGTACAGTAGTCCTTACTGACTCAGGAAGTATTTTTGAAGTTAGAGATACGATTTCGAATCTTCCAAGGCCACTAAACGTCACTATTCTTAAAAGACCAGATGGAAAATACGTTGCGTTTGGAAGAGGCTTTAACTTCTTCTACGCAGCTGATATATCCGATTCAAGTTTAACAGCGGGTAATGGTAATGCTATACCTCCACCGGATATAAATGGTACACTAGCCTCTTATCAAATAACCGTACCGGAGTTACCTAATACTCCGTCAAGGTTAATGTCTGATGGAAAATACGTCCTTACAAATGATACCGTAAGAACGCTTATTCTCCTAGACGCATCTGGGGCGTATGGCTCTCCTGATATCACTGAGAACTTTACTCAACGTGTCTTAACCCTAACGGACTTTGGAATCGCTACGCCAACAGATTATGTCATAAACGACTTTACGATGGTTGCCGATCCATTCGACGCAGGACATGTTTGGATCTTTGTTAGTCTTTTAAGCTCCACAACGCTAGCACCAGTAGATATTGTTGTAGCCGAAATTCTCGATAATGGAACAATAGACCATACATACCAAGTTTCTCCTCCAGAATCTTTCTTTGGATCCGGTACAGCACCATTAGGAACAGCGTTCTCCTATATGTCTGGCTCTAACCCAAGAGCATGGTTCCTTCGTGATACTGCACTTTCTTACGGCTTTGTAAATATCACTGTGGATACTACAGAAAACACAGCTGCATCTAATGTTGTAACGGTATCTCATTCTGATTGTAACTTCATAAACTGGTGTGGATTTGAAGAAGCAGGCTCTACGTACATTTACGTTACAACAGGAAATAACCCACGGATGTACGTTTTTTCTTAAGGAGACAGAATGGACTACCAGTTAAACAAGGTTATTGGAACAGGAATTAAATACCCTGTTACTTTCTCCTCCGCAAAGAAAAATAAGTTCCTAGAAACATCGACTGGTAAAGACCGGATTAACGAAGCTTTACACATCCTTATCAATACAAGAAAGGGTGAACGCTACAATAGTAATGAGTATGGCTGCGATCTCTTAGCCGGTATTTTTGAGCCTAACGACGCTATTCTTAAAAGTCTATTAGCCTATACGCTACTTGAAGCAATCGACAGGTGGGAACGCCGTATTACAGTAACAAACCTCAAATTTGAGGATCCAAGCGATCATCAGATTGATATTACTGTTGAATACATAATAAAAGCGACGAATACCCCAGGGTCTTATGTATTTCCTTTTATGAGAGCAGGAAGACCTTTTAGTGAAGTAATCAAGGGAAAACAGTACCTAGCAGGAATTTAATATGGCAGTACCTGTAGCAACCAAATCCAGTTACCTCTCTAAAGACTACGTGTCCTTACGAGATGAACTGATTAAACAAATTCCGATTGTTTCTAAGGGACAGTGGACAGATCTTAATGATTCTGATCCTGGTATCGTTCTTTTGGAAACGTTTATGTCCATGGTAGACAACCTAATGTTCTACTTGGATATGCAGTGTAATGAACTCGATATCGAAAGAGCCAAACAACGAAAAAACGTTATCTCATTACTTAAGCTAATTGGGTATAAGGTAAATAGCGTTTCAGCGGCGACGGGCACTGTTACGGTAAGGGTTTCTCCAAACGAAAGCCCTATTTACCCTGTTTACGTTTCTAAAGGTACACAGTTTTCCGCTCAAAAAGATACGCAGAGTATTACGTATACGGCCCTCGGTGCGACTACACTAGCGGGACCAAGTGATACTAAGACGATCCAAGTTATTCAAGGAACACAGAGTATTGATGTATTTACTTCTGACGGAACACCAAACCAGAAGTTTGTTCTTACGTTAGCGAACATTGATAAATCATCCGTTCAGGTCTTCATTGACAACGATCTAACGGATAATGAAGAAGCTAAAGAATGGGAACTCGTCGAGTCCTTCTATAAGTCTAAAGAAGATTCCAAACACTTTACGACAGAAGTAGATGAGTTCTCCAGGGTGTACATCTCATTCAGTGATGGGCAATTTGGAGCTATTCCTCCTTACAACGCTACCATTACGATAAACTACATCCAGACGAAAGGACTTGATGGAAATGTCGGTAAGAACGCTATTAACAAAGTTGTATCTGGCGCTCCTCTCGTTGCCGATTCTGTAGGAAACAAAGTAGAATTACTTGTTGTAAACAGTCAAGCTACAGCCGGTGGTGACGACCAGGAGAGTATTGATAAGGCTAAGAAAAAGGCGATCGGTAATCTTTTTGGACTAGGAAGGGCCTTATCAAAAACAGATTATACCTCTATTGTTGAGGGTATTCCAAACGTCACAAAAGCTGCTGCATGGGGAGAAGACGAAGAAGCTGTCCCTGACTACAGACTGCTTAACAAAGTAAGACTAACTTTCTTCTCAAAAGAATTCAGCGATATGTTCTATAACCCAGCATCTAGAGCCAGTTATAGAACACTACGAGATAACATTGTAAGAAAAACAGTTGCAGAAAAAATGCCTGTAACTACAAGATTAGTTTTCGTTGATCCTGTATTGGTAGACATTTTCGTTACCATACACATTGGAATTGATGTTAATCAGTATGATCCAAACATCGTTATCGACTTAATCCGTACTAGTATTCTAGACTTTTACTCTTTCGATAACGTATCATTTGGACAGGACATTCGACTCTCTGCTATTTCCTCTCTTATAAACTCGGTTCCTGGTGTTGCTTGGGCGAGAATAAGCAGACTATACACGACACCGGAAGGCATCGGAGTTGATGAAGCTCCTAATCCTCCTATGGATATCATCCTAGAGAAATGGAAGATTCCAACTTTTGGTGACGTTTCTACGATCCCAACGGTATCTGAACCAACTAATGTCGTTCCACCATACTTACAGCTTGCGATGCCCTCATCGTACTTTGTCGGTGTAAATGACATTCAAGTAATCAATCCGGATGGACAGTTAGACATTTATACAAACGGGTATACCTACTATCCTGGTACAAACATAAATCATATAAACATTACCTACGAACCTATTACAGACGAGCCCTATCCTTCTGGTGGATACTACGGGCACCCAAACCCAGAAACGGACCTAACGACTTACAGCCCAGTCTAATATGAAAATACAGACATACTTATCCGATACTAAACGAGCTAGCCAGACAAAAACAGCTACGCCAACTCCTTACGTTGAGGAGATCACGCCTGGAGTTAACTTCTTGCGTGGTTGGGTAGGTACTGTTGACGTAAATGGCCGTATTCTTCCAGAGGTAAATGCATATATCTACTTATATCTTAATGGTTTCCTTATCAACCCACCTGAGATAAATAAGGATGGGACGATTAAGATAAAAGAAAACACGATCTTAAGTGATACCAACGGTAATTGGGAGACAACGGCATTCTTTTTTGACGTATTCTCGATGTCAAATTACGGTCAAACGATCACACTAAGGGCCAAAGCACCTTACAAGACTATATCTGACCGTTCTATTCCATACGCGATCGGTTCAACTCCCACCCCAACCAACCTTTGCGTCATTGCCGAGAATGGTTTGATGCGTCCTCCTTACGAGGGAGAAAACCACGTAATAGGAAACCTCTCCTACTACATCAATAATGGAACTGGACTACCTAACTTTGACTGTAATACAAGAGTTTTCGTTTATCTAAATAACGTACATGTTGGCTCTAATGGTACTGTTCTTGGAGAAGTCTTTAGGAATGAACTTAGAGGCTACAGTGCTAAGTTTCCTATCAACAATGAAGATCTTGAAGGTAAGGTTTTATCTTTTCTTTTAGATAATAACCGTGTTGACGTTCCATTCACAAACATTCCTTACGCTGATTTTACGCTTCTACTCGGACAGCGAAATGGACTAAACAAAAACTTCTCATTCAAACTACCATTGGCTAATATCAAGTTTAAGATATACAAAAATGGTGTAAGACAAATACAAAACTTAGATTATACCTACACGTTAGACCCTTTAACTCGTGTTGGAATAGCTACGTTCAGTGTAGCCCCTAAAAAGACAGATAAACTCATACTCGTTTATGTCTATGCTGCCGAAGACACCGTACTAGAATACCCACCTGGGGGGATTAAAGATGGTGTAAATACTATCTTTACTCTACCAGATGAAGCAGATGTACAGACTATCGAAGTATATCTAAATGGTTTGCATCTGAACCCAAAAGATGCCTCAGACTACTTTATTCTTGAAGCAGAATTACATTTAGTTGGAAAGAACGTTCCACAAGAAGTAGACACGCTCTTCATTGACTACCAAAAGTATGAGACTAAAAGAGCAGTCTTTACGCCTAACCTAAGCCCTCCACCTGGAGGTACTGATACATTCTTTATTTCTCCTATATATTCAAACGTCAGTATACCGCAAGTGTATAAAAACGGACTTCTTCAACATAGGGATACTAGTGACACTGACGTAAATGACTACGTCTTTAGTGCTACAGAGAATAAAATAGTCTTTAATCCATGGGCTGTTCCTGAAGCTACGGATAAGCTTTTCGTTTATCAATATAGTAAGATTCTAGCCCTAGATCAGATCATTACGTACTTAAACAGTACACAGCAGTTTAGAGAAAACTGCATTACAGCCAGTATTTTCAATACGAAGTTCGTTGATAATCGTCTTACACTTGAAAACATGACGAAGATCAACGATTACCAGTTTTCGTTCGTTATTGAAAATCCGAATGAAAACAACTATACATTAAAAGTATTCAAGAATGGATTACGTCTCAAAGAATTCCGTGTTGGAGATACCGAGTACGACTACAAACTCGTTGCTAAAAATGTAATTGAGTTTACGAAGATTATACTCCCTAATGATACGGTAAATATCATCGTAAACTATAACACTACAGATTTCATCTTGAATGAACTTCCTCATGGGGAAAAGAACAACGTTAATCAGTACTTTACGTTGCCCTTCATTCCTAAACCAAACTCAGTTCAAGTATACAAAAACGGAGTCAGGGTAATTCCATTTAACAACATTGAATATAATGTAGGGTCTAACATCATTACGTTCGTTACCCCTCCAAAAAGTACTGACGTAATTATAGTAGACTACGAAATCGCGTATAGCAAGAACAATATAATCGTAACTTTACCCCTTTCCGGACCAACAGACGGGGCAAACATCCTATTTACGTATCCACTAAAGTATGTTGGGCTTCCTTTAACTGTTTTTAAAAATGGACAATTACAGATTCCTCAGCAAGATTATATTCTAAACAAGAATACAGTGTTGTTTGTTACGAGCATAGGTATTCCACGAGAAGGTGATGTACTTACGCTAGACATAAACTTAGAAAGTGTGTATAACAACCCTTCCGGTGAACAACTTAGACTCTCGTCAACATATCCACTTGACATCCTTGACGCTAGAGATTCAGTAATAAAAACACTATTTGGTGATATCCTTGAACTTTACCCAGGAAAGGATGAGCAAGGACAGTTTAGATTCTGGTTCAATCAAAAGACTGGATACTTCAAATGGAGCTGGTACGATCCTACAACGCAATTAACGTATTTCTTTGGAAAAGGAATGCAGATAACTGCACGAGCTTGGAACACCACACCGTTTGTCTATGAGATTAAGAAGTAACATATGGCCTTAAGCATAACTAATGGAACGACATTCTCAGATTCATACATCTGGGATGTTTTTCAAGAGCAACTAGTAGCAATAGATGGTTATGAACCATACGTCTGGACTATCGAGGATGATCCAGATAGTATGTTTACGCTTAATAGCGGAACGGGTCTTCTTACATGTAACGTAACAGCTGGGAATACACCTGACGTTGTAGACTATGTCGGATCTCACTCAATTACAGTTAGAGTTACTGACTCTCATCCAGTCTCACCAGAGACAATAACAAAGACCTTTACTCTCAATGTTTTAACATCACCAAACATTTTTATTGATGTTGGGGGTACTTTAACTTATTGGGGAGATCTTGGGGATTCTTACTTAGCACCTTTCGTAGTTGGTAACACAGATACTGTTCAATTTGTTTGCGTTGGTGGAGTCCTGCCAATCACATGGTCATTAGACTGGTCACCAGCTTACGTCAGTGTAGATAATACGGGGCTACTAACAGTAACACCTGATGCCGTAGAAGCATACCAATCAACAGTTCGTGTTACAGATGCAAACGGCTCTACTCACTATATAACACCATGGATAGCTGCAATTGCCTCCATTGGTGATCCAAACGTATATGCTAAAGGCGGGGCTGTCGGAGCATTCTGTGCTAACATAGGCGTTGTATCAACGACAGCGGCTGATTACACTTGGGGAGGCACACCACCTTACTCTTATGCGCTAGCCCCCGGCAGTGATCCACTTCCAGACGGTGGCTATTTCGATGGAAATTTAATCTACCTAACGTTCCCAGACTTTGATGCCCCTCCAGACTTTCAGTCCTTTAATTTAACAGTAAGAGTTACAGACTCAGCCCTTACACCATCTACGTATGACTATTCTAGAGAAATACCGTGGAGTAATAGACCTGTTTTAGATACGGCTACGCCATTGGCCGTAGGACAAATAAATACACCATATTCATTTCAGCTAGCAATCACAAACACAAACACATTTGCTTACTCATATACTGTAGATGAAATTAATGGTATTGGGCTACTACCAACGGGAATTACCGTAAGTTCAACAGGATTGTTTTCAGGAACAACGGTATTTTCTAACATATTCCCTATCTCTATCCTTGCAAGTACTGACGGGACAGGTTGCTACGACCGATGGGATACAGTACTCTACATAACTGCCGGTATTGACATAGCTTGTTTGCCTTCAACTCCACCCGCTGTAGTTCCTGACACCCCTTATACTATTGTATGCACCGCAACAGGTGGTGACGCTCCATACCGCTGGTCGTTCGGTATCAATAATCCACCTCCTGCTGGATTACTCATTGACGAGAATACGGGAATCATTACTGGATCAATTGCCTCGAATGGAACTTACCTTGTAGACGTAATTGCCCAAGACTCTTTAGACAGAATTGGTCTTAAAACACTTACATTTCTTGTAGCAAATAGTTCTGCGATAGCAACTGATCTAGGTTCCGTCTGTAAAAATAGTAGATTTGAATACGTTTTTGAACGAATCATAGCTCCAGGGGATCCTGAATTCCTTTATGAACTCGTTACTGGAAGTCTGCCAATTGGCCTTACACTAAATTCAAGTGGTGTTATCAGTGGCATTCCGACCGAACCAGGAACGTACTACTTTGAAATAACAGCAACAAGAACGTTTGGAATGGGTATCGTTTACCTCTACGGTTGTACGATAGTAGTATTTGATTCTCCAGTAGTTCAAGCACCAAACTTCTCCTTCGTAGGAGTAGGACAGCCGTTCGAATACACATTCTCTGCTGTAGGTGGAACGCTACCATTAACATGGGAACTTTCAGACGTTCCAGATGGATTATTCTTCAATAGTATAACTGGAACGTTATATGGTACACCAACCAAAGAAGGCTTATACGCTCAGTCAATTACGGCCTTTGATGGAAATAAGTGTGCAGATACTCTAACGTTCTATTTAAACGTCGTAGGGATACCAGTAATCCTTAATCCTGATCTAAAGATTGGTTGCCAGAACTACGCTTACCAGCAATTTATACTCGTAACTGGTGGAGCACCACCGTATTACTGGTTCGTTGTTTCTGAATACGGCCTTCCTGAAGGCTTATTACTAGACCAGATGACAGGCGAACTACATGGTATCCCAACTGAATATGGTACATGGCCCGTTACGATAAAGGTTATTGACGCGAAAGGACTTACAGGAGAAAAGGACTTTTCACTTGTAATCAGATCAGAAGGTGAATGCTCCAGTACGGATCCAGGGACAATACTTGTACAAAAGCCAAGATTGATCTCTGTTCAATCGAAAGCCGTAACTGTTGCCGACGCCTTTCACCAACTCTATTTGTTTGATTATCTACCTTCCGTATTTAAAGAAGAACAATAATGCAATTAGACTTTAATACAGAGAATAAATCGGATGTCCGAGCAGTAACACAGCTAGCAGCGATGACACTTGACAACGTCAAGTATTTCATTGATACGTTACTGGATAACTTTGACATAGACCGTGTTCCTGACGAAAACTTGGATATTATCCATAATATACTCGGTTATCCACAAGATAAAGAAGAAGATCCAAGTTTCCTGAGAAAAAATCTCAAATATGCTATTGATCTGTACAAAACAAAAGGAACAGTAGATTCAATCAAAATACTCTTTTACTCTCTTGGTATAGACGTAGATATCATTCCATTATGGACGCCAGACTACACAGAATACGTAGAAATTTCCCCTCCGTACATAAAACTAACCATGCCCGCTGTTCAGTACCTAGCTCAGTCAGTAGATGTAACAGTTGTTAATCCTGACGAACAGCTATATACTTACACCAGCGGATACCAATTCTACTAAAGAGTATTTATGACGGAAATAAAAACATACCCCATCATGTCATGGAGTACCTTAAATGGTATTCCATATAGAGATTTCGTCAAGTCTCCAGATGCCTTCATTACTGGAATATCTGTTCTTTCCAGAGATTATTCGGCGTCTTCTCTATACGTGTCACCAACAGATGTATACCCAAACATTGATTACAGAGATACTGTAACTTACAGAAATAGCTTTCGTGAACAGCTACCTATAACTGTAGGGCCATCAACATATTTTAAGCAGCTTCCGGCTACGTGTACCGTAACTCCGTCAATACAAGCATTTGCTGAGAAGTGTCTACTTAGTTTTGCTGTAAGCAGAGGAATTGGGAAAATACCATATTCTTCTTACACCAAAGATATCTTGATGCGGTACGGTAACGTAGGTGACTTGGTTAAGTTCACAGATAACTACTTTAGCTCACTTCAGTATGAAGCTAGTTCTATTTTTATTGCAGATAAGGGATTAGCAATAAAAAATGCTTGGGTAGATAATCTCCGTGATATCTCTGACCAAACAGCAATTACGACTAATTATAGTCGTCCGTATCTACTATTTGATACAAGATCTCTCAATGAGCAAGATGCTGTCTTAGAAGCTAATTTATTAGTCACGCTAGACGTAACGAAGACTGTCTTAAATGATGATAGTATAAATCTCTATGTCTATAAGACGGCAGATGACTCAACGACAAATGCTACATTTACTCCTGTTTTGACAGAACTAGGAGTTATCGGCACCCGAGGAGCAGCTTTACTGGCTGGACAGGAAGTTTCAATACCTCTTGGTTCCTTAGCCGTGAACAAGAAAGGCTATACTAAACTTGCTCTTATTTCAGAATTAGAAAAGAACAATACCCTTCCCACTGGATTTAACCAGTTTACTTTTGTAAACGTTAAATTACAGTTAAGAGTTGATCCTGGTGTAAAGTTCCTTCCAGGGCCTGTTTCTTACTTTAAGAATACCGTAAGTGGAACGAATACCACCTTACAGTGGTCAGCCCCGATTGATAATGGTGGCTACCCAATATCTGCCTACCTAATCAAAAACATGAATACTGGAGAAGAATTCTGGACGCAACCGGGAACTTCTTCTCTTGTAGTTACTGGGTTACTACCTAACGTACAGTATTCATTCTCGATCCAAGCACAAAACTATCTTGGTCTATCCTCTTCTCCTGTAATTTCAATTGTAGGTATAGATGGAAGAACCCTGGTTCCTGGCTCCGTAGAAGGCTTTAGCATCCAAGGTAGGGATCAGAGCGTTGTCCTTACGTGGAGCCCTCCGTTGGACTATGCTACGACATTGCAAGCCCCTGGTGGGGTTGTTAGTGGAACGTCAGTTAACATCGACGGATACAGCGTAACCAATATATCTACTGGAGAAGTAAAGCAGATCTCTGGGTCTGTTCATACAGCGGAATTTACTGGATTAGATAATACAACAGACTACACATTTAAGATTCAAGCCTTTAATGCTGGTGGATACGGTCCATCTTCCTTTATTGTAGGAAGGCCAATACCAATTGATCCCGGCTCTCATCCACCAGAAATCCCTGAAATCGTTGCTTTAAAAGTATCTGGAACTAATGCTGCGTTCTTATGGAAAATTCCTAAGTCTCTAACGCAGCTCGTTCCTTATACTTATGAGTACTTCGTAAAGGTCACAAATACCGATGCTGCTGGATCAGATCCAACCGATCCGGGCGTTCACTGGTACTACAACGTATATGAAATGGGGCAATGGGGAGGAAGTCTAAAGATTCCTAACCTCGTGCCCAACACACGTTATAGAGCTTGTGTTAAGTCCTCAAATGCTTACAGTGAAAGCCCATGGATCTGTACCGCCTTATTCACTGTTCCTGGTGATGGTGGCTCAGGCGGTGGGGGTGGAACCGGAGGCGGTGGTGGAGGAGATGGTAAGGTCTTAGTTCCTCTTAAGTACAATTACACGTACTTTTATCAAGCTCCTATTGATTTAGACCGAAATTCTCCAAACTACAACAATTTTCTATATCCGGAAAACGTAACTGAAGACCAAAGTGCCTACATCCAAGGTGAGGAAGTCACTTTCCCAATCGTTGTCTCATTACTATCGAATAAGCTATACTTTAACGTAAATGATACGGACTACACGCTTACGCTTGCTCCAGGTTTGGTGTTAGAGTACTCCAATGTAGTAGAGACTTTAAATGCCGCTGTTCAAAATTGGCCTTTCAGGTTCATTCTAATCGGAAATAAACTCGTTGTTGAGACTACTGAGAAGGGCGACGGCAATTTTGTCAATTTTGACGTAAATTTTGAAAAACTTTACGACCTTGGTCCTACGCTTTTTGGTACTGAACCTACTTTTATACCAGGAAGTACTATTTACCTCGTTCAGGACCATGTTCCCGTCGCTGAGTATGATAAGAAGAACAAAAAATCGCTTGTCGAAGCAAAAGTTAACGTAAATGTTTTCAATAAAAATGTGTCAAAACCTGTTTTTTGGACTAAGACACAGAATAAATTCGCGTTAACACTCCAAAACACCAGTATTCAGCCAAATAGCGTTGTTGTTTCGTACACAGACGATAATAACAACATTGTATACCTACGAGATTACCTAGGTGATGGATACTTGTATAACAGAAAGAAGACTTTTGACGCTGTTGGTGACCCAATTTCATGGTCTTACACCACAGATAGTGTTACATCATCAAAATTACTAGGAAAAATTGACTATAAAACTGGAATTATTTCCGATTTAGTCTTTTTTACGGAAAATGGCGTAAACTCGTATAAAAAAGCTGTAATCAGAAGTAATGTTACTTGGCCTGTAAAAGTTCTTACGTCTTCTTCACTGTATTTCTCTGTACGTGGAACAAGAATCATCGTTCCAGTTCCACAAAACACGACAGGGTACTTTCCAAGTGCTTTAAGTACTCTTTTGAACAATGATGCAACGTTTACTGGAGCAGGATTAGTAGCTTCAGTAGTAAATAGCCAGTTAACCGTAACAAATAGCTCCTTTGGACCGACTGAAACGTTAGAACTCGATAACTTACAGGTAAATAACAGCTGTAACAAGCTAATTTTTGGTTTTAGACCAATTCTTATTTCACCTTCAAGAATTTTCGTCTCTTACGCGTATACAATTGAGGACACAGACCCACAACACTATATTTGGTATCAAACTCCTCACTTTCTTATCAAAGCGAAGGGAACTACTGGAACATTCCTAACCAAAGCACATTTAGACTACATCGTAAATAAGGTTAAGCTCATAAAGCCCACAACTACCGTTCTGGATAGGGTGCAGTTCGCGCTTACACTCAATGATGAGGCTGTTTGTTCCGAAAGTCTTAATATCTACCTACAAACTCCTCCACCTCCTCCCGATGTCTGTACTATCACGTTAGGAAGTTTATCGGTAGGCGTTCCAGCTACGGCATCTACAGGGATGTCATTTGAAGTAACAGCAAGTGGACCTACTTGCCCCTGGACAGTTGTAAGCAACGATGCATGGCTAACCATAACCAGTCCTACCAATAACACAGGTAGTGCGAAGATCTTTTTTGACGTTGCTGAAAACTCTGGTCCTCCAAGAAACGGGACTATAACAGTAGAAGGAAATACTTTTACTGTTATTCAAGCATCTGCTGGCGGATGTACGTTTACTCTAAATCCTAGCTCTATTTACATCCCTACTGGTGGCGTAGATACGAAACATATCATAGCAGTAACGACAGGACCATCTTGTGTATGGACCGTTACTACAACAGATGCATGGATTCGAATTCCAGTTTCGGCTGGAGGTACAGGTAATGGCTCCGTAACAATAGCAGTAATGGCTAACGCAGGAGCGACCAGAACGGGCACTGTGACCATCGGGGACCAAACCCTACTTGTCACCCAAGAAGGATCTACACAGCTTATTACACCCCCTTACCTCAAGATTGGAACCATGATACCAGAGCCTCTTACTATCATAAGGACGCCAACGGTTATTCAACAGCCAGGTGGTGGTATTATCATCGTTCCTCCACCAATTCAAGATCATAGCTACGACGTTAGGGTAACAAACCCTGACGAGCAGTACGACCTAAAAACAAAGTACTATACTTACCAGTAAGGACTAATTATGGAAAACATTAAAGTTGCCGGAAAACTCAAACTTACCATGAAAGACCTTAATGGTAACATACTTTCTGTTGATGAAGATTCAAATCTTATTTTAAACTCCGGTCTTACTTCCCTATGTAATTTACTAGTTGGTAATATTTCCCTACCTTCCGATATATCTGCTGGGACGAAGTTATACCAATCATATAAAGCAATGCCGTATCTTCCTCTTTATATTCAATTCGGTACTAGAGCTACTCCTCCTCAAAGGACGGATATTCCTCCTTACGACAATGGAACGCTAGACCCTAACACGATCAGTCCTGCTTACGCATCAGAAATCATAAAAACAACTTTCTATTCTTCCTCTAGCAATTCCATCACTCTCAAAGTATCTTTGCCAGGGAACCTAGGAAACGGATCATCCGGTCAAGGGCTTACGTTCCGCGAAGCGGTACTTATGTCAAAAGAAGGAGATACTCCAATCAAGTTTTCGTGGTTTGCTAGAAGAGTTTTCGGGGATAAGATTAAAACCCCCCTAAACACGTTAGAAGCTGAATGGACATTTACTTTTACAGCAGGATCGGAATCGTAATGAATGAAACTAAGATTAAGAAGCTTTTCCAGTCTCAACTTACAAAGATGAAGCTGGATTTTGATTTAACGTTCAGACCTCTTACCGAAGAAGTATGCCCTGATCACGACATCACGCTATTTCTGGTTGGAAGGTCTGAAAGAGACAATCATGACAAAACGGCATTCATTGTCTTCTTTAACAAAGAACTTCTCAAAACGCTACATGCCGTCGAGCTAAAACGGTCGATCTTCCATGAAATTCTTCATATGCTTACGTGGCCTCTTATTGATGAACACTCTGAGGCAGTAAAGCACATTACTAATAAGAAGCTCGTGGAAGAACTTGTTTCACGTACTCGGGTATCATGGGAAAATGTAGTTTACACATTGGAGAAAAAACTCTTTAACAAACTACTGTAAAATTATGGCACTAGGAAGTACAATAAACGACATCGCTGTAGACTACATTCATGACATAACCGGAACTTACGATCAATTTGACGTTAGTATTTTGGTACTTTGTATTACATGTAAAAACAAACTACCAATATGCGATGCGATAACAGTTACGGTTGGATTTAAAGGTTTAGTACAATCATCGTTTTTTACTTTTTGTTCTGAAAACTGCTTAGGCTTGTTTTCTTTAAGAACAGGAGTAGTTGTAACGTGAAACTCCTCGATAGGATCTAAAACTTCTTCCTGTACCATTTAAACTAGGCTACTTTGCTGAATAACCAACCTTGACTTTCACCGAAAAGGTAATATATTCCTCATGCTCTTGTGCATGGTTGGAGGCTTCCGAGCGAATTTCCAAAACAAGCTCGATTGTCTCTACTTCGGTGATTTATAATGGTTCGTTACGAGAAGAATCATACCTTTGGCACCATTCAGTCAGGAAACCCAGGCAACGGAGGCGTAATTGATCGCCGGTCTACGGGGGATACGTCCTGGTCATATGGATACGATAAGAAATTATCGAAACCCTATGTCATCAAGTAGGGATTTAGACTAACTGACTGAGAGTAGAGGCGCAAAACAACTTTAGGAAGAGCCATAAGATCTTAACCCTAATTAATGCATGTACCCACTGGTTTTTACGATCTAACCGATACGATTAACTTGGCGAGGCGTACCAACAATAGCAATCAATTGGATCACTAAAGATCCCCTAAAAGAGCCTAAACTATTATGATTAACATCACTCATACGTTAAGATTTATGGTTATTCCTAAAGAAATTCAAACAAGAGCCCTACCCAATATCCTTTGGGAATCCCCCGGTGTACTCTCTCCTCCCCCCTCATAATTTTTTAAGAACTAATACGGTATAAGGCCCCTTGCTTTAGTGCATAGGGGTCTATATATTTCATGGTACTAAGGAGTATTTTTATGGCCGAAACCCCACAGTATGTAACAGTTGAACAACTTAAGTCCGTTGTTGACTCAGTGTCTCAGGAACTCTCTAACATTAAAGTAGAGCAGTTTCGTACTGTAGCTAGACTTGAAACGGCTATTAGGTTTCTCTCTAATAAAAAGGTAATGGAATACGGTGATTTCGTAACATCAACGGAAGATTACCGTCAATGGCGCGAAGGTTTAATGAAGTGTCTTAAGGAGCAGAATCTTGTCAAACGTGTCGATACCGCGCTTGAACTTAATGCTACACTTACGTTTAAACTCTTTGCGGATGACATTGAAATCATCTCACAGGTTGTCGATGCAGGAGGCACTTCACACGCAACAGCAACGAAAACGCTTGAACTTCCCCACTCAGAGATGTTTAAGAAATTCATTTCGCAGTACATCATCAAGGAAGCTGAGGATAAGTCCACTAACTAATGGTCAAGGTTATTGCTGATTCCAAGCGTTGCCTTATCGAAGGCAAGTTACCGGGCAATGTTATAGATATCATTGATTCTGCAACGTCTGCCTTCGTAACAAACTATCAGTTTTCTACGCTATACAAAAAGCGTAGGTCAGATGGTACAAGGGTATGGGATGGGAAGCTCCACTTGTTTAGTAGGGCTTCCTATGCCTTTCCTCCTGGCGTACTTGATATAATCTTGGATTGTTTGGACCGTTTTCATATTAAGTACGAAATAGAACGGCAGTTTGACTCTGACTATTCGTACATGAATATAAATCTCCCTAGCAAAATAGGAAAGTTCACTTTCTACGACTACCAGACGAAAGCTATGGAAGCGTTCCTAGGTTTAATTAAGAACTCTGATATGACGCTTCCGAGAGGGATTATCAAAATTCCAACTTCAGGTGGCAAAACGCTTATTGGTGGGACTTTAGCTAAAGTTCTTGATCTTCCAACGCTGTTTCTAGTCCGTGGTAAGAAATTAACAAAACAGAACTTCGAAGTAATTTATGAAGTCTTCGGAAAAGACAAGGACAAGGTTGGCCTCATCGACGCGGATCACTGGGAACCAAGCCAGTTAACGGTAGCGTCGATCAATACTCTTTACTCCCGTCTGACATCAGACGAGTATAGCGATGATCTCAAAGAGCTATTAAAGCGTATTGAATTTGTCATTTGCGATGAGGTCCACAGAAGTACAAGTAAAACATTCTCCTCTGTTCTAAAACTCCTTGATGCACCAATCCGCTTAGGGCTTTCAGCAACGCCAAAGAGAAATGAAGATGATAGAGACCTATTACTTAGGAGTTTAATTGGCCCGATTATCTATGACATTCCAGTTGAAGAGCTAAAAAAGAAAGGGACTATTTCCCGTTCTAGACTTACGTGTTTGGTAGTTTCCAAACCTAAGCAGGAAAGCCTCAGTTGGGAAGAAGCGTATAAGCGCCTTATTGTTTACAACCCATATCGTACGGATGTCTTTACGGAGATCGCCAAACAAAGGATAGACGAAGGAAAAACAGTTCTGCTTTTAGTTGGTAATTCAATCGCCCTAGCAGAAAATGCGTATGCAAAACTGATTTCTAAAGTACCTGAAGAAAAAGTTCGTATGGTGAATGGCTCTTCGGGTATAGAAGATGTAGATGAAGCTTTCGAAGAATTGAAACAAAAGAAAATCTCTTGTGTTATTACTACAGTAATTGCGGATGAAGGTATCGACATTCCATCTATCAATTGCCTCTTGACAGTTGGTGGTGGAGAGTCTTACAATAGGACCGTACAACGCGTTGGTAGGGCTTTACGGCTAAAAGCCGATGGCTCCGATGCGGAGATCATTGACGTGATGGATACGACGAATCCTTATCTTAAAAAGCACGCTACTACTAGGTTAACACACTATCTGGAAGAGTCTTTGTTTGATTCAGTTACTTCTGTGAAAGCTAAAGAGGTTTTAGGAGAGTATAATGAAAAAGAACCTATTGGAGACTACGGGGATAACGCTGGATGAGGTTAGCTCGTTCATAAGTATTCATAACACAATAGTCTCTGTAACACACCCGTATAAGTATATGTTAAAGGTAAGAAAGAACATTGACACACTCTCAAATGTCGATTGGTTTAAAGACGCTGTCATTCTTCTTCAGCTAATCAAACAGTTGAAGGTTTCTCCTCGAACATATCTCCTTGCCCAGATCTCTATGTATAAGAAACCAAATCGTAAAGCTCGGGAAGTACCAACACTTAAAATGATGGCTTCCCAAAAAGGGATTGAACGGTATGAAGAATACCTTCGTCACGTAAAGCAAGCGACTATTGCATACGTCCCTACGGAAGCTGACATGGATATGTTTTCAGATAAGAAAATGAAAACACTAATGGTTGCTTACGACATTGAAAGTGTTGAGGAATTTTTTAGAGATGTATTTCTCTCCTCCCAACTTTCAACACACTTCATTCTAAATCATCCCGTTTACAACTCATTAAAACAGTCTGGTTTCTATAAAAAAGAATTCGGGACTGACTTTCCTTTTCAAATCGAAGGATAATAAATGGCAGAACAAGGAGGATTCTCTCCTTTTCTTCTGAAATCTATTCTGTCATTGCTCTTTAATGACGTAGATTTCAGAGATAAATACTTACCAGTTCTAAAAGTAGAACACTTTAACTTTGGGGATAAGTTCCTTTTTACAATTGCTCAGGCGGTATTCTCGTACGTAAAGTACTATGACCGCTTTCCTACTATGGAAGTAATTGCTGAGGAGCTTTTTAGGCAAAAGGGTAGGAATCTTGACCTAGACCTTACCCTTCTCTCTAAGGATGAGCTTTCCGTTCTAAAGGATTTCTTCATCCAAATCGTAGAGGATGACATTGAAGATGTCCCCTACATTGAAAAGAACCTTGTAAATATCCTTCAACAGCTTGAAGTTCAAAAGAAAGTCTTTCTCTATAAAGATTCTCTTATGAATGGTACGGCTGACATCGAACAGTTCGCCAAAGACATTGCTGATGCTGTTACGATTGCTACTCCAGTTTCAACAGGTGTTAACCTCTTAGAAGACCTTGAAAAGCGTATAGCCACTCGGCTGGCAAGTACTGTTACTCCCGGCACAATTGATCTCCTTGTTCCTAGCTTCGCATCTTACCTTGAAGAAGGAGGTCTCCCACCTGGTTCCCTTGGATTCTTTTTGGCGGCCACCAATAGTGGAAAGAGTATGGCACTCATACACACTAGCTACGACGCTGCATTACGTGGGCATAATGTCTTGTATGTATCAGCAGAGCTTTCCGAAGATATGATTAAAAGGCGTTTTGACGCGTGTATTACTGGAATGGAACTTAGTAAGATAAAAAAGGATGCCCTTAGAGTAAGAGATAAGCTAGTTAAGTCAAAGGTGTATACCAGTGTATTAAAACGCATTCAAGTTGTTGAAGTACCTGACGGTGAAGCTACTGTATCGGATATAAATGCTATAGTAGAGCGTCTAAAAAAAAAGGGTTTCCTAACAAACCTTTTAGTGGTAGACTATGCTGACAACCTACGTGCTGAACGACGTTTTGAACATGATCGGGCCGCTTTTGCATCTATATATAAGGGGCTTCGCTCTCTTTCAAAAAAGCAAAATCTTGTTACTTGGACGGCGAGTCAAATGAATGATGAGGGGTCTGCCGCAGCCGAAAAGAAATCGGGAATTATTACCGTTCGCCACGTCAATGAAGCGCGGGCAAAAATTCATATTTGTGATGTGAGTATTGCTATCGCCCGTACCCAAGAAGAAAAGGATATGAATCAAGCACGGTTAGTCTTCTTAAAGAATAGACTTGGTCCCGGCGATGGCGCTGTAGTACAAGTTTCTACTCGATTTGATATTTCACGTCTTTACGGAGAAGAAAAGAACATCGTTAAGCTGGATGACCTTAACCCATCCGCCCCGATTGTTGGATTGGAAAAGCTCGGCTCATTAGACTCCCTTACTAACTTTGATGAAGAAGGACTTCCTCAGCCTTATTCAGCTGCTGCACTAAACTCTCTCTATGCAAAATAAAAAGTACAACGTTAGAAAGTTTCTTTCTAAGTATAGAGTTCCCCATAAGATTGTTTCAGGTGGTCATGAGGCTAACCTGAACTGCATCTTTCACGAGGACTATAAGTATAAGATGTACTTGAATTTAACTACAGGGATGTTCAACTGCTTCGTTTGTAATGAACGAGGTGGTTTAGCTTACTTAATTGCTAAGTACCATGAAAAGAGTCGTTCATCTAGCTTTAGCATGGAAGATTTTGAACTGGGTAAAGAAAGTTTGTTTATTCCTATGGAAGAGGAAAAACAAATTTTGTTTAAAATGCCCGAAAATCTTGAGTTTTTGTCTGATGACACGGCAAAAAACAAACTATGCTTGGCATCCGCGTTTGATTACTTGAAGGCGCGTAAGATCTCTGACGAGCAAATCTACTTTTACAAACTTTGCGTTTCAGATGAGTACTCTTTAAGAGAGCGTATAATCTTTCCTGTAATTGACGAAGATGGAAACTTTGTTAGTTACGTGGCGCGTACATATACAGATAGAATCCCAAAGGTAATGACTCCAAAAGCAACTGGTAACTACGGAGTAAAAGAACATGTTTATAATTTACCTGAAGCAAAGAGAACGAGTCATCTAATCATTACTGAAGGTGTCTTTGATTGCCTGTCGGTTGGAACATCTGGTGTAGCCCTATTCGGTAAGGCTGCGACCCTACCACAGCTAGCTAAGATCATCAAGGCCAAGCCCAGGCGTATTACGATATGTTTGGACCCTGACGCGAAAAAAGATGCAATTGTTCTTTATAACCAGTTGATCTTTCACGTTCCAGACATTAAGTTTGCCTTGCTACCGGAAGGTGAAGACCCAAACTCTTTATCAAAACAGGCTTTAGAAGCTATTTTGACTAATCCACTATCTTTCCCACAGTTTTATGACTTAACTTTCGTAAAGGAAAAACATGCGCTCAACAAGTAACCCAACACTTCCACCTGTGAGTACCGCAACTTTTCTAGCCGACGCAATTATTGAACGTGCAAATAACTTCAAAGAAAAAGGTAAGTTTGGCTCTCTAACGGATAATGTTGTTGCTCTATGTCAACTACAACTTTGGCTTGACAAAACAGCTGATTCATTTAAACTTGACCTTTCTCGTTGCGTTGAAATCTACAAAGACTGTCTAAATGACTCTGCTGAAGAACGTGATGTTGAAATTGCTAAAGAAATCAAACGTCAGGTTGAGGCATGGGGAAGTAAGGGATAATGAGTTGTGACAAGTGTGAGCTTCATAATATAGTAAGCTCAGTTTGTATCCCCGGTAAGGGAAATCCGAACTCTGGTTTGTTCTTTGTCTTGGAACGTCCATTACCAGCAGAGGAAAGGGCTAACATTCCCTTTATTAGCCAGTCTGCTCGCCTTTTTGTCTCTTTGCTAGAACGGGCTAACCTTAATGTTGATGAAGACTACTATATTACGTATGCGGCAAAGTGCTTCGTTCCAGAAGAGCATAAGAAGCTTAAGACTCCTTCTTTTAAGGCATGTACAGATCATTGGTTAAAGAAAGAGATCCTAAAGTATAAACCAAAGGTTGTTGTAGCAGTAGGGCGGGAGGTAATGAGTTACTTACTTCCTGAAAAAACCGGCATCCTAAAACACCGTGGTTCCTTCTATAATGTTACTATCGAGGACCATGAATTTAAAGTTATCCCAACGTTATCTCCCGCCTTTATCCTTAAAGAGAATCGTGAATTAGAATTTCAGGTTTTAGCGGATATTAAACGAGCCCATGATGCTGTTAAGTCTGGTGTAAACTGCTGGAATGAAGAAAAGCTAAATACTCTTAACTACCGGCATATAAGTACTGTCTCTGACTTCATGGAGATGTACGAAGAGATTAAAGCAAAGAAGATATTTAGTTGCGATATTGAAACAAGAGGTCTAAACCCTTACAAGGATGAACGTAAGGACGGGATGTTTCCGCTCGTGTCTATCCAGTTTAGTACAGGAGAGAAGTCTGGCTGGTTCTTCCCGGTTGCGCACGAAAAGTTTATTCACATAAATCCTGACGGGTTTGCATGGAATCAAGATGATTGGCTACAGATTCTTCCTTACCTACAGGATATATTGGAGAACCAAGAACACTTTTTGATTGGGCATAATTTCAAATTTGACTCTAAGTGGATCTATAAAACACTTGGTATTAAGCCGTATCTTAAGTTTGATACGATGCTCGCCCATGGGCTTTTCGAAGAAACATCTTCTGGATTGAAGAAGTTGGCTTGGCAGTTTACTGATCTTGGTGGTTACGAAGAAGAGCAGTCGAAGTATACTGAATCACTCGACACGGATAAGAAATACGATATGTTTCACTATCCGTACTCTGGCTTGGCTACGTATGGTTGTTGTGACGTAGATGTAACATTTCGCGTATTTAACATATTCAATGCTAAGCTCGCTAAAGATACGCAGCTATACTTTTTGTTTACCATGCTGATGAATGCTTCTCGTGCCTTTTTCGATATTGAGCATGAGGGTATTAAAATCAATAAGGAACAACTTGATAACCTTGAAGTTGAACTTGACCTAGAGGTAAAGAAGGCAATTGCTGACTTTAGACTAATGGCTCCAAAGGAAATAGACGAAGTTGAAAAGGAGCTAACAGAACTTAATGGAGGCAAACTCCCTATTGAGTTTAACATGGCTTCGGCTGCACACGTTTCTAAACTATTCTATGAAAAACTTCATTTTCCTATAAGCGAGCAGTTCCGTTCTAAGAAAACCCAGGAACCATCAGTTGGACGTTTCGCCCTTGATGCTTTAAAAGACAAGGATATTGTTAAGACTCTTTTAATTCATCGGCGTTCGTCTAAGCAAAAGGTTGCCTTCGTAGATTCCTACAGAAAGTTTATTGATGAAGAGTCTCGAATCCACCCAGACTACAAGCTAATCAAATTCTATAATGAAGAAGATGACTCCGAACAAGGTACGGCTACGGGACGCCTTGCATGTATTGAAGAGAACGAATTAGTCTCAGTACTCGGCGGGTATAAGCCAATTAAAGACGTATGTGTCGGTGATTACGTATACTCTTTTTCTGAAGAAGGTTTGCCGACTTTAAAGAAAGTCATAAATAAAGTATATAATGGGGTAAAGCCTTGTGTGCAAATTAACTTTCAAAGTGTTGGTAACTTTGAGAAGAATTCCCTAACATGCACACCAGACCATAAAATTCGACTTGCTGATGGGCGATGGATTCGTGCCGAGTCACTTAAGTACGGGGATAGACTTTCCTTCATCAATAAGTCAAAATTATCCACAGGACGTATTCGGATCTACTCAAATAAAAGCTACCAAAAGTTGGAAGAGCAGATTATTAAAGAGAAGCTATTTAACGGGAGTCCTTCTCAACATGTACATCATATCAATTTTAATAAAGGAGATAATCGTTTAGAGAATTTACTCCTTCTCAGTAATTCCGCTCATGGTAAGATTCATGGCAACATTGCTAGAGCAGAAGGAAAAGTAAAATGGGAACATTTGCTTACGTCACCAAGGCGAATACTTAAAGGTAAAGATAGTCCACACTATATTGCTTTCTCAAAGTTTACGTTGCTTCGCCTCCTCGCCCGAGCTAAAGGTAAAGCAACGAGTGTAAATATGAACTTTGCTACATTAAAAGAAAAGTGTAAGGAGCATGGAATAGACCTCTCTGCCATTCGTAGACGCTATAATAAGATAGGGGTACATCTAAGTAAAACAGTAGTTATTCAGGCGTTAGAAAAAGGTCATGATGCAGAAACAGCAGCAAGGATACTCAATATAGGTACGCGATCATTAAAGCGTTTATGTCTTTTATATAGAATTCCTTATAATCATAAAGTAATTTCTATTATACCTGTTGGGCTTAAGCGTGTATATGACTTAGAGGTAGAAGATACACATAATTTTTGTACCTCTGAGATTATTGTACATAATTGTTCTAATCCTAACCTTCAGCAAGTCCCTTCACGAGATGAAACGAAGAGGATTAAAAAGCTTTTTTTAGCAGATGATAAGTCTCATGTTATTTTAGATTTGGATTATAGCGGTCTTGAATTACGAATAACAGCTATCCATTCGGAAGAGCCAAAGATGAAAGAGTTTTTCGCCAAAGGGTCAGGCGACTTTCATACTTGGTCGGCTTCAATGCTACTGAATAAGAAACCAGAAGATATTACTCCCCTTGAACGTGCTTACGCAAAGAACTGTGTTTTCGGAGTTCTTTACGGAGCAGGACCAGCAAAGATTGCTTCTCAAATCGGATGCTCTATTAAAGAAGCTGAGCACTTCATGGAAGAGTATTTCAAGTTCTTTCCAAATCTAAAGAAATGGATTAATGCACAAAAAGCCTTCGCCCAGCAACATCTTTATGTAAAGTCTAAATTCGGAAGAATCAGGCATTTACCTGATGCTAGGTCTAGGAATGAAGGCTTAAAGGAGGCCGCACTACGCAAAGCAGTTAATAGCGTTATTCAATCAGATGCTTCAGATCTAACTCTCTATGGCCTTACGAAAATTCATCGTTTCTTATCAACTATGAACCATACCGATCCTACTAAGCCGTCGAAACTTCGTGGTTCCGTACATGATTCGATTCTACTTTCCGTTTACAAGAAAGATTTCGACGAAGTGTTTGAAACCGTGAAGTATAAAATACTGGAGGATCCTGACCTTGACTTTATACGTGCCTCGGGAGTAAGATTACTCTGTGGGGCGTCGATAGGCCCAACTTGGGGTAACCAAGTAAAAATAGAAGAATAAGGATGGAACACAAAATGGCAAATTATGACGAAAGACTCGCCCGATATGCTTCCGAATTTACCACGAGTAAAGGAAACAACGCAGACAAACCCAACTACTACGATCTCCCCCAAGGGACGCTAAAGGCTCGTATCCTCCCTGGAATGGATCCCAATAACCCGGATCGTGACTTCTTCTGTAAGACAATCCTCCACTACAGTGTTTCTCCTGGCAATGCTAAGATCCCTGTTATCTGTGGCAAGGCCAAAAACAATCTTGCTTACTGTCACGTTTGCAAGAGGATGAACGAACTCAACGCTACAGGAAACGCTGCTGATAAAGCAATCGCAGAAAAGCTCAAGCCCGTTTACCGTTATTACATCGCTCTCATCCCCCGCGAAGGTCCAAAGATGGGTGAAGTGGTTATTTATCCGGCTCGTAAGGTCATTCTCAACAAGGTAATCGGAATTCTTAAGAACCCTGATTATGGCGATATCACGGATCTCAATACCGGACGTGATGTTACATTCACACGTACTGGTTCCATGAGAGAAACCGAATACGACGTACTTCCTAAGCCAAACCAGACTCCTGCTGGACCGAACATCGCTGAAATCCAGTCTTCTCTTCCTTTCCTTTATCGGTTCGCAGAAGCCCCCGATCAGGATGAAGTCGCCGCCTTGATGCGCGGTGACGTACAGTACCTCAAGACTGGTGGTATGGCCCTTAACTGGTCCCCCGCTGGCGTTAAGATCGACAAGGCTATCCAAGAGGATACAACCGAAGAAGAAGAGTTCGTACCTCCACCGACACCTCCTCCGTCTGCAAAGAGGGAAAAGAGTGCCGCCATTCGCAAAATACTAGATGACGACGAAGCATAAGGAATAAGATGATTTCCGACATCGTATCGGAATTGATTGAGAAGGGCAACGAAATGTTGCCCTTCCGTCCTTCTGATGATTGCCGTTTCAAAGCCGCTAAATTCCTCGCAATCTGTTCTGTTATTAACGAAGAACGTAGAATGATTGAAGCAGAACTACTTAAATACAGTTCTATTGAAAAGGCTACGTTCGCTAAAGTGTTCAACGGCGTAATGGCAAAAACGGTTCAAGAAAAGAATATGCTTACAGAGGCTTCTCCTGAATACCTAGAAGCAAAAGAGAATCTTGGAACCGTGAAAAATACCATTAACTACTTGAATACTCAACTTGATGTCTTTAAGAATGCGCATCTTCTTTATAGGCAGCAGATAAAGGAAGCCCATACTAATGGCTAAAAAGTACGACGTTGCTTCAGTTGTTGAGTCTGTTAAAAAGCAATTCAAATCTGATAAGTTCCAAGCTAAGATTGGTCTCGGTTCGGATTTAAGAATTCTTGATGAAAAAGACTATATCAAACTAGGTAAGTGGTGGTCTGAACCTACAAGACTCATTGGCTTTCCCCTAGGAAGACTCGTAACAGTTTCTGGTCCTTCTGATAGCGGTAAGACCAGCTTTGCTATTCAAGTAATGAAAGCTGCGCAAGAGCAAGATGTCGCTATCATCTACTGTGAAACAGAAGGAAAGACTACTGAGAACGACCTTGCTGATTGGGGAGTAGACCCTTCACAGGTAATGAAGGTTTCTTCTTTCGTCGCAGAAGAACTTTTTGAAGCCCTTCTTGCTACGTGGGATGACTTCAAGGAAAAGTACCCAACCGCTCCACTTCTCGTTATTATAGATTCAATTGGAAATCTTCTTTCTAGACGAGATGAAGAAATTGATATGCTCGAACAGTCCTCATCGCCCGGAGGAAAGGGAAAAGCAAATCGTCTAGGACTTAGCAAGATCCTAACAAGGATGTCAAGGGATAACGCTGGCGTACTTCTAATCTCCTACACCTACGCGAATATGGGCTCTCCTGGGCAGACTACGGCAGGAGGAGGAGCTATGCACCTGTTCTCCTCCCTAATGTACCAAACGTCACGTAGGGCATGGTATGAGCGCACACAGGACGGTAAGAAGGTAAGGGCCGGAGCAGACGTTATCTTCAAGCTCCAAAAGAATCACATCAATAAAAAGGATCCAGGCGCTCCTAAGATTACGTTCCGTGTTACCAAGGAAGGCATGACTTGTATTGACAAAAAGGAACGTGATGAGCTACCTGAAGAGGAGTTAGTGGAGATTGAATAAAGGTGGGTTGGTTATAATTTCGGATTTACACTTTGGGAACCATAAGCAGTGGGCGCAAGAAGTAACCACTACGGATGAGTTCCCAGGGTGTAACTCCCGTATGTACAACATTATCAATGCTGTACTAGCTGCATATGACTTTGCCGTTGAACAAGATGCTGAAGCAATCATCGTAGCTGGCGATGTCTTCCACGAGAGAAAAGTTATTGAGATTGCGGTATTCAATGCTGTTTACCGCATCTTTGCAAAAATAAGTAAACAAATCCCTCTCTATGTGATACCCGGTAACCATGACATGGTGGACTTATACGCGATGTACGGAACTAAAGGACTAGTTTCCGTTTATCCTTTTAAGGATTTCTGTACAGTCGTGTATAAGCCCACTACTGTTAAACTCAAATCGTTTCACGTAATGCTCTTTCCTTTCAACATCTCGGCTGAAACAATTATTGCCGATGCGAATAAACTACAGAAAGAATCCAATTCAGATAAAATAAACGTAGCTATATACCATCATTCAGTCGATGGTGCTGTATTTGGTAGTCATCAATTTAAGATGCCTCACCCTCTATCTGTTTCGGCCTTACCTGTTTTTGACCTAAGCTTTAGTGGGCATTACCACCTGCATCAGACTATTCCAGGGGAAAAGAACAGTTTAACTTACGTCGGTAGCCTTCTCCAGCATAACTTTGGTGAACGAGATTACGACTGTGGTTTCGTGTATGTTGACACTGATGGGAAATGGTCACATATTTCTAACAGCACCTCACCCCGGTTTAACATATACGAATTAGAAACAACCAAGAGTATTCCAACCTACAGTGAAAATGACTACAATCTCATACGGTGGTTTGGAAGTTCCAAGGATGCTCAGAAGGTAAAAGAACAGTTTAAAGGGGCTTTCGTACATACACTTCCAAAAGAAGAGAAGTCCAAGGTTCGTACTTCAATGGAAGTAACCGATTCAGCTGATAAGCTTTTTCAGAAGTATGTTGAAGTTAAACTTGGAGATTCCCCTAAAGCTAAACCGTACTTGGACTTCGGTGTAAAGCTCTATAAGGAGAACCAGTAATGATTCAAGTTCGCCATAAAGTATTCGAAACTAACTCGTCTTCCTCTCATTCTTTTACTATTATGAGTGGAGATGAGACTACGTATGACACCATTGTCCCTGATGATGATGGTGTCATAACCCTTATACCTGAAGGGGAATTCGGTTGGGGTCAAGAAGAGTATAACGATCCACATACGAAGGCATCTTATTGCTGGCTTGATATTCTTTACATACCGAATAAACTAGAACGGTCTAGGTATAAGTTTATGCTCTTCAAGGTACTTACAAGCCATACAGGAGCGAAAGACATAGTTTTCGCTGGTGATGACGACCCTCGTGATGAATTTGGTTGGTTCACAGAGAGTACGGGCGTTGGCTACATCGACCATCAGTCTGTTGGTAGCGCCCGCGCTGAAGTTTTTGTTAATGATGAAACACTAAAAGACTTTATCTTTAACCCAAAAAGCAGACTTATTATCGACAACGATAATCACTGATATGAGTATCATTGCTGAGTACACAAACGGTAATACTGAAGTAAAGCTCTATAATGACGGTACTAAAATTCGAGTAACAAATGGTGATACTGCCATTTTGACACATCCTGAATCAATGGATGTTAAAATAACAGATTACTGTAATTTGGGCTGTTCTTTCTGTCATGAAAGTTCAACCGAGAAAGGTAAACATGCGGATCTTGGACGACTTCTTGATGTTCTGTCTGAACTCCCTCCTGGCGTTGAGCTTGCTATTGGCGGTGGTAATCCCCTCGATCACCCATCGCTTATTCCCTTCCTAGAGAAACTTAATGAAAAAGGGTACATACCGAATATTACCATTAATGCTTTTCATGCTTGTACATATCCTGACCTTGTACGAGAGCTTACGGAAAGATGCCTAGTTTACGGTATTGGTATTTCAATGACTTCGATATCTCCTTCTGCTATACAGGAAGTATCGAATAATCTTCCAAAAACATCTAATGTTGTATTCCACGTAATTAACGGACTAACTCCTATCGACATCTGTCTTCCAGAACTCAACAGACTTACTAGGCTTGTTGGTCTTGAAGAAACTAAGGTTCTTATTCTTGGTTACAAGACATTCGGAAGGGGTGTTCAGTTCGCTGATAAAAAAGGTCCATTTCTTGTCGCGGAACATTACGATTGGTATACGAAGATCGGAAAATATCTCAGACAGGAAGGTTTTGTTTTTTCGTTTGATAATCTTGCTCTAGAGCAACTTAATATCAAACGTTTTTTTGATGCTAAAACGTGGTCGCGTTGCTTCATGGGTAATGATGGTAAGTACACCATGTATATTGATGCCGTTAAGCAACAGTACGCTAAGTCCAGTACGTCAGTTGACAGGGTCAATTTCAACGATACCACGCTAACTGACTTTTTTAAGAGTCTGAATGAAAATAACTGATATTGTAATCGAAAATTTCATGTCGATTAAAAAGATTGAGTTTTCACTGGATAAGCCCGGACTTAATCTTATTCTCGGAAATAACGTAGACAATAAGTGTTATGACTCAAATGGCTCTGCAAAGAGTGCATTATTTGAGGCTGTGACATGGTGTCTATACGGAAAGCTCCTTAGAAACGAAACCACTATCAATGATGTAGTTCGTAACGGTCAGTCTACAATGGAAGTAACAGTTAGGCTAGATCCTGAAGACGGGTCTAGCCCTGTTCTCATTTCTAGGCATCGGATGAAGACAAAGTCCATCGTCAGTGCTTCCACACTCGATGGTACTCCACTTTTCCCAGCTGACTCTTCTACAGATATTCAGCAGTATATAGATAAGTGGTTAGGACTAGACTTCAAAGCATTCACTAACTCTGTGTTCTTTGGTAAAGGACTAACTAAGTTCTTTATGTCTGCGTCTGATGAAGAACGAAAAGATCTTCTTGATACGATTCTTCAGACCATATCCTTTGATACTATCTTGACAAAAGTTAAAGAGTCCCTTTCTGAGACTAAATCTATTATTGAAACGAGTGATGCTAAATTGTCTGTTTATAATAACTTAAGAGAAGAAAAAGAAAAACAGTTTATGATCGTAAAGAATTCGTCAGAGTCTCTTATTACCGGATCTAAAGAAGAAATTAAAGCACTACAAGTTCAGCTTAATATGGCTGAAAGTATGCGAAAAGAGGAAGAAAAAAGGACTCCCTCTCTACGTGAGGAGGCTGACGGTCTCGTACAAGAACATACAAATAAACAAACTGAGGCAAAGAAAGATTACTCTGAAAAGCTTCTTGCTCTCGATGAAGAGTATAAGAAGAAGATGACCTTCTTAATCGTGAATAAGGATGCATTACTAGATAGAGTAACTATAGCCCGACGATCACGAAGTAATAGCCTACAGGAGGCTAAAAAGAAATTAGATGAACTATCTCTCCAGGTAGATGAAGAGACTAAGAGCTTTCTAAAGAAAGAAGCTGAGTTAAACCATCAGATCCGAAATAACGCGTCTCTAGTTAGTAAGATTAGGAAGCAAGAAGGTATGACTACCTGTCAGGAATGTGATATGGCTATTCCTGACGAGCATTACGAACAACGGCTTCACAGGGCGCTTACTGAAGAGAAGGAACTCCAGGCGCTAAAACATAGGTTTCAGACAGAGCTAAAAGAGTTTAATGAAGGTATCGTTGCTACACAACTTAATCTTCTTCGTGCGATCAAGGAAAAGGAAAAAGAAGATCAAGACTGGTACTCTGCTGCTGTGCTTAATATTGAGAAAGAGTTTAGTAAGGAACAACTAAATCTTAAGCAAGATCAAGCATCAGAGCAACGAGAACTCCATGCTGCCTATACTCAAATATCACAAGCTATCCATGCTGAGTACAATAATAAGGTAGCTGACGCCAAGCAACGTTTCTCAGATAACATTCTTGAAATCTCAAAGTTAAATAGTATTATTTCCCAGATACAAGCTAAGATTCAAGAAAAGAAAATGCTTATTTCTAACTGTGAACAGAATGCTCGTAACATCCAAGGTGAGCTTGATAGTATAAACCAAAATGTTATTGGCCTTAAGACAAAGCTAAAACAAGCTTACGACTACAAAGATAAGCTTGAGTTCTGGAATGAGGGCTTCGGCCCAAAAGGCATTAGATCCTTCATCCTTGAGTCGTCGCTTCCGTTCCTCACAGAGAGGGCTAATTACTATTCCCTCTTCCTAACAGGTGGAACGATTAAAATCAACATCTCTCCTATCACAATTCTTAAGTCAGGAGAGGCAAGAGAAAAACTGTCTGTCACCGCCGAGAATATGTATGGTTCTAAAGTATATTATGGAAACAGTGACGGGGAAAGAAGGCGTATTGACGTTTGCATTCTTCTCGCTATTCAAGACCTTGTAAAGAGTTATTCAACTCGTGAATGGAACACCTTGATTTTTGACGAAGTATTCGATACATTAGATGGGGCAGGTATCGAGCACTTAATTGAATTATTGCGTTCTTTGGAAGATAAAAGTATCTTCTTAATTACGCACTCGTCACACATCAAGAAATACTTCGACACTGCCTTTGTTATTACAAAGAGAGATGGCGTTTCTTCCTTAGAAAAGAATAAGGTCGGACAGAAACTCTCCGAGTAAAGGAGCCAAAATGTTTATCCTAGAGTTTATCCTACGTGTAATCGGAAATATTCTATTCCCTGATGATTTTTTCGCTGTAGACTTCCACGAACCCGAAGAAGAAGTCCTTAGTGACCTCGGAACGTACGAATATCTATGACCTACGAACCAAACCAATTCTGCAATAACTGCAACCAAAAGATCGGAGACTATTGTGACATCTGTGGTGCTCTTTCTGATCATCATGGACCAGATCCTTATCTCTCTGAACTTTTTGGAGATAAGACCTGTACTAATCTCTGTAATGAACACTATGAATTAAGTCTACTAGCTATATGAAGAAAAAGGTAAACGGTAAGGCTAAAGGAAAAAGAAACGAGTTATCTGTAGCTCACGACATCGCAGATAAGCTCGGTGTTGAGTATGGTGGAGAGCTACGCCGTACTCCTGCCTCTGGTGCCCTCATTACTAGAGCAGACCTGTGGATACATCCGAAGCATCGTAAGCGTTTTCCGTTCTTCGTAGAAATCAAATCAAGAAATGACGCCGGTTGGTCTTTCGATGGAATTATGCGAAAGGAGCAATGGGAACCATATAAGTGGTTCAAGGAAGCAAAAGAGAAGCTTTGTATTGACCCGGAGTATGATAAAGATGCCCCAGTTATACTAGTCTTCACTAAGAATCGGATGCCTTTTTTCGTAATGATGGACTATGATACTTACGGGCATGGAGAATACTCCATGAAAACAAGGGATCTTAATTATGAAGAAGCCTCAGTAGAACTCTTTTTAGATGATCTCGGTGTAGTTATATTTACGTGGGAAACGTTTCTTTCCCATATATAAGAGGAGTAATAATGCCAAAAGCGTTAGCAATTATCGACGTACAAACCCTTTTCCTTTCTGCGAGAGCAGAGTACGGCCCACAAGCTCGAATGGACTACGTAAAGCTCAGTAACTTCCTTAAGGAACAGGACGCTTCTGACGAACTAGAAAAAGTAGCGTATATTCTTGCTTCCCCTTTCCATGACGACCATAAGTTTGTTCAGTTTCTCAAGAACAATAACTACACGATTATGCGCAAGTTTGCGGAGGTAGTTAAGAAGCCAGTAAATGAGACTGAAAATGAAGGATTTCAATTTAAGAATCGTTCTTGGGCTGGATCCATGGCTTGGGATATTCTCACAACTCTCCCTTTCTATGACAAGCTATATATTGTTTCTGGTAATGGACTCTTTTGCCCCGTAGTCGCCGCAGCTAAAGCATCGGGGAAAAAGGTTACTGTCCTATCCTTTACGTCCTCGTTACAGAAGGAACTAGAGAAGTCAGCGGATCAAGTAATTTATCTTGATAGCACTTTCCTTTTTGACGCTGAGGAAGTAAAGGCCCGTCAGAGCAAAGAAACTAAGAATGAGTAATGAAATAATCAAGATCGGTAAACCCGGTCCTAAAAGCAAGTATACCGAAGAAGCCTGGGGTCTAGCAAAGAATCTAGTCGAAAACACTGAAGTATCTCTACGAGAGATCTCAGAAAAGACTGGTATTCCTATTTCTACGATTGAGTCTAGGTCTTCAAGGTATGGTTGGCTTTCAAAAAGAGACATTACTTCTTCCCGCCGTTCTGAAGAATCACTAAAGCGTGTTACTAGAGAAATCTCATATCAAGTAGGAGATCTCTACCAGCATTCTTTTGCTATGCTTGAAGCGATTCAATACAGTCATAGAATCAAGATTGAACGTACTCTTGACGGTGACCTCAAATATAGAAACTTTGAGGACTGGCCGGATAAACCAGAAAACTGGGATGATCTTACTGATGACGAGAAAGAAGCACATCGTTGTTACATCTCAGTACCACGATTAAGGTTATTCCTTGAAGACTTAGAAAAGGTAACGGAATTAAAGAAATCCTTACTTGACTTCACTGCTAAGATCTCTAAGGGAACACTACCTAAACTCGACGTAGAGGCAATCGACCTATCAAGACGTGATGGTGAAGAAATGTTATTGGAAACAGGGCATATCTTCGAAAAGAAAGAAAAAGATCCCAAAAATACAGCTAAGATCAAGTTAGAAGACATGATCGACAACTTAATAGAGGATGAGAATGAGTAATTTAGACGTAAATCTTGGAAACATGCCTAACTTCGGTAGTTCCCGCGAAGCAGATCAGTATCTACAGGGTAAGCCTACGAGGGCTGAAATGTTGTCTGATATGCAGAAGATGTGGGAAAAGCTCCTTGAGCTAGTTCATGGTCAAGCCCAGTATTCTTCTAGTACGATTGGACGTATTGGTCATATGGCAAGACTAAACGGTCTTCAGCTTGATACAATGGTACGGCTCATTGAGAAGGCTGTACCCGACTTTGAAAAGAACTTCAAACTAGAATTCCAGAAGACGCTCGACTTCGTCGCTTTCCTTGATACAATCAATCCTCCTGGTGAACATTCTGAGAAGCCAATCCGAGAGCGCATTGATATCGTACGGGCTTGGAATTCTGTACCCGAACATGAACTAAAGGCTAAGGCTGAGCATTTCGGACTTGCCCGTTACATAACGCAGAATCCAACTGAATTTACAGCGGAAGAAGTTGAAGCTCTTAATGAAGAGTTTGGTATGGACGCTGTAGTTCCAACACAGGAACCTGTAAATGTCGAAGGATGATACGCTTCCTAAAACCAAAGAGGAAGCAAAAGAGTATCTTACCAATGCTATTAAGCATATTGAACATACGCTTAATGGTGTTCTAGGTGAAGATACCTTTTGTTTCTATATTGTTCTTGGGTGGAATGCCGCAACAGCCACGGGAGCTACGCTGGAGCAAAATCAAGTTATAAGTGCATTGTATAAGTCACCCGAACCGGACATCGGCTACAAGCAACTACTCAATCTTAATCGTGTAATTGCTACTGATCCATTTACCGTAGCTTCTGTACTTCATAATGCTGTGGACTTCTATATCAATGCTACAGTACCTCAAAGCCTATTACATCCTGAAGAGGATAAAGCAAAAATCACAGTTTCTGACAAACTAACCGTGCAGTGAAAAAGAAATTACCATTATTCCGGAGGCTCCGTCTAGCATGGGGCCTCCTTTTTACCTACATTATGGGGAGGTAGGATGCAAGTAAAGTTTAAGGTATCTGACCTATTTAATCATCTACGACTACCAGTTCCTTACTATGCTACACCCGGATCTGCTGGAGCCGATCTTTGCGCTTGTATTGAATTTCCAGAATGGTTTGAACCAAACCAAATCAAGATCATTCCTACTGGGGTATTTATCGAAGTACCTCAAGGTTATGAAGCACAGTTACGGATGCGCTCTGGCCTAGCTGCAAAAAAGGGTTTAGTCCTAGTCAATGGAGTTGGTACGATTGATAGTGACTATCGTGGCGAGGTTAAAGCAATTATTGCTAACGTTGGTAAAGAGCGTGTTTTCATTGACTCTCAAGAGCGAATCGTACAGTTAGTTTTTGCTCCTGTTGTACAAGCTGATTTCGAACAGGTAGAAGAGCTATCTGATACTATTCGTGGCACAGGCGGTTTTGGAAGTACTGATAAGAAATGAGTCATAAACGAACTAAATTAGGTAATTTTATACATAGTAGTTGGGGAAACCTGAATATTCGTGCAGGTAACGGAAAGTACAAAAAGTATAGTACGAAAAGTAAATCTAAATACTACGATAATATACTTATTTGCTTCTCTAGAGAGGAGTATAAGAACTTCTGTACGGAGCAAAAAGAAAAGATACTTAGTTTAGTTCGGCCATCTTTAGACCGGCTAGACGCAGCTAAAGACTACACATTAGATAATATACAGATAGTTGAGTTAAGCTTTAACGTAGCTAAGGAGAAATCAACAATTAACCTGTTATTAAATAATGCAACGTGTACGAAATGTAGTAAAGAAATGGATTTAGGCTTATTCCAAAAGAGTTCTCGTGCGTTAACTGGTTACATTCCTATATGCAAAGCTTGTGAGAGGCTAAGAAGTAAAGCACGAGTACGCAGAAAGTGTGAAAAATAATGACTGAAATGAGCTTCTTCGCCAAGTCAATTCTAAATCAAAAATACGCCCATGATCTTAAAGACGGGGAAAAAGAGACATGGGAAGACGTAGCGACAAGAGTAGCTAAGACTGTTCTTAAGTCTATTGATGTTCCAAGTAATGTAATCATGGAAGTAAAGGATCTTATCTACAGGAGAAAGTTCTTACCAGGAGGTAGATACCTATACGCCACAGGTAGACCAATACACCAAGTTCAAAATTGTTTTAGAGGTGACACTGAATTTGTCACTAGTAATGGTATAAAAACCTTTGAAGAAACAGTAAATAATCCTGTTTATGTAAGAAATAAACATAACAGATGGGAAAAAGCTTATGTAGAATGCTTTGGAGAACAGGAAATTGTAAAAATTGTTCTTGCGAATAATGATATTATTTATACCACAGAAGGTCATCTATGGTGGCAAAAAGATGACTCCAGGGTTCCAACTTCTTCCTTAGAAGAAGTACTCCTAAGTTGTCCCACACATTTTCCAGAATTAGATCCTGAAGGTATTAAACACGGTATTATTTTTGGAGACGGACATAAGATTAAGAACAAAAAGACAAAAGAATACGCTTATTCTCAAATAATTTTTGTTAATCCTCAAAAAGATCAGCATCTTGTTTCTTACTTCAGTAAAGAAGAAAGAGAAGTAACAGTTGGTTTTGGTGCTAAAATTAAAATTAATACTGTTAGAGAAACAAAAAGAGGTACAATAGTTAGTTTGCAACCTTTACATTATAAATATTTACCAACATTAAATGATTGTACGGAATCTTACGCAAGAGGATTTATTGCTGGATTAATTGCTACAGACGGCTGTGTTTCAAAAACAGGTTCAGTAATGATTAACTGTGAGGGATTAAAGAAAGCTAAAAATATAGCAAAATTAGCTGTATTAGCAGGATGCGTTGTAACAAGTACTCGTATTTCTTCTACTAAAAATCCTTATAATGGTAAAAAAAGAGAAATGTGTACTGTGTTTATTAAGCCTATTTCTGCGCCTCTTATTTTACCTAATCATATTAATAATGTTAAGGATAGACAACTAGTTTACAGAAATACTTCAATAGAAGTACTTTCTGTTGAATACACTAATAAATATGAACCTGTGTATTGTGTAGTTGCACCTGAAACACAAAGTTTTGTACTAGCTAATGGTATTATTACATCTAATTGTCTCCTCCTTCGTGCTGAAGACTCAAGAGAAGGTTGGTCTGACTTACTCTATAAGTCTGCAATGGCCCTTATGACCGGAGCAGGTATTGGCGTAGACTATAGTCAAATTAGACCTGAAGGAAAACTAATTCGTAGAACGGGTGGAAGAGCAACTGGACCTATTGCACTTATGAAGATGGTTAATGAGTGTGGTAGGGGTATTATGCAGGGTGGCTCTCGTCGTAGTGCTATTTGGGCAGGGTTGAGTTGGAAACACGCTGATGCCCAAAAGTTCGTTACTGTCAAGAACTGGATCCCAGAAGTAAGAGCACTGAAGGAAAAAGACTTTGATTTCCCCGCTACGCTCGATGGAACTAACGTTTCAATCCAGCTAGATGACGACTTCTTTAAAGCATTCAATAATGAAAAGCACCCTCTACATGCACAGGCTCAATCCATTTATTGGAGTACCGTGCGTCAGATGCTTAAAACTGGAGAACCCGGTTTTAGCGTTGACACGGGAGTAAATGTAAAGGAAAC